CGAGCCTCAATCGTTTTATTGAGAAGTTCAGTGTCGTTCTGAGTTTCAGTTGTGAACCCATACATCCTTTCCCAGTTCTCAGGTAACTCTTGCGAGACAACTCCGTTATGCACGATTGATAAATCAGGGCTAGTTTGTATGGGTTGATTGAATCTGAGGTCACTGGTTGAATAACGACAGTGACCGATAAGGTAGAGGTTGCCATCCTCATTTAACAAATGCTCCATATTTGAGAGAGGAGAGAAGTCAGGAGCAGGGACTGCTTCAATGAGGGTGACAACCTTACCATTCTTTACATACGACAATCCAGTCGCGTGTAATCCCCGAATACGAGATTCAAGGAAAACATTCCGCACCAAATCTAAATCTTCAGACGTGGGGGAATTTAATTGTGCGCCAATCACTGCGCACATATCAGAACAAATCCTCGAGTGATGCGGATTCAACAGATGCTGTGGGATGATATGTATCAAGCATCTCTTGACCGCCCTGCTCTTTTAGGTAATCATACCATTCAGTGGATTCCCACATCTTAGAAGATACACCATTCCAGAGAGGACGCCACTCGGGATGTTCCTGATTGAGTCGTCTGTAGTCAACGAACTGACGACGCAAGTTCTCGTATTCAAACGACCCAAGTAGAGCCATTTTCTCACGAGCATAGGCAACAATCGAGATACGATCAGAATTATCGCCAATGATTTCAGTATTGCCGTGAATACCATCGTGGTTATTCACAAGAAGAAGATCTCCTGGATGAAGTTCAACAGCAATGCGATACTCGGGAAGTACAAACAAACACCCTTCCCAACTCTTTTTGCCATCAGGAGAGATACAGCTGATATTAGAGAAGCCATCTGAGAAGTCACCAGCATCTCTGTGTGCAGCAGTACGGAATGTTCGGTTTACTGTAAGAGTTGTGTATGGTGTTCCAGGAACAACAAAAGCTGGATCAATTTTATCAGTGAATGCCTTTTGCTTTCCATACCTTACAGGGAGCAACTCTTCAAACTTACGAGACAAAGTCTGCAAATATGGGTACGACTTTGAAAATAACTCAGGATTCTTTTCAGTGTATGCTGTAGCACGACCATATGGTATGCGAGGATACCGATCAAACCAACCGCAAATACCAGAATTAACTGTATTTGCATACGAGGTATCAGAGATATAAGTATCAACCATATCTTTTGCTGCAACTTTTCGTTCAGCAGGAGACATCGGGCGAACACTTTCGAGCCAATGGTCAAAAAACCCAGTGTATTCAACACCAGCCTTTTTAATTTTTTCTCTCAGCCAAACACTACCACGACCACCCCCAGATGGTTTGTGGCGAGCAATAGCATCTTCAATTGCATCAAAGTCACCATCAAGGGAAGAATCAGGGGCAGAGAAGATTGCGTCAAGGATCTCAGTTTGTAATGGCGTAACCCAGTCTCTATTACCTAACTGCTCTTGCCTTGGACCTGCAGCCATACCACGATTCTGTGTTTCTACTGCGGCAGGAGCCAACCCTTCCATTGCACCCTCTTGTTCTTCTTTGGAGAAAACTCCCTTACGGAACTTGAAGATTACGTTATGTTCACTGTTTTCCTCAAATTTATCGAGGGCATACAAGTCAGTGTCTTCAGTAATGATTTGATCGTATGTGGAGTCATCAAGCCAGCCACCTAGTTTATCATCACAGTTTATCTTTTCAATCGTTAGTTCTTTTATCATAATATATCATCCCAATCAATTTAGACCGATTAGTCCCCACCCATGTGTGGCGATCGCGTTGAGTATAATAAACCAACAAGTCGCCATATGAGTAATCCACCAAATAGTGCGAATACCAGCAACAGTATTGGCTTGTTTGTCAGTCTCTCCAACTTTCTCACCAAGACTTTTCGCCCATATTCTCCACCATTTATACATTATACTCTCTCCCTTTTAAGAAGTCAAGCATTATTTCTAAATTATTCTTCTTCAACAACTGCTTTGATGTATTTCTCTTGGATAGAAACACCTTGCACATTATCCGCAACTTCAACTGCAGTCCCCTTACTCCAATCAAGGAATACTTTATCTTTTGGTTTCACCAAAGTAACTTCTGGTCCAACTGCGACCACAAATGCAGGAATCGCACCTTTATTATCTAATGGAGCAGTAAGGATGATACCACCTGCTGTTTCTGTTTCCTTAGAACTCATTTCCTGCACTAACACATTATCTCTTAACATTCTCATAAATTAAACCCTTAATTAAATTTCTTTGCTCAAACGTATAACATTATTGTAGTTCGAAGCTATTCTTAAAATCGACATATCAACGCCAAGTTGACCTGCAGAATATATCAAGGCATTGGTGTCTTTTGGAAAACAGTGACCACCATAACCTCTTTCTTCTGTTATTTCCATATGACTAGTGCCTATTCTTTCGTCTCGGCTTACTAAATCTTTCACTGTATCATAATTTATACCTGCAGATTTACACACATCGTAGATCTGATTGAAGAAGGCAACCTTTGCTGCAAGGAATGAGTTTACAGTGTATTTCATAATTATGAGTTCTTCAGGGTCTCTAATTATCATTTCACAACCCTGCTTCCAAAACAATGTCGCCCAAAAAAGGTCGTCACCCCCACCAAAGTACATTGAAGTTCTATTGTTGAAATCTTCGAGTGCGTGTTCAGCTCGAAGGAACTCTGGACTAAATGTGATGTTGTGGTCTGGGTAAACTTCTTTGATATATCTCCAGCCTTCCAAAGATATTGTACTTTTGATGAGAACTGGGATATCAGTGGGGCATTCATCAAGGACATCAAAGACATTTGTCATATCACAAATACCAACATCAACATCAGACATTGGAGTGGCTACTGCAATGATAACCGCTTCTGGATCTCCAATAGTATTGTCGTTGAACGCTGGGTCTACGACTGTTATTTCGTTGCCCTTATTGACTGAAAGAGCCATTTCGTGCGCTCTCCCGACAAACCCATACCCGAAAACTGTTATCTTCATTCGTATTTCTCCACAACTATCCCATCACATTTATCAAGAAACTTGACACCATCATCATTTCTTAGATGAGGTTTCTCCCAAACAACACGTTTTATCCCAGATTGATATATCAATTTAGCACATTCAATACAAGGTGCTGTTGTTGTATAAATCGTAGCACCCTCGCAATTATCAGAAGATTTAGCAACTTTAGCAATTGCATTTGATTCAGCGTGAAGCACTTCTGGTTTTGTCTCTAGGAATTGAACGTCGCCATTTGGCCATTTGATTTCATTTTCACACACATTGTCCCAACCAGAGGGCATACCATTATAACCAATGGAGATAATGCGGTTATCTTTTACGATAACGGCACCAACCTGTAATCTTTTTGCGGTAGAAAGTTTAGAGTAAACTCGGGCAACTTTCATATGCGCCCTGTCCCATTTATTGGGTAGAATACCCCAAGTTCTTGTGTATGTATCAGTCATTCTTAGACATCCCACTCATATCCAGCTTTCCTCAATAGGTTCATCGCAATGTATATGTGCCTGTTTGAACCATAATATTTTAAATCTCTAGAGAGATCGTGTTCTTGAAATATAGAAAAATAGTCGTCGCCACAGCAATCATCTTGGATTAAAGGAGTATCAAATTGATCACATAAATGTTGCATGGCTCGCAAAACCTTTTCTTTGTGTAGTATCCACTCATCTTCTGTTGTTGCTAATGGATACCCTGCATTGAGGATACCAGAATGTATGTGGTGTTCATAACCCTCGAATGGAGTGCACATAAACACATGAGATGGTTTTATCTTGGGCAACCAGTACATTAAAACTCTAAATGCAGAGTCTAGAGAACCATTTGGTATGCCTAGATTATATGATCTCACCTTTAAAGTATGCCCGATACGAGTAGACCAAAGTTTGCCCTCTGGCATGCCAATCCCAAATGTATTTGAATCACCGAGACAGATAATACTACGTTTCTTTGGTTCTGTGGGCATTTCTTCACCCCTGAACCCATGAGAATTAATTCTATAAGAAAGGTTGACCCAATCGCCCTGCTTAGGATCCATGGTATTGTAGTCATATTTGTAACCGACTACATCTTCTGCTCCCTCAGGTTCTTGAAAAATCCATCCATTTCTGAGTAACTCGTCGTAGTTATGTGACCAATTCAGCGCATACTGTTCTTCGCTGTCGTCCATATAAAAAGGCAGTTCTTCTGGAGTATGGTCTTTTCCGTTTGCTTTTCCCCAACTTTCTTTCATCGACTACTCTTTCTCTTCTCGGTCTTGTTGAACCCACTCATTAAATTGGGTTGTACCTACTTTATCCTCAACCCATTCTAAAACAACTTGGGCACCTATTTGAGAACCCTTTCTCTCACCATAATAATGACCGATAACATATGCAACACCAATGCAAGTCCATGCTATAAACGTATGTGTTAATGAATCCATATACTTCTCTCCAATTAATGTTACATATCTATAACAAAAATTAAGGTTTACTCCCTACCCTAATAGTTTCGACCCAATTAGCTGAGCTTTCTTTGGCTAATTTTTCGCGATATTTTTCTAACAAGAAAGTCTCATTATTCTGGACATAATCATTAAAGGTATAGATGCACTCTCCGAACATATCACGTTCGGTACAATTTTTGTGCCACATACGTTTCGCCCATTCATAAAATTTACGATCTTGTAACTTCATTATAAACATCCTCCCAATTCTTCATTGTCTTGAAATCACCTTTGGAATGCATATTATGACCATGCTCAATTAAAAGACTTTCAAAACCAACATCGGCACCGACATTTGCATTTTCAGGTTTATCTTCAATCCAATAACAACCACGATATTTTTTACTCAATTCAGCAAGAATCTCGTCTTTATCGGCACCAGTATCAAGACAAATAACTTTCTCAAAAGTGTTCTCACCGAATAATTTATTCAGGTTTCTTTCTCGAAGTTTTTGGGCATAAGGATCTAGTGACAGACTAGTGACAGCAATAAATTTATATTTATGCTTTTCGTGTAGCTTCTTGATGTAGTATTGAGCATCTCTGAGTGGCGGTAGAAAACCAATCGCAGCAGATTCATTAAACACACTGACGATTTTTCTGGCTTCGGATCTCTTCATATCGAATCTTTGGTTTACACTATAAACCTTTTTGTAATCTTCAATAGGAGATTGTCCTCTGTTTTCCATCCAAACCATGAACGCCTCTTCCCAGTCGAGGCAAACTCCATCACAATCTGTGAGGATATACTTATCTTTCATCATACCTCCCACACACTGGAGAGATCTTGTTGGATAACATCCCACTCAGCCATTGTTGTTTCGAGAGCATAGTCTCGAAGTTCAGGTCTATCAGCGAACTGCTCATAAACCTGATAAGCCAAAATATCAGACGGCTCATTCCAGTTATTTGCAGCCAACTCTTGACACTCAAAAACAAACTGACTCATCTTACTCATAATTATCTCTCCAAGTTATCATTTCAATACAGCTATTATACAATAAAACAACGCAAAAGTCAACACTTTTCTTCAATATAAATAGATGAAACATATGTATTAAGTGAGGTTATTATGGAAAGAGCATCCCGATTTTTTGCGTTTCGTACAAGGGATGAGTTCTGGATTGTAGACGAAAAGACCCTCCAAGACGTTCCAAAACCAAGAGAAATGCTAATCAAAAAAGCGAATATAGAATCTATTCGCGAGTATGTTCTCACCCAAAATAAAACAGATTTACCAATCGTTGATAGATGTCGCGACAGAACCGAATGGCATACACCAGAAGGTCGAGAGAGGATACGCCAAGCCAAACTGGGGAATAAGCACCCCCATAAAAATGGTTTGTCGGATACGCATCGAGAAAGGATCAGTAACACTATGTCAGGAACTCGTGTTGGTGAATTTAATCCAATGTACGGAAGAAAACATTCTCCCGAAACAATCGCAAAGATCCGTCAAAAAGCATATGAGAGACCGAAGCGAAAATGGTGCGTTGAACCAAACGGAAATATGCATCTAATAGAAGCAACAGCACAATTACCAGAAGGATGGCAATGGGGAAGATTTTTTGACCCTTATAAACCTGTCTAGTATTTTGTCTTGTTGTTCTGCTCCAGGGTGAAAACCATCTCTAGATGCTCCAATAAATTCACTATTGGTTGGAAACAGATCAGCGAAGTGTAGTTTAGTGTCTCTACAAATCCATTGAATTGCGTCTAAGTTCTTTTGTCTTTGGACAGTTACCTGTGGTTCTTGCGATACCAGATCAATAAACAATTTTTCTCTGAAGTGACTTTCGTCAGTAATCTCTCGGTCACCAAACTTTTGAATACTTATTTGATCCCAGTAAGCGGAAGACCACCCTACTCCATCAGCATTCAAAAACTCTTGTCGGTTTGGTGCTGTCTCTTGAATGTAAACATTTTCTGGTTTGAGTATCGGAACCCAGTACCCAAGAAGTCTTGTAACAGTATCTAACCCAGAACCTGCTTGGGATAAATTCACAAACTGCTCTTTAGTGTTGTGCTTATATGCCCAACCTTCTTCAGGATTAAGACCAAATGCAAGAGTCGTACTGTCTCCAATGTAAATGTCACACCCTTCTTCAATCTCCCACATTTCGATGTCCATCCGAAATCCATGAGAATTGAAACGATATTCTATTGGTGCTTCGTATTGAGCACGTTTAGGATTATCAACTGAAAACCACTTTAGGGTCTTTCCCCTAACTTCGTGGTGGTAATCAATCGCTTTTTGCATTTTTCTTTTTGCGGGGTTTCTTTTTCGCTGGCTTATTGTATTCCTCGATGCCGAGTGGCTTCATCAACTTCTCAAGTTTGGGATACATTTCTAATAACTTGCCATCTTTGACGCTTGTGAGAATATCTGCCTCTTTAAAATGAAGACCTTCGAGTATTTGAACCCAATTCATTTCTTGTTTCCAAGTCGGAAGATTCTTTAGGTTTCCATTAGGATCGAGGAATGAGTTAATTCTACGCCACTCCATTTGAATAGTCGTATCACCCATACCAACTGGAATATCTCTATCCAACTTTACATTTTCTGGCATGCCGTCGGGAAGACCCCACTCAATTTCCTGCGCTCCAACCCCTGCCCTAACTAGAGGGACAATTGTTTGATTTGTTGATGCCCATTTTTTGAGACGATCAACCTGATCTTCAATTGTTTTTGCTTCGAACACATAGTCGAACCCTTCATCTACTTGCCTAAATTTTATCATTTTTTTCCTCACGAAGATGTGTTATTACATCTGCTTCAGTTTCAATAACCACCCTTGCACCACACGCTAAGATGGGGTTTCCATTATCAGAGTATCTGACCACACTTGGTCCGAGAATCTCTACGTCGTGGCAGTATTTATTAGACCTGCCTTCCTTCACTGTTATGACAGGTTCGTCAGTTCCGTGTTTTAAATTAGCACGAATCTTATGCTGATTTACATGGATATACTTCTTCGCCACTAGAAGTCCTCCGCAACTTCCATCATATTTCGCAATCTAAACTTCACAAAATAGTTCAATAAGTTTGCACGGCTCTTACCTTTTTGTGCCTCGTACTCGTTGATCACATTTTCTTTAATTTCTTGCGGTGTCATTGCAAGATCAACAAGTTGACGATTTCTAATATACCCAGAAGCCATCTCACCCGAAACGAACTCTTCAGGTTTTTGTTTTTTCCACTCAGCAAGTAGAGTCTTTCGTATCGGCTTTTGACGTTTACCCTCTGTGACAAATGTATCATCGTCGCTTAGAATATTGGGGACACCATCACCCTTATCTCCAGTGATGATGTGTTCCATCAATACTTCTTCTGGTGTACCATCCAACTTCACCCACTTTTTCTTGATAGGTGAAAACTGTTGTACATTAGAGAACTTTTGTAATTGCTGGAAGTCGTGGTCTCCAGAAAGGATAAGGAAAGGTTCTGATTCTTCAAACAAAGCACCTTCTTTAGATGTTTGGCTGTACTCAGCAAGTGCACCAATAACGTCATCAGCTTCTGCGCCATCAATGTCAATTACAGGATAAGGTAGATACTCATCTAACTCATTTCTTATCTGATGTAATGCATCAAAAATAGAAGACCAGTCATGACCGCTAGACTCTCTAGATTTTTTACGAGATGCCTTGTAGTAAGGATAAATATCTCTGCGCCAGTAATGGCGATTATCACAAGCGATAACCACCTCACCATATTCATTACCAAATCGCTTTCTATAGTTTCTGATTTGATTTAAAATCATATGACGCAAAAGATCAATGTTCATCTCAACATCTGGATGACCACGTGTTTCCGCCATATAATTAGAGATGAAAGTTTGGTTGTAATCAATAACAATCATTCTTCATCCTCCGTTGGTTCATATCCCCAAGTATATCCGAGGTCTGGGTAAAACACACCATGCGAGCGTTTGGGGTTTCCATCTTTATCAAACGCCATCGCAGTACAAACCCAATTAGTTCGTTTGTCTGCGTTCTCACCATAGAAGTTGTGAACCCACTCACCATCTCGAAGATATGCATTCATATGTTTAATGTAACCTTCAAGAGACTTCACTTTAGCTTCAGCACCTTTGACTGAAGATCTAAGTTCAGACCTCGCACACACGAGTTTGTCTTGGTTGGATTTTATCCACTCTTTGACTTTTTTATATGAAAGATAGTGCTCATCATCTAACTCGAGCACTTTCTTACATACGTTCTTGGGTTGGGTTGGATTTGCTGCTTGACGAGCTGCACGTGCTTTTGCCAACCTCTCACCTGCAGCCTTTCGTTGTTCCTCCGTCATAGGTTTACGCTTGCGCTTCACCTTTTTGGGAGTTTTACGAAAATCGTCTATTGATATACGCTTTGCCATTTAAGGACTCCTTAGTTAATATAGCAAGTATATATCATAGAGTCAAAAAAGTCAAGCACTTTTTTTACGCAACCTTTTTGATTCGGTCTACGATGATGGTTCTCCAACCGCTTTTATCAACATCATACACAACTAAATGTGTATCTGATTGTTTAGAAGCTGAAGTAGTTTCAGGAACAACACTATCCTGCAACGTGCAATTCATTACACGTTCTGTGCCGTCTAGTTTATCAAAGGTGATTTCAACTACTCGATTATTAAGTTCATTTACAATATCAGTCATTTTTATCTCCATAATATAAAAGGTTCAAGTTAAAGTTAGATAATTCTAAAACATTTATTCACAAAAGTCAACATCTTTTTTACATAGGTTGTAAAAGTTTTTTAGTTCAGGGAAGGTTTCGTGCCAATCAGTTCCCCTTCTAGAATCGTGTTGGTCAACAAAATCAGCAAAATCTTTACGATGTTTGTCGATGTCGTCACAACTGCTATTTTTTACCCAGTCTACGCAAGACTTAAATTTAGAGAATTCATAATCGCTAAATCCTAGTTCTTTCATATACAGCAAGGAATCTTGAGCCATATATTTCAGTTCGTCGTCAGCAATTGCAGCCGATAGGTGCACAGGACTCGTCATATGAGGTGTGTCAATTATAACTTGGTCAGGATACTTTAGTTGTAACTCTCGTATTTTCTCTAAGAGTTCGTTGAAATTGGGGATTGAGAGCAAACAAAACGTAACCATAAACCCTATCTTTTCGCCTGCATCTAGTAACTTATACAAATTACTTTCAAATAGTTCTAGATTCAATCCGTGACGTATCCACTCAGCCTGCTTACCCCAAGAATCTATGCTCACATAAACCTTGGAATCCAGACCCTCGCTCGCCTCGATGTATTTGTTAATCCTGCGTTCTGAGACACAGAGATTACTATTGACGTGAAATTCAATTGGTTTTGGATTACAGCGTATGTAGTCTATTAGACGATAGACGTGGTCGGATAAGAATGGTTCGCCACCTGTGACACGCAAAGTATCTAAGTGTTCATATGCTTCAGGGAACCAATCCCAAAACTTTTTTATGTAAGGATTAGTTTCTTCCTCATATAAAGTCCACCCTGCGTCTAAACTATACTGCTTTTTATTATCTTCAGAAAGGTCATAATCACCATGCTCTTTCATTTCGTTAAACCACGCTGAGCTTTTTTGCGGTGCGCAATAACTACACTTCAATTGACAGCGATTGCTGAAACTCAACTCAAGGTATTTTGGATAAACATTTTCATTCCAAGGGATTTTTGCAGTATCATCTATGATGTCTAACGACATTTTCTTTTTCAAAAACATTGTAGTTAGAACTTGCCGTGGAGATGCAATATCACCAGTATCCTCAAGATCCCAGCAACGAGAACACTCTGATGGTTTACCGCCTTCCAACATTGTTTTTCGTTGCTGTTTCTTGAAATCCGTATTATGTAGGTCTTGATCTAAATTTAGATTGTGTGGCGGGCAGTGGTAACAAGACATGTTGATGCCCTCTGCTAGATGCATCTCAGCATGCCACCATTTCAAAATACAAAACCCAGAACCTTTAGAATCGTTCTTGGATTTTACTACATCAAAAAGACCATCCATTATTTCTTTTTATCAATCAACCATTCTAAATTAGATCTGAAACTTTTTCTTTCAGATGGGTTTAGTGCATCACCAGATTCAATCTTATCAACCACGCTCTCATAATCCGACATTATATCTGCAGCATCGTCTACTGCAGAAGGAGGACTTGGATCGGGTTCAATGATTTCTTCAGCAGTCTCAGTAGAAGTTTCATCGAGAGACATAAACTCAATTCTTTTACCTGTTGCCGAGTTTAGTTGCATATTTGCTGCTACAACAAGAAGAATTGCCAGTGGGTCAAATACTAATACAAGTAGTATAATAACTGCTCTAACAGCTTGCTCCAGGTTCTCTCGCCCTTTCTCGTATAATAGATCAGCTATATACTTAATTGGTCCAACTTCTACCTCGAATGCCCTTACCTCAGAAGATAATACAGATCGTTTGTCAAATAGCTTATCATTTTCAACTTCCGCTTCGTCAATGATAGCACGCATAGCAATACGTTCCTCTGATTGTTCTTTACGAGCATTGAGACCACGTGTAACATATCCCAATTCAGTATATCTGTCAAGTGCTTCGTCAAACCCATCTAATGTCTTTTGAGCACGAGAGATAGCTTTATCATTTGAAGCGATACGAATGTCAAGTCTTTCTATCTTGGCAGTTGCATCTCCGCTTTCTATTCCTTGATCAATGTGTGCCTTTGATAGAAATCCAAAGATACCCATAGATGTGATGATAGAAAGTATTGCCACTGCTGGGACAAAGTACAGTTTCATCAATATGTTGGCTCGCGACCAGTTTTGATATAGCCACGAAGCTGTAACCAGTTTTGCAATTTCAAGGACAACACCCATTGCTAAAATAGACATTGCTGCTGCAGGAAATATCGCCATAAGTCCTACAATTGAGAAATAACCAGCCACTGCTGATACACCCAATGCAGATGCGAATAGTAATGCTACATATCCCATAGTTTCTCCTTTAAGGTTTGATTTCTTCCATCATATCGCTGAAAACGGCTGGATCCATCAAAGGTTTCTCTCTCAAGAATTTTTGATATAATTCGTTTTCCTCATCAAATGAAATATCACCATAATCTGTAACTCCAATCCAATCAGAAATTGTGATATTCTTTTCCCCTTTTACCCTTTGCATTTGAACCCAGTTACTGGCTAGAAGTTGAAATTCGTCAACAGAAAGTTTTCCTGGATTCTCCTCGTTCTCTGGTTTTAGTTCAGGCATATCAGGTAGTTCCCCGAAATGTAAAACACCAAAGTCAGTTTTAAGTAATGCAGATAAAAATTTATATTTTACTCTGTCAGTTTCTTCGTGTATTCCACTGAAAACTCTTACTAGTTCTTTGTTTCTTAATTCTTTCACGCTTTCATCATTCTGGTCTAATTTTGACTTATCGCTGTCAGAGATAAATCCTTCGTGAGAATCAAAATACAATGGTAAATCTTCAAACCTGATTATATGCGTGATGGTATCAAAATCTATATTGGATAAAAACGGATGACCATGATACTCAGGGTGTAAACCTAGTCTCTGTCCAGATGCAGCACGCTCAACTGGATCTCGTAGCACTAGGATATGGGGAATTGAACCAAGATCTTTTTGGTAGTCTCGGTTGTTGAAATCAGAAAACGATTCAAATAATGCTGCGTGAGAACAAGTCCCGCCAAGAATATCTGACATAATTGTTCTACTGCCAGTGCGACCCATAAACCCTATAATGAATTTATCAGTTCTTATTGCTGTGATAGCATACTTCGAATATTCTAAAAGGTTTTCGGTTCCCATACTATTCCCTCAAATTCTGCTAATGGCTCTTTGTTCAAACGTATGTTCAACATAGAGTTTAGGCATTTTGGGTCATGCCTCTGTTGCCATTGCAGCAAAAACTCCTGCATCTTCGCCCAAGATTTCTTGTCGAATTCAGCAATCGTTTCTTTCACTAATTCACCTTCGTATTGTAGCACATACTTTGACGAGCCATAATACTTCTCATACAGTTTCTGCGGTTTTCCCGAATAACCTATGTAATAGTCACCATTCGGGAAATATGTGCAGTAAACTCGATGAACCTGTTTTTCTTTAGGTTTTCGTTTTTTAGCCATGCACTATTTATAGCGCATTTAACAACCTATATTTGCATATCCAGACGTTCTATCAGGATTTGGCGATTCTTCAGATGTTCGGCTTCGATGTCATCTTTAGATTGACCATGATAGGCAACGGCAAGATTATCACGAATCATAATATCGTTTACAGTCATTTCCCTATCTTCTTTCGAATCGTAGACCAAAAACTCCCCGAGTATACGACCGAACTTACCCTTTCCATCCATTCTAGTGCGAAGGGTGCATTTTTCTCCAAGTTTTTCTTTGAGGAATTCACCTGCCATCTTTCCGAAAACCTTTTCGATAGGATCCCGTGTACGAGACTCAGGGGTGTCAATACCATATAACCGAACACGCTGATTAGCAAACACGACACCGAAGCCAAGATCAATATCGACATCCACAGTGTCACCATCAACCACCCTCTTAATCTTTGCAGTATATTCATACATCAAACTCTTCTCCGTAATCTAATTTTAATTCTTCTTCAAAATCCAACTCTTCACCGCAAAATACGCAGTTTTTTATTGGGTAAAATTGTGTTTCCATTTCGTGTTCAACCCAAAAAATTGCATCGCAAGATGAACACTCACATCTAGTCTTATCCATCTATGCTGCAGACCCCCAAACATCCCCCCAATCACCAGCAAGTGCTCCACGTGCATAATCCGTAGCACGATTTTCAAAGAAATTTGTGTGAGTTGGTGCGTTTATCATTTCTTCAACCCATAGAAGTGGGTTCTTCTTGACTTTGAAGATGCCTTTCATACCAAGACTAATCAATCTTCGATCACAGATATATCTGATATACTTTTTGACTTCTTCTGCTGTTAGTTCTTCCATTTCACCCATAGCAAATGCGAGGTCAATAAATTTGTCTTCAAGTTCTACCATTTTTTCAGCGATAGTGTAGATCTTACCTTTTAGATCGTCATTCCAGATCTCTAAGTTTTCCTCAACATATTGTCTGAACAATTTGATCATTGATTCAGCGTGCATTGTTTCGTCAACAATAGACCATGTAACAATCTGCCCCATGCCTTTCATCTTTCCGTGGCGAGGGAAGTTTAACAACATAATAAATGACGAGAATAACTGCATACCCTCAGTGAACGCACTAAATGCTGCAATGTTAGTTGCTACAGTTTTCTTATCTTGCGAGGCACTAGACATTTCCATAAAGTATTCGTGTTTGTCTTTCATTGCCTCATATTCTAAGAACTCGCTATAAGTCGACTCGGGCATACCCAGAGTTTCGATTAAATGAGAATATGCAGCAACGTGTAATGCTTCACGTGCAGCAAACCCAGCAAGCATCATACGAACTTCGGGTTGAGGAAAGTGTGGAAGATAATTTGTGACGTAACCACCAGCAACGTCAATATCTCCCTGTGTAAAGAAACGAAAGATATTTGTTAGAAACGACTGCTCAGCTTCGCTTAGTTTGTTTTTCCAATCTTTTACGTCTTCAGCCATAGGAACTTCTGTGTGAAGCCAATGAGATTGTTCGTGTTTTAACCACGCCTCATATGCCCATGGATAATTGAATGGTTTGAAGTAATCTCGTTCGTCTTGAAGGTTTAGTTTTTTAGCCATTGAAGGTTTCATCCCATTCAGTTAGTGATTGTGAAAGTTCTAATAATTCTGTGTAGCCACCGATATGCTTTTCTCCCGCATAAATTTGTGGGACACTACCAGTTTCTTGATATTCTTCTTGGAATTCTATTTCCATGCCATTTAAAAATTGTTTTGCGTCGTTACAGAAACTGCAGTTGTCTCTAGAATATATTTTAACTAGCATTAGTTTGTTCCTTTATCTTGTTTATTAATTTGGGTGAATGCCCATTCTCTTTCTTTACACCATGGGCAGTATCCACACCTACCCTCATCGAGTTCAGTGCAGCTGTGGGTTATATCCATAATGTCGTCGGCAATACCTAAATCAAAACCTAGCTGAACGACCTTATCTTTAGTCATATCAGCAAATGGTTGTCTTACAATGTGTTCGAAAGGAGTATCTTTGGTTCCACCCCTATCATGGTCAGCGTGCATTTCATCATAATACGCAGTCATTGCAACATACACTATGTCTGCATATCCCCTTGACAATATTTCAGCAACACCGCTTTTAACATAGTCCGAGGGATTCTCAGAGTCGACTTGTCCCACCACAGTAGGATCTGCGTCATAACCTGAGTTCTTCAGGACTTTTTTTGCGTATTTTAATGCGCCATCAATTTTTGGGACAGTGTATGGTTTACAGATTTGACCACGTTTCTTACATTCTTCGTAAATTATATGCCAAAGAACAGCACTATCCCAACCACCTGAAACACAAACTGCTATGCGTTTGCCATCAGGTATATCATCCCTCACACGCGATACAAGTTTCTTCATCAATTAATGCCTGCATATCAATTTCTTTGATCACGTTTCGCTCAATGCGCTTTGAGACTCTGTCGGCTTTACCTAGTTTTTCGGATCTACAATAATAAAGAGTTTTTAACCCTTGTTTCCATGCTAAATAATGAATTGCGTGAAGGTATTTGATATTCACGTCAGGACGGAAGAATAGATTGAGAGACTGGGCTTGGTCAATAAATGCCTGCCTATCTGCTGCATGCTCAATCAACCATCTCTGATCAATTTCCATTGAGGTCTTGTATATATATTTTTCATCATCTGTAAGACATTTCAAGTGTTGGACTGATCCATCATTTGCAATTATCGACGACCAAGTTTCGTCATAATCCAACTTTTTGTTTTGATCACATTTATCTTTAATGAGAGCATCAAGATACTTATTTTTGTTAAGAAAAGCTCCCGATAAAGTATCCTGTCTATAGGCATTCGCTCTAAAAGGTTCAATAGAAGGCGAAGTGTTTCCCATAATAATAGAGGAGGAAGCATTAGGAGCGATAGCCATAACATGACTAAATCGTTTGCCTGTTCCCACAGCGTCTGGGGCTTCTCCTCTCTGTTTACCCAACTGAATATTTGCTTCATCTAATTTACTCCTAACAAGTCTAAACATACGCATATTCGCACCTTTGGCGACTGCACTTTCCCAAGCGATACCCTTTCTTTGAAGATATGCGTGAAAACCTAGTGCACCAATACCAATAGAGCGTTCACGAGTCGCACTAAATTTTGCTCGTGATACAGAGTCTGGAGCATTGTCGATAAAATATTGTAGCACATTATCAAGCATTTCTGCGGTATCTTTCAAAAACATAGGATCTTTTGACCAAGCATCATAATTTTCTAAGTTCACAGAGGAAAGGCAACAAACAGCAGTTCTTTCTTCGCTTGTTGGTAAAATAATCTCTGAACAAAGATTAGACTGATGAATCTTAAGACCGAGTTCTTTTTGGAACTCTGGCATTTGGCGATTACTTTGATCGATGAAATGTATGTATGGCTCACCTGTTTCCATTCGTAATTCTAGGATCTTTTGCCAAAGGTCTTTTGCCGATACTGTTTCTCGTATAGCACCTGAATGCGGATCTAGTAAGTTCCAACCATCATCTGCATCTGGATCTTGCATACAGCGTTCAACAACTTCCATGAATCTATCGCTAATATTGATGCCATGATGAAGATTAAGCGCACGCATATTGGGATCGCCAGTCGGCTTACGCATCTCCAAGAACATCATAATGTCTGGATGTGATATATCCAAATATGCAGCATAACTTCCACGTCTAGTCTTACCTTGACGATACGCAAGAGAAGAAGCATCATACGTTTTTAGGTGAGGCATAACACCAGTAGACTTATCGTCGGATGCACGTATACCAAAACCAATACCAACACCACCGCCAAGCATAGATAACCAAGCTGTTTCGCTGAAATTTTGAACAAGACCTTCAGCGGTGTCTTCGATATAATTCAAGAAGCAAGAGATAGGCATACCACGCTTTGAACGACCATAAGAAAGGATCGGTGTAGAATACGATAGCCAATGTTTACTACTATAATCATATAGTCTTTGTGCGTGTTCTGGATTTGACGAGAACGATTTACTCACATATGCAAACCTCTCTTGAGGTGTAGTTTCTTCGTCTCGCATATAACTTTCTTGAAGACGTTGAAGACCTAATTTATCAAATAAATCGTCACGAGATTCATCAATCTGAATCCCCATATATTCTCGTTTTGCCATTTATTTCTCCTGAGGGTAAATCTGTTTATTATTGTTCATCAAGTGCTTGTACGATGTCGGGGAAGTGTTGCCCTATGACATCCCAGCATTGATCAGCCACAATCATATGCTCTTTTTGCGTTCCATTGGCACGTCTTAGATCACAGTAATGAATCCACGATCGAAGAGAACCAGCCATGTAAAGAGTTGTTTCGGTAAGACCTTCGGGTAACAATGCTCTTGCTTGCTCTTTGGCGATACCCATTTTAAGTGCAGCCGTATATTCTTTCTTGGCGAAGTTTCTAACTCTTGCTTGAGATCTCCACCATTCATCGTTTAGATTTTTATCATCTGACACATTTGAATTTTGTCTGTTTTTCTCGTCTTGAGTTCTAGCTTCTCGGACAACGTCAATATTTTCGCTGACTGCATATCGCTGAGAAAACTCTTGGAATGAAAAAGAGCGATGACGTAGAATCTGTCGAGCAATATCTCTTGTTGTCTTTATTTCTAACGTCATGTGAACCATTTCAAATGGAGACCAGTGATTCTCACGCATTAAATAGCGCAATAATCTTGGTGCAGTTTCTTTGTTTGATTGGTTAGTAGGATTACTGACTCTTGCTGTATATGCAATTAGTTCTGCAGCAGTACTACAATCGGTTGTTGCTGATGGTTTACTCAAAGCAACTAATTTTACTTCACTCATATTTTTCTCCATAACGAGTATTTTGCCTTTGCGGAAAGACCAGAAAAAGTGTTTTCCATTATTAATTTATACGAGTCAATTCCTTCGTTTTCCATTTCGTTTATATCTTTACCGCTGATACTATTTGGCCAGATGACTACATTATAACCCAGATTAATGTATTTGTCAAGCAGTTTACAAACTTCTTTGTTACGAGGCTGATTGTCAAATACAATTGTTGTTTGATCCTTATTCAACCCCAACTCATCAATCTTGTTGAAAGAAGTGCCAGCACAAGCAATAGAGTTGGGGATGAATAAACTGTCAAGTGGTGCTTCAACGACGATAACTGGCTTGTTCTTATCGACTTTGTCCATACCAAAGACAGTAGGAGCATCCTCGTCTACCTTTACGAGTATGTACCTTAGAGCCTCTCCTCGCATGCCTCGCAGCGAAACAGCAGTCAACCTACCATACTCATCAATAAATGGTATGGCAAGTCTTGGCTCAGTAGTTTTAATTGATTCTTTATACTTCGGGTTTAGATTTGCTACGTTCTGGACATTATCCACGAAATATAGTTGATCTAAGGATTCTTTTGGTATACCTCGACCAAGGGCATATTCAACTGCCTCGTGATCTCTCGGAAGAATGGATAACTTATCCATCAACTGATCAACGAGAGTCTTTTTCTCAAATTTTGGTTTGAAGTCTATGACCTTCTCAGGTTTAGAATGCCCCTTACCCTTTCCAGTCTCACCATCAGCAAATCTTTCTAAAACATACTGTTTATACAGGACTGAATCTATTTCTTTAAGAAGTTTGCCGAAAGAACCAGACCATTGACAGTTATGACATTTATAAAGAAGGTCGTTGTTTCTCTTGAATAGGTATCCACGCATTTTGCGCTTGTTCTTTTGAGAGTCACCGCAGATAGGGCAACGGACATTAAAAAGATACTCCCCCTTTCGCTTGAATAACTCGAAGCGAGAGGAAGCCATGTTAAGGTATTTTACATCGACATATAAAGACATAATGCATATTATGCACTATTTTTGTTGAAAAGGCAAGGGATATTTTAGGAAAAGATTTCAGCGATCCAGTCAAAAGCACCTACGACAAAACCACCCACGGCAGCAACACCCATCATAAAGTAACCTCTTTTTTCTAACTCATTTATTCGTTTCTCGAGTTCTTCTTGTTCTTGACGAATATTCTCGTCTCTAATCTCAATAGATTGCTTTAAATCGTCAAGAGCATCCATAACTCTGGATGCAAAATCTTGCATATCCTTGGCCATCTCTTTATTTCCTGTGGTGATTCGAGAATGAAGTTCTTTTAAATTTTCATCTCTTTCTAATCGCCTTTGCTCAACGAGATGTACTAGATTTTCGTAATCTTTTGCTTGGTCTTCTAGTTGTGAATCGTGTACTGCTAGCATTTGTTGAATGGCACCTGCTGCATCAGCCATTTTTTCTATCGACTCGTCCAACTTGCCGAACAAATCTTTCATCTGCTCGACTTCGGTTGATAGAACTGCTATTTTAGTTTCTGGGCTTTGCGTCACGTTTCTTTTTCCTTCTTCTTACGAGAGGCATGACACGTGGATCTCTTCCAGGCTCGCCCTTTGGTCCAACTCCGATACCATGAACAGCACCGCCACCCGCATTATTTGCAGCGAGGTCTTCTGATACGAAGTTGTTAAATGAAATTAGATTAGAACTCTCTAATAGTTCCGCTTGTTTTATTACATCATCGTCTTGCATAAAGACTTCAAGTAACGCATCAATATTATCTTCATCATCCTCTCTATACTCTTTTAGTATAGCCATCGCAGCAGCAAAAGTCAACAATCTTTTTGCGTTGCGATCGGGCGATTTCATAAGAGACTTTTGAACCTTGAACACAAACCGCTGAAGGAGAGAATAAGAATCAGCTTCTTGTGATGAGACAGGATCTTTTAACTTATTTCCGTCTTTGTCGATTATACCAAGTTTAAACGCATCACTGCGTTCAATTGGAGTTGCCAACATTCGCAGGAGTCTATATGCTACAACTGTATCTACAAACCTTGACATTATAGTTTCCTTAATTCGTCTAATATGTTGGCATCTAGCGGAATATCTGAATATTCATTTGAGCCTATTGTTTCCAGTGGTACTCTATTTAAGTAAACTAGAAACGATTTTAAAATAGCAAAATGTTCTGGGTCTGTTTTATAAAACAACAGTTCAGTTGCATTAGTCCCAAAAACATTGTACAAAACTATTAGGTGGTTAATGATCAATCTTTCACTTAAAACACCATTCTTCTCATAGCGACGAAAAAGACGTTTGAGATACTTGAATCTATTCAAGTCTTCTTCTAAGTCTTCCATTCCCTCGCATTGAGGGTTATTGTATTTTTTTATAGCATAGATCAAAAAATTTGATTCAGTCAATTCCATATTATATTTTTTTCTTTTAGTTGGTAACTGCAGCAGTGCCTCCAACGACCCACCACTTCTGATTTAAGTACATCAAAGTAGCAGTATCACCTTGCCCATCGAATACAACTGTGTCGTGCCCAAGATCAGTATCGTCTAAGGTCAACGTGTTATTAGTTGTATTCGCTACCATCACAATAAATTTAATTTGCCCTTCAATTCCAGGAGCAATAGTCAATGTTCCCGATGCTGCTGGGCTGACTAGAACTGTAACAGTCTTAGTAACAGAAACAGCACCAGCACCACTAATAACTTCACGATTTGCAGTTTCATCAAAAGTGAGTGTTGAGCCTAGTTTGACTGGAGTGTCAACGTCAGCAAACAGATTTGCTATTGATAACTTTTGACTCGCGCCACCCTTGACCAGATATAAGTTATCGGCAGGGGCAGCACTAGTCGCAGCAGTTAATTCACTTAGTTTTTGATCAGCCATTATTCAGAGTCCTCAGTTACGATTAAGAATCTGGGAATTCAGTATCTTCAGCATCACCCATTGTTGAAGCAGAACCATCTGCTAGAGCAACAAGTGTTTCGTATTGCTTGCGTTCAGTAACGCCATCAACAGCGAATGTCAAAGCAGCAGCACCACCGCCACCAAGTTGCGCATCAGCAACTGTAACAACTTCATTGTTGGCAAAACCTGTTCCTGGATTCAATACAGTTACAGTTGCAGCACCAGTTGATGGAGCAACAACAATTTGGAACCTAGCACCAACGCCATTTGAAGCAGTTGAGTACATGCTTGGGTCTAGGATGTAAGTTCCTGCAGCACGATCAGTATCAGCTGCACCGATTGTATCAACAGCAGCAATACGACCTGATGCTACAGTTTTAACATTAACCCATCCTGTTTGAGCAATACCTTTACCATCGGCAGTTGCAGCAGCAACCTCCGCTTGATCAACACCAAAAATAGTTTCAGAAGAAACTCCTGATGTACTATTGGCTTTGATCATACCGCTTGGCTTTTCACTTAGAGTGAAGTTTTCACCATCACTAATTGCTGACAATGATGGTGTATTGGATGTATCTGCATCTACTACAGTACATGCTGTATTGGAAGCAATAGCTGTGATTCTAAAGTCAATAGAATTGGCAGTGAGAATATCACCGACTGCAGCTTCCGTTGTGAAGGCAGTTCCTGTCCCTGTCACAGCTCCAGGTGTTTGTAAATTGGTAATGGATGACCTATACCAAGCAATTGTGCCTGTTGACGTTTTATCGTCTTTTATTCCCCAACCTGACATTTTTTTCTCTCCTAAAATTGAGTGTTTTGTTTAATTCTTTCTATTTATACATTTATTTAAGATGACTTTGAAATGAATCGTGTGAGTCATGCGCACTATGCATCTTCTCTTTATCAGCAGGTTTCGCTTTCATATATTTAGACATATATTTATGAGCGTCTGCCTTACTTACATTGTGAGAAGATCCATCTTTAAATTTAACTGGCTTGTCTATTGTTACAGCTTTGCGTAGTTGCATAACTATATGACCGCCATGATCGTCTTTCTTTACGGCAGGTTTTGCAGGCGTTGAGTCCTTTTTAGTTGGAGCCAAACCCCTAGAATCAGCACGAGCATCCCTTTTTGCGTCTGCTGCTGCACTTTCTTTCTGTGCTGCTTGATAACCCTTATCAGTTTCCTTTTCTTGACGAGCCTTCATATTTGAAAGACGTTGCAGTTTTCGTTGCGTCTTTGCTCGCATTTCTTCAGAATCACTCGCCATATCTTCGTTAACACCATGGACTGTGTACTTACCACCAACTTTATCTACCTTTTGCGCCTTCATGGCATGTGCTTTAGCTTTGTCAGATGTCATTGGTTTTGAGGAATTTACATGTTTACCCTTGCTGTCAGTATATTTTACAACATGGGTTGCGTCTTCGTTTGCAGTCTTCAATGCCTTTTGGGCTCCAGGATGGTTAGATAATCCTTTTTTGATTTTCTCCATCTTTTTCACAGCACCAGTCATATCACCACCCTTGTGGCGTTTATCAAAGGCGATACCTTTAGCCATTTTGACTTGCTTGCCTGTGATATATTCTTTGATGTCTGCTTCTTCTTTTGCCTTTTTCTTTTTTCCGTAACCTTCTTCAATTGATTCGTCTTTTGCTTTATGAGACGCATCAACTTTATTGAAAAATTCTTTCTTTTCGTCGTCCGACATATCTTTGAGAGACTTACCTGCTTTCTTCAGCATTGCGTCGAATTTGGCTTTGTATCCATCTTTGGCAGATGCTTTCATCATACCATACTCATCTAGTGAGTCTTCAACAACACTAGCATTTTTGCCGTGCTTCACAACATATTTTCCAGAAACGTCTTTGTGTGCAACACCTTTGGTTTTCTTAGCATGAATATCTGCAGTTTTCTTATCAAAGGTTCCAGCATTATGGTAATCTTGACCTTTCTCGCCTTTAGCACCAACATAGTTTTGTTCTTCAACTTCTTCTCGGCTATCCTTACCAATCATAGACCAACCTTGTTTTTTCATTCGGTCAGCAGTGGCGCCATCAACCTTACGTTGGAAAGAACCCTTCTTCATAACATAGATTTCTTCGCCTTCGACGATAGTTTCTTCAGTTTGATAGCGAGTTTTTTGAGTATGTTGTTTTGCCTTTTGGAAGACTTGACTGTCACCAGTAACGATGTAAAGCATAGATTGCATTACTTTGTTTACTGCTTCTCTTTCTTGTGGGTTCAATGCTTTACCAGATTGCATTTTATCCAACCCTCTATGTAACATAGGGAGTTGTGAAGAAGGAAGCATTCCTTGACGCACGAGCTGATCTAACTTTTTGTAATCTGCAGCTTCAGCAAGTAACTTTTCTCGGATTTCTTTCTCAAGTGACATTATAGTAATCTCCTAGGATAATTCTTTTTATAATTATTATTTATAAACTCAACTTCTTCCACTTATACTTATACGCATAAAGAAAAAGCCCCATAAGGGGCTTCTTTTTGGTTCAATCAAACATTTAAATGTACTAATCTGCGACCTTTGAGGTAGACCATTGACGACAAGACCAATAACCTGCTGTAGTCTTATCCTTCTTATTAGCACAATCGTGTCTTGCTCTAAAGTTTGCTCGTCTTCCTGGATCGTCTCGTTTGATTTCCATATTAGGATCACCGAAACGAACTACTTTAATTTTCTTGGTTGATGGATCGCGAACATACACTTTGAATTTTTTATTTGGGTTTTCAGAAGTTCGGATAATTTTATTTAATTTAACACCTTTCTTTTCTCCGTCTTCCATAATGATCGCATCTTCTATATCCAACACTTCATCAAGATGTGAGCAATCATCGCAGCAAGAATCTTCCAAAACCATATTATCATCATACTCAGTGTGGGCAAGATCAGTATCGTGATTCAAACCACCTTTTTTCTTTTTGGTGATGAATGCGTTTACACGAGCATGTCCCCATTGTTGTGGAGTAGTTCCTGGTCGGTGACCAGTCTTCCATGCAGCCATACCTCGATTGTAAACTTTACGCAATGTAGAAACTGAGATACCTGATTTCTTTGCTTTATCAGCTAACGCACCTTCAATTAAATGATCTTTAAAATTGTTCATTTCTTTGCCTTTTTGATCTTAAATTTCTTTGCTTTATATTTAGAAACACTACCGCCCTTCTTAACAGAAAACTTCTTCGCTTTCTGAGAGGTCATTGTTCCACGTTTGTTTTTAAGACGATTCAATTCAACCTTGCGCACCTGAGGTATAAGCCTCACAGCGATACGAGAAATAAGGGGTTGGAACCTTTTAATCATAGTTTCTAGTCTTGCCTTTTCTGCTGGTGGAAGACCTGCCTTATCTCTTCCGCGAAGAAGACGCTTATACATCATATTTCTAGCACCACGAGTAGCACGCATTTTAATACGAGTGTTACCGCCTGCACGTTTCGATGCACGAATGCGTGCGAGTTTTAATTTCGTTTTGTTTCTTCTTGCAGCCTGACGACGTTTAATTCTTCCCAGAGGTGTTAATGCTTCTGTGACTTGAATGTCATCTTCGTAATTACCTTCTTCGTCATCTACCTCTACTTCTACCACTTCATCGGGTTCTAATATTCCAAGGTCTACCATATCATCAATCGTGACGTTGTCTGCCTGAAGCATCATATCTCGTATATCTTTTTCAGTCAATGCAGTGTCCATTGGCTCAGCGACAATTGGTTTTCCATTATCCTCTAGATTCTCAAGAATACCTGCGTACAAATTATTCACGTGTTCTATTGCATCAGCAACACTTTCTCTGACAATGTATCCATCTCCGCGATCTTTATACCCCTCGGGAATGTCGACACACGCTTTACGTTGTCTACAGTAATACTTACCTTCGCCACACATTATACCATCTTCTTCGCAGATACTTTTCTCGTCTACTCTATAATGTCTTTTTGAGGATGTTTTATTTTTCTTAGTAGTTTTTCCTGGCTCTCCTGGAGTCATCGCTTTCATATATGCAGTAGCTTCAGGAGTTCCTCGTTCGTACTTGGCTTCTTCACCTAATAGGTCGACTGCCTGTTTACCAAGAATCTTTGTATTGAATTTGTTTGTCAAATTAAACTTGCGAAGTAGTTTTCCTGCATAAAAATACACATCATGCCTTGCTCTACCGCCTCGACTTTTTTTATCTTTCTTATAGTCGTCAAGAACTGATTTAGCCATTTGAGCATATTTGTCTTTATAGATCGTCTTGGATTTAACGATATCTGACATTGAAACTTCATCTAAGGAAGTTGATCTAGGAAGTTCGTTCTCGTCAATTTTAATCTTATCGAATACTTTGGTATCTTTCACACGTTGTTTCGAGACACGTTTCTGTACGTTGCGAAGTTTACCTATTTTGGGTAGAGCCATTGGGTCTTTCTTAGTCTTTGGATCAACCAAGACATCTTCTACCTTTTCTTTAACATCTTTCTTGTCGTGGACGTAACCGAGTTTGTCGAGTCTAACGTGGTCTGCATACCTTTTCGCCATGATACCCTTTCCAGTCTTTGGGTGGTACATCATGTGTGGCTCAAACCCTTCTTCGTCCATCATACGTTGAACAAACTTTGTATACTTTGAAGGTTTAGTCTTCGCAGTTGCATCTCCAGGTGCTGGTTTATATGCCTTTGGATTACTATCAGACATTTTCGATTGGCGTTTGAATTGTGCATCCCGCTTTTGTTTGGTAGATTTACTCAAACCTGCGTGGTACTTGGCAGGTTGACTGCCTTTCCTCTTAGCGATATCGTTATCCTGTCTTACTTCTGTTTTCTCATCCATAGCATCCAACTTTGCTGCGACTGCCATTTGGCGTCGTTTCTTTTTATTCTTACCCTTGAATTGTGGTGCATCAGACTTCTGGAAATCATCAATCCACTTACCCATTGAATCAGATGCGTCTAATTTTTCATTCATTCTGTTTCTAGAAGACTTTTGATCAGATATCCACTTCTTAGCAATATGTGATTGTATAGGTGAGTCAACAAACCTCTTAACATTTCTATATGCTTGTAACATATTAGCTTCTGTGTTTACGTTATCACTGTTATCAACGATAAACATATTTTCTTTGAAGATCTGTTGAAATGCGCCCATATTATTCTGAACACCTTTCCACATCATTGTTACTTTTTCATCTGGGAGTTGTCTTGGTCTTTTTCTATTTCGTTCAATTGCAGTTTCTTTATCAGTATTTACAAATACTATCGCAGTATCATAGCCAAGACTCTTTAGTTTTTCGTTTTGGGTTTTAATCTTTGCGAGATTTTTACCAGTTCCGTCAATGACAAGACCCAAACGACCTTTTACAGCAATCTTTTGTTGAAGAGCAGTCAGTGCTTTAGCTGTATTTCTTATTTGCTGACCTCTAGGAGAATATATATTTTCTGGAGTTGGCGTCATCGCCTCTCTAGCAAGCAAGGTTTCAAAAAAGTTGTCTGAATTTATCAGCTTCAAACCTTGTGCTTGTAATGCAGTATTACCAACAACAAAAGACTTACCGCTTCCAGGACCACCTGCAAGGAATACTGCCTTGAAAATGGCTGGGTCGTTTACGCCTTCTGAAATGAAGTCCTTAAACTCCATGACTATCTCTCCACCTTTGAACATCTTTCTTAGCATCATTGACAGTTTTGTATGCTGTAACAGGATGTCTGGGTCTAAATGATGGAGGATGATTATCAAAAATTGTAGGCATCACTTTCTGACTACCATCTCTGTTCTTACGAGTACTATCCATACCAGACATACGAATCTCAAACTTACCATCTGACGTCACGTGCTTGTAAATCATCCTACGTGCACTGTCGTATCCATCTGGTTTTTTGATCCAAGTGATTCTGGATTCTTCTAAGTAAGTTTTAAATGGCTTCATAGTCTTATTTATAATTATTCGGGAAGTCCAACACTGTATTGAGTCTTTCCGTCAACACGCTGAGCAGTTAGGCATTGTTTACGATTATCTTCTGGGCTTACATAAGAAACGTGAACCCACCCTGAAGAAGGATCGCCCTCAGTATAAAATTCGGAAATGAGTTGATCAAACTCTAGATTGTCTCGGATCCATTGAGCAACAACTAAATTATCTGCTTTGTCGCATTCAATATCAACCGCTTGACCTTTACTATGTTGAGAACGAGGAGAACCACCGATAGCTTCATTTAGTGCAGGAGAACGATACCCTGAGTTGATACGAGTTATGCCAAACTCATCTCTGACGTGTTGTACTACCTGTGTGAACAACTCCTGTGCAGCACGCATATGCTCGCCTTCTGGAGTATTATCGATACCCAAACGAGTTGCAGTCTGTGACTTTGTAAACTCTTTAAGTGAGAAATTTTTACTTAGTTTCATTATTATTCCTTGATATATTGTGAAAATGATACATACGTTTCTTTCAATTGCATCCCATCTCGGACATCATTGAACAATTCTTTCGCTCCACGATATCCAGCAGGTAATCCACGCTTAAATCCGTTGAAGTCATTATTCTTTGCTAGGAGTCTCATCTTACTTGCACTCATACCAGTAACGCCATCAGCATCAGGATCTCTCTCACCCGCAGATACAACTTTTACAGTCTTGAATGTGAAATCTTTTCCGTTGTATTTATCGAGCAATCGTTGGAAATCAGGTACGCGATCAGAACCAGCAATCATTATTACATTATCATACTTGCCAGTCAACAATTTAAGTTGAGAGATGAAATTAGGATTCATTTTATCTGATAATTTAAAATTAGTATTTGGGAACATACCCTTTAGATGTTTCAACTTTAGTTTCGGATCTAGTGGGTTTTTATTTTTGTCAAAAGAGTGGCTGGCGATAATAAGGTGGTCTGCGCGATTAGTCGTTGCAACACGCTTTACCTTTGATACAAGTTTACCATGCCCAACTGTGGGAGGATTCATCCTACCAAATGCAAATACTAATGTTTTACTCATCTGTCCCATGCCTTTATAGCTGTGAAGTTGTTGAAGCTGAATTCCATTCTGTCTACAAGTTTGACCGCATTACCGCCCACACGATCAATAGCAACATACCCCTCTGGATTTGTGACCTTGAAACCATTTGAAGTTCTAATAAATGTTCCCATACCCTTTACGCTGTCTAATTTTGTAACAATCATATTTTTGGCTTGAACAATACCAGACATGAATTCAAATATATTTCCAAGTAATTCTTGATATTCATTAGCAAGTTTAATTGCAGCTTCTTTCTTATCAGAAAGTGCCTTTTGCGATTTCTCGGTTTTTAATTTGGCGATTTCTTTATCATACTTGTCGGCAACAAACGCTGAGTACCCTGAAGCGTGAGATCTTTTCAAATCTTTTTGTTGTCTGACTTTAGAGTTTATATATGTCTTCACGCTCGCTCCAAGCATCTTACCAGTAAACCCTGCTTGATAGCGTAGAAATGAATTTAGTTTCGCGGAGTCTATTTTTCTGAATGTAGTGCCAACACCAGAAAGAACTGCAGTAATTGAAGCAGTTTCTGTTTGAGTGAAGGTTGCTTTACCAGATACATCTTTGTATGTTGCATCGTCCATCCAGATAGAAGGAGATTTACGAAGATTGTTTATATTAGCACCAAACGATGCTTGCATTTCTGGTAGAGAGCGTCCAGAATATGACGTGTGCCAAACTACACCAATCTTTGCTTTTTTAATCTTGACGTCAAGTGGCGTTCCCTGAGGAACTGCATAGACGATTGTGTTAGGTTGGAAAGTTGTGTGACGTTGCCCATCAATCATATCGGACTCTAGATCACTTGATGTAAACATCAAATCACCTTGGAGAACATTAGTAATGCCCAACTTCGAGAACTCTCGAAGGGCAATACTGAATTTGGGTTTCAGAGACGCAGGTAGTTTTGGGTCAGAAGAAATATCTGATTGCGTCTTATAAAGGAGTGGAGTTTTATTGAAAACTGATTTTTTAGCGACAAAAAATTTGCCGTCAGAAGGATCTATCCCTGCAAAAATGGCTGGTGCGCCATCCCACTTAACTGTCATGTTAATAGAGGATCGCGAATGACCAGCCAACATATCTCTGAGGGATCTGATGAAATTGATAGAACCTCTCGCCCCACCAATGCCATGATTGAGGATTTCGTCCTCAATATGCTCTAGATGCAGATTCTTTCCTTGTGCATCTTCATTCAGAAATGTCCTCAGACTTCGCATTATTTTTTACACTCTTTTTTAATTTGTTAATTTCTTTATTCTTATGACTCAATTCTTCTTGAGCATTAATTAACGCTTCGTTTAACTCTTGGTTCGCTTTAAGAAGTTCGTTGTATTTATTTGCAATAACTTTACCTTGAGCCAACGCACCAAGTCTTTCCTTTGTCAAAGATGTGATGAGTGATGAAAGCATCTCTTCATATTCTACGTTTATCTCACCTTCAAGAGGATTTGTTTTTTCTTCAGCCATTATCTTATCCTATATTTATATCAGTTGTCTTTTGCATTTTTGGTTGAAATATCGCCCATTCTTTTCTGGACGTTTTGAACAGCTTCTCTCACGGCAACAGACTTTTTGTCTTTTTTACCATAAGTGTTAGCAAGTTTTGAGTTCGGGTTGGCATCAGAAATTTTAGAAAGGACTTCTTTGAAACCGCCATCATTCTTAACTCTGTCACCCAAACCCCCCTGATTCAACGCAGGAGCATTAATGTGCACTTGCTTCAAATGAGGGTTATCTTTAAGAAACTGGTCAAACCCTGAGATACTTACAATCCTTTCTTCGACCTCACCAGTCTCTTCATTCATAAAATCATACAAGGGCATCAGTTTTTATCCTTTTCTGCATCTAATATTTGTTGAGATGCCTTTACCCAAACATCGACAGCACGAGTAGCAGTCTTATCTGAAAAATTATCTACTACCCACTGCGCCACATTTTTACTTTTACCATGTGGACATAATGTCCAAGTTAAATCTTCCATTAGTGTTTATCCTCTTCAGCCATTTCAAACACTGCATTAGTAATAATTGTAGGGACAACTAATGCTATGTGAACACCGATCGCTACTGGGATGCTATAACCCAACCAGCCAATATAATAGATCGCAATCAAACCAAAGAATCCTGACCACATAACAAACAGAGCCATCAGTAGATAACCTTGCATTACTGGGTCAGGAATAAATCTAAGAGGATTGAACCTCAAGTCCATTATCATACGATACATTTCAGAAACTTTTTTAAACATATTATAATTCCTCGTCAAATAATCGTTGCTCATTTAATTCATCAGTCATACTAATCAATTCAGAATCAGTGAAGTGATCAATAGAACCATTGTGCCGTACACCATAACACCCTATCCAAGCATCAGTAAATGCCACCTCTATAGCGTGACGAGCAAATTGCTCAATCGTTTCGACACCTTTATGGCGCCAATAGGTGGCAGTGTTCTGAAGTTTAAAAACTCTGTTTGCATTCAATTCATCAATATAATCAAGTAGTGCATCCATAATAAAATCCTCATCACAAAGGACTATTATACTACATTATAATGAAAAAGTCAACACTTTTATTACTTGAATTTGCTATCTATCCAACATTTACCAGTGTAAAGTATACCCAACCAAATAGTGAACAAGACACCATCAAAGTAAGATAATGAGTTCCACGCTTCTACTGGATCCATTACTTCTTACCTTTCATAGCTTGAGTACCAAAGAATGCAGCAACGATACCAGCAACAGCAACAAAATATGTTGGAGCCATATCACCTAGCGTTTCTTGTGCTTGATCTAATCCAGTGAGAGAAGCAATAACTACAGCGAATGGATAGAGTAACATTCCTCCAAGTGAGAACCATGCCATATTGCGTTGCGCATCACGCATTGCATCAGCATCTTCGAGTTCCTTACGTTTAAACTCAAGGTACATTTTTTCTTCTTCTTTTGATACCTTTCCATCACCATTTGAATCTGCTGGGTGGAAAACCTTTTCTTCTTCAGACATTACTTAACCTCAACTTTGCAATTTGCTTTACGATGACCATTCCAAGCCACAAACCCACCAATAACTAGTGCCCAATAAGCAAGTTTATTCAAAACGTGGAATCCATTTTGTTCAATGTTTATATCTCTGAACAGTTGATCAGCTTCGTTTTGAGTCATAGGCTCAGAAGTAGATTTTTTGCCTTTCTTGAGAAGAACAGTGTACTTGTAGGCATAATCGTGGACAAGACCACCAATAAGTAATACGCCAGTTGGTGACAACCAAGAAGCTAGGAACTTAGGAACAGATGCACCATCAAACACGAAACCTTTTGGGATCACATATTTCTCACCACAAACTTCGAAGTTCCAGTCTTTAGCGATTTCCCACGTTCGGACACCAAGCAACCACATTTTAATTGCACTCCAAAAACCCTTACCAGCAGTTGGTATTGTGATTGGTTTCATATGTGGCATTTCTTTAAATGAAAGGTTTACAATAGGATCTTCTTGGTCAACACCGAAATAATTTACAACGAAGCCAACTATGATTAAAATACCTACAACAGTGAATTGCCAAAAGTTTACTAACTGATCTAAAATGAATTCCATTACTTTTCCTCTTTATCTATCTTAATTTCAACCGCCTGTGCTTCTTCATCACCTATCGTCACATTTCTGTAATAAATGATAACCTCACCTAGTTGGCTGATATATCGTTTAATTTCCTGAGTGTTATAAGCCATTAACTCATAATCCTCAACTGTCATTGCCACAAATACTACATCGCCAGAATACTTCTTTTTGATGTCGTCAATAAATCTATCCATGTATGTATAATCATCTGGCCAATCTGGGTTTTCTCTTCCCAGCTTACACACTCTTATGACTCGACCTTTTTCATTAAGTAAACCATCAGGATGATCTACTTTAGGTCTTTTGTACCTTTCTTCACCATTATCATAAAACTGCGGTGGATCAAATGATTCTTTGTTACAAGGATTACTTGCCTTTGCATCAGAAACAACATACCACTTTGGTTCTTTCAAATCCAAAGGTCTGGGCATAACAGGTTGCGCGATGTCTATCTTGATCGGCTTAGTTATGACTTCAACGTCTTTTGTCCCCAGCAGAGAACAGGCACTAGTCGTTGATAGTAGAAAGATCAGTGCTAATTTTTTCAATTGCATCAAAGACCTCCTTAGTTCTGTCATTCGCTCTCACCTCAATCATTCCAGGTTTTGCGCTTGCGAGTTGAGCGAGATTATGCCGTCTAAAGATATCAAGATAATTAGCCATCTCTGCCTCATATTGTTGATTTTGAGATTGTAGATTTGCTAATGCTTTCTGAGATACAACCATTCTTTCTTGTATGGCTTGGATTGCTTCTCTTTGTTCGGCATCTCTTACCTCATAGGCAGTGTTCAACTGTATGAGTTCTTGATTCTTGTTATAGAGAAAATAACCCCCGAGACCCATAACAAAAATTATTCCAATGAGTACCTTAGACATTACTCGTCCATACAGATTGTCCATGCTCCATAACCAATGGCTGCAACAGCGACAATGTTAGCGATAGGTTTCAACAGTAAAAATGTAATTCCTGCTGCAATTAACACGATTCCATCGTGTCCCTTTCTGTTTCCGAGTTTACTTTTAATAAGATCAAGCATAGTTTTTTCCTGTTTATCCATTTTATTTTTAAGGATCATAATTTCAAATATCCCATAGGTTTTTTATTTATAACTTAAAATTGTCATAATTAGAATTCATTTGAGTATTGAACGAATAGTCAAGAGAAGCATTACTTTTGTTTTGACCGCTATCAACTATTTGATTCTGTACTTCTTCTGTTAAATCAAACAAACGCATCTTAGATCTATCAACCCCGATCATAAATCTTTTGTTAGAAGTGGGGTCGGCATATCGGTTTTTCAACTGTTTCACCATAATCTGCTGTTGTTCTTCAAGTTCTTCGGTGCTTATAAGGGCAAACATAAGATCTGCCGTGGCAGGAAGACCGAATGATTCCGAAGTATCAGTCAATTCAACATCGCTGTTACCATAACCAGAACGAGTAGTCTGTGTTGCAGAAACAATAGGAAGGTCGTGTTCAACGGCAAGACCTCTTAGTTCCTCAGCAATACTTTTGATAATAGTGTACGAGTTTGCATTAGAGCCTGATTTGAAACGACTGCTATTACAGATGTTCAAGTAATCAATGAATATAATATCGGGAGAGAATGAACGCTTGAGTTTGAGTTCTTGTATCAATGCTTTAAAGTGACCAGCATGAGCAGATGCAGTTGGGTATTCTTTAATGATTAACTTACCATCAATCTTGTTTCTAATTTTATTTACCCGATCATCAAACATTTTCTTCGGAAGATCTTTTAAATCACCGATGGGCACGTTCATCATATTAGCATCAATACGTTCAGCAATTCTTTCTTCAGCCATTTCTAGAGTGATGTAGAGAACATTTTTACCTTGTGAGATACAAGCTGCAGCCATATGACACATGAACAAAGACTTACCAACACCAGTACCAGCCAAAGCAATATTCAGTGTTTTATTTGGAAGACCGCCATCAGTAATTTTGTTGAAGTAATCAAGATCAAATGGAATCTTTTCTTCAACACGATTATAGAACTCAAACCGATCATTTGCATTTTCAATATAATCGTGACCAATATTATTATCAAACCCGACTGACAAAGCATCTGATAACAGAGAAGGTAGAGCATCTTTAGACCTTTCCTTGTCTGATCCGTCAATAATCTGAATACTATCCATGATAGCATTATAGACTGCTTTATCTTTACAAAACTTCTCGGTTTCATCTATAAGCCATTGTTCATCGGCTTCAAGAGTATTCAACCCATTTATAAGGGTCTCGCACTGAACATACAAATCTTCGCTAATTTTTCTATCGTCTTGAAGAGCAATCAACAATACACCTTTAGTTGGTGGATTATTATACTTCGCAACATAGTCAAAGATTTTCTCGAATACAATCCTGTCATCTGATTCGGTAAAATAACTTGACTTTAGGAAAGGAGTGACCTTACGGACATACTCTTCATTAGTCACTAGATTCGATAAAATTTGTGTCTCTATTCTCATCAATAAATTCTCTTCTCACTCGTTCAACACAGTCTTCGCAAAGACCAATATCACCATCAGGTGTTTGAAACACAATAGCAGGTGTTTGTGTCTCTATTGTACACGAACAACTGTCACAAGTCAAGCATTCTTTACTCATATGCTTCTGCTATATCTTCGTCAGATACTTCATCCTGCATAATAGAACCAGAGGAAATCAAATACCTTGACTCAATCCAAGAGGTGAAGGAATGATCAGACAAAATAGGCAACCAGAAATCTTTGTTATGAGTTTCTTTTGCTCGATAATTCTTACTGTCTGGACCATTTGCAGCAACTTGATACCACCCGACTTTTGGTTTGACCACGTGACCAGATTCCATAGCCATATCTAATAATCCAGACCACTTACTGATACCACCTTCAAATGATACCTCTACTGGAATCTTTGATTTCTCTCGAACATAACGTGACTTCTCAACATTAATGATAAAATTATATCCTGTTATATCAGTACCAGTTTTTTCTTGCTGTCTACCAATGATATAGATGTTATCAGCAGAGTAGTAAATTCCTGTACCACCCGATACAATTGCTTTCGGGAACATACCAATTTCCATATAAGTGTGATTCACAACTACAGCAGGGATATCTTTAATAGACAAATGGGGTGTGATCATACGGAATAAAGACTTCATCTGTTTAGCACGAGTCATATCAGCGACTGACTTACCATCTAGCGCATCATCTACTTCTTTCTTTGAAGCCAAATTACCGACTGAATCAACAACTATAATGACGTGATCGCCACGCTCAATGTTATTAAGTTGAGACATCATATCGTGCTTTAGTTGCTCAATATCTGTAATCGGTGTATGCATGATACGATCTGTATCAATACCGAAACTGTCGAAGTAACCCTGTGGCGCACCAAACTCTGAATCATAGAACAAAACAACAGCATCATCATATTTGTCTAGATATGCTTTGATCATCAACATAGCGAATGCTGTTTTGAAGTGCTTACTTGGTCCAGCAAAAACTGTAAGACCAGGAGTTAAACCGCCATCAAGGCGACCACTCAATGCTACGTTCAACGCTGGAACTGATGTTTGAATCAAGTCCTTAGTGTTGAAGAACTTTGAATTTGATAGAACATTTGACTCTTTGATAGTCGAGTTCTTTTGTAGTTTATCTATAAGGCTCATTTTAATCTCCAATAATATAGGGAATTCTATTTACAAGGTCTTCATAACTTTCATCAAAAATACTTATTTTGAGGAGGATCCTTTCCTGATCTTCAGCATCAACCCCATGTAATCTAGTCGTATTGAGGATAGCTTGTTCATAAGTATATTCACTGTCCTCAACCTTAACAGGCGCAGGGTTATCTGTTAAAACAAAATTAATCGAACATGTGGTGTTGTTATCTACGTGCATTGGCAACGCAAAATTAGGTTGTTTCCAATAAAACCTCGGACTTCCATTCACTCCAAGGTCTTTCATAATCTCATCAATATAGTCATCAGTATACTCTAAAATCAACCAAGAGTCAAGTTCTAATCCTGGATATCTTGAATCAGTATATGGATCTGCAAGATGCTTAACGCTTTCTGCCAAAGCAAGCAACCTATCCTTGTCGATCGGGTAGTTTAGATGAGTGACTGGGGTCATAAAACTTTTGCGATATCTGGTTTGAAATATGTATCTGGTTTCATTACCTTACCATTCTTATCTTTTATAACTTTACCATCAACACACTTGCTCATATTTGATTCTCTGACTTCACGCCAGACATCATCAAAAGGAATACCTAGTGTATTAGCCATCCCCAAGATTACCCAGACCATGTCTGCTAACCCATCAGCAACCTCAACCTTGTCTCCCTTTTCAAACCCATCAACAGTTTCTTGCCATTCTTCTTTGATGAGTTCCATATACAAATATGCTTGCGCTGATTTCATACCAACATCGCTTGGTTGATCACACGCATCCATAAATTTTTTAACGTCTATTTGATACATTATCCGAATAAATCCTCTAGTGTGGCTACTGGTTTAGATTTCCAACCAATGCTCTCTGCGACAGTATTTAGCGGTTCGATAAATGCTTTTTCAAACATCAATTCATAATCGATATACTTATGCAAGTCGAACTCAGGTGGAACCTTTGAAGCGAATGCAATAATATTCTCACCGAGAGTGTTTGGTTCTTTTAAATATACAAACTTGATTTTATCGCCCTCGTTTATTAGAGGATATTTCATATCAAGTTTGCGCTTTTTCAACTCGTGGTTATACAACAATGCTCCACGAACCTGAATTGGTGTTCCCTTTTGATAGATGTCAGAGGTAGAACTATACTTAATTAAATTATTACAACCTCGAGGGAATGAAATCTGCTCAACAGGTCTTTGTTTAAAGTCATTCCAATTAGTTTCAACAAAGTTCTGCAAGGCAGTTTGGTCTTTAGTCAAACAAATATTTACTGCTTCTTTCAAACTTTCTCGCACAGGCGCAGGCGTAGAGGAACGAACAATCTCCAGACCCATAGCTTTCAATTTGGGTTGTTCATAACGAACACCCTCGTTGTCCCAGACGTTCAGAGCATATCGTTTCTTGGCAACCCAAATACCTTTATCGGCAATCGCCTCACGTTTGAAGAAGATCTTCTCCTCGTATGCATTTGTGTACTCAGCTAACTTAGTCATTGCCTTTGCGATTGCTGGTTCAATCTTTTCCTCGCCAATCTTATCCAAGACATCAACGACCTTTTCTGTGGGCATATCCTTGAAGAACTTCTTAACAAGTTTGTCCATTGTAATATAACAAGAATCTGTGTCAGAATAGAAAGAGTAGACTTCACCTTCTGTACCACAAACCTCGTTTAAATATTCATCAAGTGCCTTTGCAGTTTCTCGGATAATAAACTGCCCTGATAATGTGATACCCTCGGCAATCCTGTCATCATAATATCTAAAATACTGGTTAGCCATCGCACCATAAAGGCTGTTCAATTGAATTTTACGAGCCATTTGGAAGTTGTTGTATTTTGCGATCTTGGCTTTGAGTGAGGGATCTTTTGTTTTCTCAAACTCCCGCTCAGTTTCTTTCATCAACTTCTTATACTTTTGGCGATCATCAAAGAATGTTTGAGTAATCTCAGCAAAGACACCCTGTTTATGCCGAGAAAACTTAGCACCATTTGCAGCAACAGCATGCTGAGTTTCAATAGTTGTATCTCGGCTTAACAATTTATCAACACTAGTATCGATAGATGCCTCATCAGATACTAGAGTTTCGGGTGACATATTGTATTGCATAATGATAGAAGGATAAAGAGAGGTGGCGTCAAAACTCAGCACCCAATCATACCCACCCACTTTGGGTTGCTGAACATACGCACCCTCAATAGTTCTCCCTTGATTATCTTTCTTCTGAGGAATCATAATATTTTTCTTCAGAAGGTGATTATATAAGAGGCAATCCCAAGTACGAACTGACGAATAAATGTCGTTTAGATTACACTTTGCATCATATGCCATCGTAGCAATCAACTCTATGAGTTTCATCTTGTCTTCAAGCTCATCAACAAGTTTACTATCGATTATGTTATAGTCTACAAATCTATTCCAATCTTTCTCATAAAACTCTTTGAACGTATCATAATTGTTTTCAAGTTTTTTGTGACCAAGTTCTACCTCAGCAATATAGTCCAGCTTGTAAGACTCTCGGACTTGGTATGTAAACTTCTTATACAAATCAAGATAGTCAAGTTGAGCAACACCCTTTATATCATACAAGGTGTGTTCACGACCCATCATTTTAATGCTTTTCTTGCGAGTCATATTGAATGGACTAAAACCATTCTTGACTTTATTTTGCTTTTGTTCGTCTTGACCACCGAGTACTCTAGCACATCGGCTCATAAGATACGGAATATCAAAAAACTCAATATTCCAACCTGTGATAATATCTGGAGTATTTTGAAACCACCACGTACCAAATTTGGTCAACAACTCATATTCGTCAACACAAGACTCATACTTGATGTTTAGATCCTTAACTTCTTCAGATTGAGGATCCCAGTCGCCTTCACCCCATGTAAGTATCTCTTTGGTGTTGTTATCAACCACAGTTATGAGGGTTATGCGCTCCTTTGGATTGTCAACATCGGGGAATCCATGCTCGGTTGTGGTCTCAATATCCAAAGACTGGATATTCATAACCGACATATCAAAGGGAACTTCGTCAGGATATCGATCGGAAAGATATTGATAGGTCAGATCAGTCTGACCATATATCGGATAATTACCAATCCCTTCATAGCTTTGAACAAACTCCCGACAATCAGAAGCATTAGTAAACTCCACTGGTTTTAAGTTTTCGCCATAGAGTCCCTTGATGCCTGATTCTTCGGGAGATCGAACATATAACTTTGGTTTGAAAGAAGGGTCGCTTTCAGTGAACGCAACCCCATCGCGGTATCCTCTGGTCAATACGTTTTTTCCGTATTGCCAACAATATGTATAAAATTCAGTCATGAGTAGATTATACCCTCATCAGGCATAAAAGTCAAGCACTAAATTAAGTAATTATACTTTGTTGTTTTGGAGCAATGATTTCTTTCTTTGGAGTGATAAGACTGCTACCATAGTGATTCTTATACTCACTCTTCATTTGATCGCTTGGTTGCATAACACCAATAACGTGCTGAGGCATAATGTGAATTGTATTCTCGTGAGCATATGGAGCGTATGGCGCAAGACCGATACTAAACTTGCTTCCATCTTTGTCGTTGTCAGCAGGTTGAAGAATGATTACAGCTGGCTTTGATAATACGATGATTTGACGATCTTGAACAACAACGTCTTGTACTTCACCGATTACTTCTTCACCAGAAGCTAATTTAAGAATTTGAATATGGGGTTCAGCTTTAGCTTCGGGTGTTTCTTTTTCTTTATCTTTACTCATAATATAGTTCCTATGTTGGGGGAGCAGTATCGCTCCCCCTTATTTATTATTCCTGGAGGAATTGTTTTTTGATTGAGATGTTTTTTGGCTTACGCTCCTCTGGGACAATATGTTCTAGAGAAATAGTAAGAATGCCATCAGAAAAACCTGCACCTACGACTTCAACATCCTGATTCAATGCAAATGTCTTGGTAAAATTTCTAGAACCAATACCTTTGTGAACGAAAGTTCGATCATCATCTTCTGATTGAATCCCCTGAACGACAAGTTTGTTCCCTTCTGGGACTTGCGTTATTGTCAACTCTTCATCGGTGAACCCAGCTGCAGCAAATTCAATTGTGTATTTGCTATCGCCTTCGTCGACAATATTATAGGGTGGATAATTATTGGAAAGTTCTGCCACATTATTTAGATTGTCAAACAAATGATCAAACCCAATAGTGAATGGGGCAATATTATTTGCGATATCGTGAAGATCGCGTGCTCTGAATTTAGTAACCATTTCGGTCTCCTTATATTAAGCGAGTTATGTTTATGCGACCCAAATGGCGTCGCATGTTTATTATATAATATTTAAAACTAAAAAGTCAATTACTTTTTGCCAATATTATATTTGGTTATCAGTTCCCAATCGTTCTTTTCTTTGAACGAGAGAACCTTAATCTGAGATAGCGGTGCTTGTTCAGCATGCTTCTCTTCAGATACTATTGTCATCAAACCCCAATCTGAAAGTAACTTAGCAATCGTGTTTCGTCTTTCTAAGTCACCTTCACCAAAATCTGCTGCCTTACCATCAAGCGCAAACAGTTCTTTAAAGTGTGTGATGAAATATCTACCTTTCTTGTGTAATATGTGACAAGACTGGTATAAAATTTGTTCTTTTCTGGAGGCAACGCCAATGCGGGATAATGTTTCTCTTATTTTTAGAAAGTCATCTGCATCTTTTAAAGTGATTTCTAGCGGTGCATATCCAGGATATTCAATCTGGAAGAAATCTTCACTCATTATAAATCCTTGTTATTCTTTTAAGAGTGTTCGGATTTATTTATAAAATTGAGTATATTGGGATTACTTCCCACCCTTGTTCAGTTTCTTCTTAATAGCATCTAGTTGAGACTCTGTCAAGATTCTTAATGCGCCTTGAGCATGAGTATCATTGTATCCATAATATTCTTTGACTGTGGCTAAATCTTCTTCTTTGATTGGCTTCAGCCATTTATTAAATCTTTTTTTCGGACGAACAATACCACGAAGAAAATCAAACTGCGCTTTCTTATCAATATGTGGTCGGCTGTTCATTTCATTACAAGCAATGACAGTATCCGCACCATAACTCAGTGCCTTATTGATTATGAATGCATTGTATTGTTTTTCAGACCAGTCGTCTACGATTAAATTTTGTTTGGTGTGATGGATAGCATTGACGAATTCAAAGGGACTGATTGCCTTTTTCTTTACTTTGAATTGTTCCTCGTCTAGCGATACAACTGGATCGCCCATACCCTCAAGCATTATACATTACCCCTTGAGTTCAACATTCGCCATAATCTCTGTGAGGCAAGCTGTCAGATTAATTTCTTGATCGGCAACAAATGCTGCCTTGTATTGGTAATCTGCAATTAGAAGAACAAGCTGGGGAACCTGACTGACTTTATCTATCAAAGTGTCGTAAATTTTACGATATACACCTTGCGGATCTGAATCCACATTATTAGCAACCCACTGTCGCATTTTCTTCCAGTCTTTGTCTCGAAGGCTGTCAACTAGTGCCTTCGTATTCACTTCAGCAAGGTTTGACAAAATACCTTCATCAATCTTACCAGAAACACTATAGCGTTGCAATTCATTGAGGACACGTCGATAGTCTGGAAAATGTTTCATTAAAAGTTCAGCAAGGACTTTTTCAGAATATTCAACATTTTCTTGGTCGAGGATACCAGTCATTCGCTTCATAAAGCGAGAAGCCATTTGTTGGCGATTGGTTTTATCGAGTTTAAAATCCACGACAGTTGTTCGACTGTGTAGCGGTTCAATGATCCTGTTTCTATAGTTACAGGTAAAAATGAACCGACAGTTTTTAGAAAACTCCTCAATGAATGCACGCAAGGCAGGTTGTGTTGAATTGGGGTTCAGATAATCTGCTTCATCAAGTATGACCACCTTTGGCTTGCCCTCAAAGGACACAGTGCTGGCAAAGTCTTTTATCTTTGTCCGAAGAACATCGATACCAGACTCTTCAGAGCCATTGATAATAATATAGTCACACCCCAATTCGTTACACAAAGCACGAGCAACTGTCGTTTTTCCCGTGCCAGCAGTACCACATAATAACAAGTTTGAAATCTCTCCAGCGTCCACAAACTGTTGAAATGTATTCAAGAGAGAGGAGGGAAGGATACATTCCTCCAGTTTTTGTGGGCGATATTTCTCAACCCAAAGAAATTCATCTTGTTTTTTCATATAGTACTCCTAACCACCTAACCAAGTTTATCTTCAGAACCTATGCCATCTGATAGGTTCAATGTTAATGCTTCACCACCTGCATCATACTCCCTTCCTTCCAAAAAGGCAAGGATATTTTGCGGAGAAGACACACCATATGGATCGTCCATAGCATTTTGAGTGAACCCTCTTTCGACAAATCCTTGTTCAATTTCAAAGTTCTTGACAATTACTGCATAACGCCAAGAACGAACACCGAATCCAAGATTGTCTTTTTGAACGTCCATTCCCATCGAGGCTGTAAACTTAGCAGACCCATCTGGAATAACTTTGACATTTTTAAGACCTTGATCCTCTGCCCACTTATTCATCACAAACGTATCATTAACCGATACGCAATAGATGTTTTCAATACCTGCCTTCTTGAACCGAGGATATAATTCCTCAAAGTCAGGAAGTTGGTATGTTGAACAAGTCGGTGTAAATGCTCCAGGAAGCGAGAAAATAATACACTTTTCACGACCCACTATTTCATGGCTCAACTGCATTTCCCATTTGTAAGGATTATCACCACCCAGCGATTCATCTCGTACACGGACATGATGAATCACATTAGGTATGCGGTAAGGGAACGAACTCATATCTACTCCTTAGATTACTGAGTTTGGTTCTAGAGCCAACCAGTATTTAAGAGTTCCTGCTTCGTTCTCAAGGAACATAAACTTCTTTTGCGACAAGACGATCTTGTATGAATCCGCAATAACTTTGAAGTTCTCAACAGCAAGGCGACAATCAAACTCTTTATCAGTTTCTCCAATAACCTGACGGAAGGTATTGCTACGAGGTGTTGAGGGATCGCCAACAGACAATGTAACCTTACCATCACGACCAACAACACTCATTACAGGTGCGCTGATAACAGATGCTGCACGGCTGATGTTTGTTACCTCATCTTTACTCAGAGAAAACTCATAGAAGTTATCTACTTCAATAGTCTTGTCGGGAGCAGCAACAATAATTGAAGGGTCTGCATAATAATACTCAAACTCTGCACCACTGCTGTTGATTTTAAGACTCTCATCGCCAAGATCCAGATCTGGATTTTCAGTGAATGTAAGCAAACCTAACAGACTATTCAAGTCATAGATAGCAAACTCTTTGTCAAAAGACTCGGACACTGTAGCACGAGAGAATATATTCTTGCCATTAGAAATCGTGGCAAGGGTGTTACCTTCACGAACTAGGATGTTCGTGTTAATCGTTGCGAAGTTTTTTAGGACTTCAAGGGTTGGTTTAGAAATGTTCATAATATAAGTTTCCTCTTTCTTTCACTTAGTTTCATAATAATAAATCAATCATACATAAAAGTCAAGCACTTTCTTCAAAATACTCAATATTAATTTCAAATCCATCTTTAGCCTTGTCGGTGAAATCGATATCCATTGATTTCAACTCGTCAAACAGATTTTGATCTTCAGACCTTCCAATAACAGTTAGCGTTAATCCATCAACACTAAATTGATATTCTAATTTTACTTTACCGCTGTCAACATGACGACGAAAAATACTCCTTGCGAGTTCGGCTTGCGGTCCACCCCAAGTATCAGCCCCAGAAAGAAAAATTTGTGAGAGATCTTTTCGTGTAACAGATATTTTCACACAGTAATTTGTTGAAGACATTGCTTTACCTCATTTTCATAATCGCTAAAATCGATATACATCGCAGTTTGTTCTGTAAATTTATAATTAACCTTTGTATCAAAGGTCTTAATTTTAGGAACAAAAGACAAATATTTATTTTTTCTGACATTCATATATGCAATTGTAGCTTTTGCTCTCCAAAGATTATGATCGTTTAAGAAGAACACTGCAGCCCGATAATTATCTTTTATTGCACGGATAAATGTGTGCTGAATTAATTTTCTCATCAACTGGATTCTTTCTTTCATTCCGAGATCGGTTGAAATATATAACCGAACTGGGAAAACTGCTATTGAGTCATCTTGCTCAAAAGGATAACACCCAACACCGCAAACATATTTACCATCTTTTTCATAAACAAAATACCCACCATTTTCACAATCATATATCTTCTGAATAAAGATTTGATTGAGAACAGTTTCTGGGCGATTTTTCCAATCTAACACCTGCACATTTTCTGCAGTTAGATCATCGCTAAACTCAGCAATTTTACACATATCAAACAATTTCTTGTCTTTTTCACAACTGCTATCTATTCTTACGAACATCCAAAAACCTTATGAAAAACTGATATGGCGAATCAAAAAACCCAAACTGTGCCTTTCCTGGATTATCGTGATGATTCTTATGGTACAACTCACCAACATAAAATATACTTAACCATGGAACATTAATCGGTTCTTTTTTTAGATGACCAAAGATGTTTAATGTAACTTGGAAGATGTATGCGACCGCAATAAACGAAGCCCAGAACCCTCCTAATCCAACTGCAAACATAAATGCAGCAGAGAGTATACCAAACTCCCAATACCACCTTGCTTGTAGTAGATACAGTTTGTCTCTTATCATCCACCTTGGAACCATATTAACAGGTGGAACATTATTAAAGACCATAAAATTATCAAAGATACTATGAACATTTCCATGAGGATCTTTTTCTGTATCAGTATGCTTGTGGTGTTGCCTGTGTATTCCTGCCCATCCCATACAGGGAGTGAGTAAGAAAAATGTTATCAATACCACAGTCAAAACCTCAACAAATCTATTTGGTTGCCAAGACTTATGTGAGCAGTAACGATGTTGAAACCCAGAGACAAAATATCCCACAAGAAGATTACTTAGTACTGCCCAAACAAAAACTTCTAAGAGTGATAATTTTGTTATCCAAAATACTGATGCGACAAGACAAGCTATGTACACAGCAGTGTGAACATATCCTGTTTTATTTCCTATAAACTTAGTCAAAGGAGCATTCAAACTTGCTTTCAAAAAAGCAAGGATAGTTATAATTGTAAGCATCATACTCGTAAAACTATTGAAGAAGACCTTCCACCAAATGCAAACGAATTCTTCAATGCCAGTTTCCCATTAACATTCTTTTTATATTTATAGACATATTCTAGATCGCAGTCTTGAATATTGAAATTTGCAGGTATAACAGAATCACGAAGGCACATCAAAGTATAAATTGTTTCATTAATTCCACTAGAAGCAAGGGAATGACCAACCTTTGATTTAAAGCTGACAATAGGTTTGTTTGGAACTACCTTTTGAATTGCATCATATTCAAGGTCATCACCAATCGGTGTTGATGTTCCGTGCGCATTAATGAATGCGATATCGCCTTGGAGGTCTTTGGTAACATCTTTCATAGAAGCAATTGCGCCAGTCATATTTAGATCTGGAGATGTAGCACTACCTAATGCGCCATCTGTATGGTGCGCGATTGATTCAATGTACCCAAGTATATTAGCACCTCTCGCCAAAGCAGTAGACTCTTTTTCTAGCAACAGACAACCAGCACCCTCTCCCATGATGAACCCATCTCGGTTTTTATCAAAGGGGCAGGACTTTGTTCCCAGTGCACCTAACTGAGAAAACAGATACATCTCATCTTCTACAGCAGGAGTATCTGTACCACCAACAACTACAAAGTCGTGTGTTTTAAGTAAGTGTGTCGCGTAGTCTAGAGAATATAGACCAGTTGCGCATGCGCCATCCATACTAACACAAGCACCACGAAAGTCAAATGCCTTTCCGATCAACCCAGCTGTAAAATCTTTTAAGTATTGAACGGAAGTTCTTGGGGATAGTCTTCTACCTTTATGCAATCTAGTAGAAAATGTTGTAGCCTGAGTTTCGGGTTTAGTCGCAAGGGAACTGAAAACAACAGCGACATTAGTGCTGTCAATATCTTTAGTAGCTTCCTTGACTACGTGCAAGGCATTTTTAGATGCAACTGAAATTGAAGTATGTACTGGTTTTCGCACACCTTCAGGAATAGCATAATCAACTTCCATTGCCTTGAAACACTTTAAACCTTTGATAACATCAATATCTGTTTCAAACTCAATAGGCTCAATGTATTCATCGCTCATCAGTCTAGCGTAACATTCTCCTGGAGAAGTCCCAAGAGTATCAACCATACCTAATCCTGTTATCACAATTTTATCGGTCATAATAAAACTCGTCTATAGATGTTCAAAAAACTCATACATATTTAGGAAGTCTCCGTCAAGCGAAGGAATATTTTCTATATCAATGTTTGGTCTGTTTTTAAATTCAGCCTCAACATCATCTTTTTTGTAAAACGATGCTATACTATTATGTGAATTGTAATCGTCAGCATTCACATAAAAAAGATAATCTGCAGTAGTGGCGTGGAAATAACGAAGAACAGACATTTTTCCTTTCACGGGATCATCGTCGCACTTCCCCTTCGCTACCGCATATCCATTATCAAAAGAAATTTGGGTCGCCAGAGAAGAAGACTCAGTGTCTGTTATATTAATAACGACAATCCGCTCATGAGGAGAGGAGTTTGAGTTCACGGATTTCAAACACCGATCTAACTTCTCTGGCTTCCCATTGGTCAAAACCGCAACCAAAACTTTAGACATCTTCGTGTTCTCTATCGTGAACGTGAAGAGCAATCAAACCATAATGCAAAACTTTCAACAAGTCTTTGCGATTATATCCATCTTTGTTACCATAGCGTTGAGCATATTTCATAATATTACCGATACAAAACCCTTCGCCATGACCACCATCAATAATAAACTCGGTGGCTTGAAATTTATTTCTTGAGTAATGTTCGCCATATGTAGCATCAACATACTTTTGAAGGTCAGCCATCAACTGACCTTCGTTATATTTGTAATCAACCGCCATCATTATTCCCCGAACAATTCGTCAAGTTCTGTTTCTGAAGCCAAAGGTATTTCTTCGTCACCTAACGCATCAGCATCAACCTTAGTATACAGATCAATGAACGCAGCACGAGTATCTTCGTCAAAACGATTTACGCACATCTCTATCGCTTTCAATCGATCATCAAACATAGCATAAGCATTCACGATATGTTCAATACGACGAGTTGATACGAGGTCATCAATAGCACCCTCAGCAAAAGTTTTTCGGATAACATCAGCCCAGCGAACTAGTTTCTCAGCAAAGTCTTCATCTACTTTACCCACACGATGCATTTTACCCATAACAATTCTCTTTTCTTGAGACTCAGAAGGGAACTTTTGTTCGATAGTGATAGCAAAACGCTCAAGGAATGCTTCATCTAGAATCTGTGCCGAGATAAACTTACCATCATCCGAGCCACGACCTTTCGTATTAGCAGTAGCGACAACATTGAAGCCAGCTGAAGGATGAACCATCTCACCAGTTTTCTTATTGAAGTATGGTTTACCCTCAAGGATGGCTTGCAAACACATCAACTTGTTAGAACCACGATCCAGCTCATCAAGAATCAAAACAGCACCACGCTTCATCGCAGTCAAAACTGGACCCTCGCGATAAACAACATTTCCGTCAACTAGCGTATTACCACCGATCAAATCGTCTTCATCGGTCTCAACAGAAATGTTAACACGGATCGCTTCACGTTTCAGTTTAGCACAGATTTGCTCAACCATGGTTGTTTTACCATTACCTGACAAACCAGAAATAAACGTGGGATAGAACAGACCAGATTTTACGATTTTGGCTAGATCTCGGTGGAAACCAAACGCCACATATGTGGGATCAACCACTGGGATAAGGTTATCAACCTTCACTGCAAGTTTAGCTTGAGTCACTAATTTTTCATCCTGTACAGGGGCAGGGGTCGGAACAGGGGCATTATTGCTTTGAACAATTTTCAACCCTGCTGCATCAACAGCATATTTGTTGTAACCCACTTTGTTCTCACGAAAAAACCAATGCGGGTATGGAATATCAAGACCTTGTTGTATCTCAACGATTTCAGGTCGGCTAAATGTCTCTTTGTTTTGAAGCTTCAGTGCTTCAAGTAACTTCTCACGATTCAACTTACTCATAACATAATCCTCTCTCATCAAGTTATAATATATTATCGCTCATTTCAATCCAAAAGTCAAGCGATTTTTTCAATAAATTTACCTAAAAATTTGCGCGATGTTGACTTAGTTTTTTGGAACTTTCTGAAACCACGAACAAGATCTCCCTTCTTATCGCTATTTACTTCCAACTCACTTTCTTCACCAAGATCTCTAGAACGCAAAACAAACGCAGTCGGGAAACCATCAAGACCATCGACTTGAATATACCCATCAGGCAACCATTCAGATTTCCACTTCTTATCGAACTCACCTTCACTCTGCCAACCATAAATGTTTTTATATTTTTCTTTGATTTGGCTTCGTGTGGCATCAGAAAGGAAGTAGTTTACAGTCCGAGACCCAGTTGTTCTATCGTAGTGCTTGATTAAAGTTCTACAAACAACGTCATTGAATCTAGGGTAGTAAATACGATCTGCACCCTTATCGCTGATAGTCGTTATACCATTCTCTCTGATAGCGACACGATCTTTACCATAACCATAAGACCTTGTAACCGCATGCTGATTACCCAAACCAATATGACCAGTGTTACCGCCATCAGTTAGGAACAAAGTATTCAGAACATCAACACGATTGTTATTTCTAAAGTCGATAGCGATATCTCTCAATAACAATACCATAGAATCCAGCGGTGTACTGCCCAGACATAGGTGTTTCGGTATAGCATATTGGTCACAGTAAGGCAAACCACTCATACGTGTCTTGTAATTACTGTACGAAGAACCAATCATAAGCATTGTCTTATGAGCATTTTTGTGTGCCGACGAGGACATACCCGAATGCAGTAGTCGGTTTATCAACAGATCCGATTCAACTAACTGGACATCTCCATCCTTTTGATTATCTAGCTTACTGCCAATGTCTGGGTCTTTGTTGTGACCAGTAGTGAACGAATAGACTTCGTATGGGATATTCACTTTACGACAAAAGGCAACCTGAAGAAGCATTTGTTCAATAGTGGCTTGAACCTTTTCATACATTGACCCAGAGAAGTCAACAACCATAAGCATACCATGATTCTTTCCATCAGGAGTAACTGTGCTAGATAAGAAAACATCTTCAGTGAGTTTAGTCGCCCACAACTTATTCATATTCAAGTCGCCAGTTTTATGCTCACGGGACTTTGCCAATTGATTTGCTTTACGTTTTGCTTCAAACTGAGAGACCATTAAATTAAGGAATGGTCTGTTTTTCTTGTTGAAATTATTTACCAACATGGAACCAGCTTCATCAAAACTGATTGTATCGCCATCATCATACCAACGGCTAGAATGTCTACCGCTAACATAAAACTCATTATCATTTCTAATAGCTTCGTCAACACCATCCAAAGCATTCATATTGACGAACTTAGTATAATCTAAATTCTTAGGAAAGTCTACCCAGTGAATATCGCCTTCATTTTTGTGATCAATCAGCTTTTCTTCGTTATCACGAAAGTTTTGATCTGTTACAGAGACAGGCTCATCAGAATACTCATTATCTAAGATAGAAGTCGAGTCTTTTTCTTCGCCTTCTTCATCATCAGAAGTTTCAAGTTTTTCACCCGAATCCTGCTGTTGCTCAGATTCAGCGGAGTCATCAGAATCGTGTTCTTCGTTTTGATCTTCTTCGCTCGGTTGACTGTCAGGACTTTCTGATTCTACTGGCTCATCATAGTCTCCCTGCTCAGGATCACCATGGAACGCATCAGGTAACTCTTGATCAACATCCTCAGTCTCAGCATAAGCATAAAGTTTTTCAGCAACCTTAACAACATCGTCCCAACTTTCAGTAGAAGAAACGAGGTCAACAAACTTTTGCTCCTCGTCAGTAAACTCTATGTTAGCAAACATACCGACTTTGAAGAAAAGATTTATGCGGTCAATCAGGGGATAATCGTTGATGTCGTTCTCACCAAGACCAAAAAAGTCCATCTCATACAACTCACGATATCCTTTGAAGAAACTCTTTGTGAGTCCTGGAAAACGATTTTTGATGTCTCGCTCAATACGAGCATCTTCAACGACATTAAGGAAAGACTTGAAGCCACGACCCTTTGTTTCTATCGAGTCGTGCCATCCTTCAAGTGGGGTGTTCAGCGCATGACTAACTTCGTGACCAATGAATAGGTCATACATCTCTGGGCTGATGTCAGATTTTAAAATAGGAAGAACAACCTTTCGGTCTTTAAGGTCAAAATATGCAGTTGGCACATTCTTATGCTCAAGGCTGACATTCTCAGTAGCGAGCAATTTTGCTAGTGTACTTTTACGTTCAATATCCATAACTTCTCCTCAACTCTTATACATATTATCGCGCATATTGAGGTAAAAGTCAACACTTTTCTTGTCTTTTTTTAAAAAAAGTTTTATTGCAAAATCAACAACTTAGCTAATTTGTTCAAAATATCTTGTAATCGCCTTGATTTTTTCGATCTGTTTATCGATAATGACAGTTCGGTTTGGCCATTTGATAATATCTTTTTCAGGGTTCTTCTTTAGATTGAGTAATAACGGAAGGATCAGATCTTCGACATCTCTCAGTTTTCCCGCAACATCTTGTTCAACGAGATTGCGATGCTCATTAATCATACCTGAATTATCGGACGATAGGATTCTTGCCTCGAGTTGCTCGAGTTTATCCATTATAGAGTCCATCTGGTCTGATGATACTTCTGCTGTTACAGTTTGAGGTGCTGACGTAGATCCTTCGATCTCGTCTTCGTCCACCATAGTGAACCCAAAATCATAGTCTTCTGACATATTGCTTACTCCTTGATATTAGTATATTTATATCAAGTGTTATCGCTGTCGCAATATTTTACCTTGCTTTTATCGTACAACTTTACTTCTTTTCGGAATCTTTTGTTATACCCACGTTTGATTTTCTTTGCCACGCCTGACTTTGTAAGATAACAGTAATATTTTCTTGCACTGGTTAGCGCATCAAACTCAGCAACACCTTTTAGTTTTATTCTCAGCTTTTTCATATCAGCACTCCTACTGTATTTTGCTTCGAATTTTCCTCACGACCTTTTTCTTCATTGCTTTTATTGCTCGGTCTAGTTTCAACTTCGAAACACGTTGTGTGAAATTCTGACCCACCATGTGGTCATACTCATGCAGTACAACTCTTGCTGCCATACCCGCAAATTCCTCAACAACATCTGCACCTTCTGTATCTTGATATTTCACAGTTACTTTAGTTGGTCTCCGAATCATAAGAAAGACTCCAGGGAGAGAAAGACACCCTTCCTTCATCGCCTCAGTTTCTTCGCCCAATGCTATGATGACAGGGTTGATAATGTATCTAGTAATATCTTTACCATCACCGAATGTAAATACTTTTGCATCTAAGCCGACTTGATTTGCAGAAAGACCTATACCACCAAGTTCTAGCTGTTTGGCAAATAACTTGTCACAAAACTCTTTTGCGTCATGTTCTTCAAAATCAAACTCTTTTGGCTCGCGCTTTAGTAATTCATTTCCAAATTCTATTAATTCAAGTTCCATTATATCATTACCGAATAGTTTTGTCTTTTTTCAAATTTAATTACTGATCTAAACTTATCAAACAACTGGTCTCCCTTGTGGCTTATGACAAATACATTTGTATCATCGCCTATGGTGTTCAATAAGGTCATAACATAATCTGTTCCGTTGTTATCCAGGGAACTGTCAAACACCTCATCAAGTATAAGAAGATTAGTGCTTGCACTGTTTTTCATCTTAGCGATAGTTCTCCAAGTAAACAATAACGCCAAGTCAATACGCTGTTTCTCACCCTCACTGAACGAGGCATATGAGAATTTATCCCTGCCTCGAGACTTTATTGTTTCATTAAACTTTTCGTCAAGATTAAAGTTTACAAAGAAGTCCATTGCTGCAAGATACTTATTCGCCAAAGTATTGATGGCTGGTAGATATTGTTTGATAATCCTAGTCTTGATACCAGTATCTTTAAGTAATGCAGCAACTGCCTGCATATAATGCATTTGCTCGTTCTTCTCAGAACGATTTTTGTTTTCTACTGTAACCTCTTTAGCGAGTTCTTTTAATTTAGTCTGTTCAGATTCAATGTCTGCAACACGACCTCTTGCGTCTCCGAGTTCTGCGTGCAAGCGTTGAAGGTATCTTTGCTGACTTGTGATTTCATTATTCGTTTCAATTATTTGATTCTGTAACTCTTGGTATTCTGTTATAAGAGAATCTACACGATCAAACTCGTCTTTCATTTCAGTAGAAGCAGTTTCAAGTTCTTGTATCTTACCCTCACGCTCCGTTTGTATTTCTTTTTTATGCTCGTGAGGAATACCCTGCTTACAAGTCGGGCAATCATCATGCTTCTCATAAAATTCTAACTCTTTATTGAGCTTCTTGACCTGCGAAATAAATTTCTCATTAATCGCCTCGAGTTTTCTTTTTTTCGTAGTCGGATCGCCCATGCTCTGCGCCTTTTCTGACTTAGTGCCTGATTCCTTCTTAAGAACTTCGATCTTCTCATCTAACTCAGTTATCTCCGATTCAATCTCGCTAATCTTATCAGCTTTATTGTTTTCTAGAGTTTCAATATACCTTTTTTGTATAGTGGCTTTTTGTTTTGCTACTTCCACCTTACCCTCGATATCTCGAATCTCTCCCTGAATACCTGTAAGCTGTTGTTTGAGCAATCCATTCATAGTTGTGAAGATCTGAATATCTAAAATATCTTCAATGACTTCTCGTCTAATATATGCAGGAAGTTGCATAAAGGGTGTGAATGATGCACTACCCAAGATAACAATCTGGGTAAACGATTTAAAGTTTAGGTTCAGTACAGACTCTTCAAGGTATTTTTGCGTATCTCTGAGTGCAGCATCCTGATCGATCATCTGACCATCTCGATGAATCTCAAAAATGTTTGGTCTGATACCACGAACAACTTTGTATTCAGTTTTACCGATTCGGAACTCAACTTCAACCATCAACTCTTTTTGATTCACAGAGTTTACTAGCTGAGGTTTATTAATATTCCTGAATGGTTTATTGAATAGTCCAAAACACAGAGCATCTAGGAAAGTAGATTTACCAGCACCATTATCACCAACTATGAGAGTAGAAGGCGAGCGTGTAAAATCAACTTCAGAGAATGCATTACCAGTAGAAAGAAAGTTTTTCCACCGCAGTTTTTCAAAGTAAATCATTATATATTCTTTGCTTCTACATAAAGACCTTTGACTACATCCTTGAGTCTATTTCGGTCTAGGTCAGTGTGAATGTTGTCGATGTATTCATCAAGCAACGTGATCGTATCTTCAAGATTGAGGTTATCTGCGTCAATAGCTTCATCCTCGAACTCAGAGAAGTCTTCTATTATTTTTATCTCAATCAAATTACAAGATTCGAGCCTATCTATAAAGGAATCAAACTTAGAAAAATCGCTTTTGTTTACTACAACTACTTTAACTGAACCCCCGACAATCCTATCATAATCGATAGCATCAATATCTGTTCCCATAGAATCGTCTGCGTCGTTATAGTAGAATTTATGAAAGATGTTAAACGGATTTTCAATAAACTCAAGCTCATTTGTTTTCGTATCGTAGATATGAAACCCTCTAGGATCATCATAATCGCTCCATGTAATTTCGTAAGGATTGCCAAGATAGGTGATGTTTCCGTTACTGCTTCGGTGATGAAAATGACCAGAACACACTAACTCAAACTTGTTAAAAATCGAAGGATCCATCCCATGATCGTTTGAATGACCTTTATACATCTGGAAACCAGATAACTCGTAATGCCCAAAACAAACTTCAGCATCTGTTTCGTCAATAGCTTCCATGGTTTGTTTGTAGTTATCGGAACATATCCAAGGAGTAAAAAGAATATCTCTATTGTCAAAAGATATCGTAGTTACCTCTGGGTAGATTGTGATGTTATCGTAATCCTTTAACAACAACTCTGGTGAATTAACTTCATTGGTATTCTTAAAATATGTATCGTGATTTCCAGGAATCATATGCATATCAATTTGCATTTCTTTTGCTTTATCAAAGAAATACTCTCTACACTTTTTGTATGTGTTGAAGTTAATAAACTTTCTGCGATCGAAAATATCACCCAAGTGGATGACTGTTTTAATCTGACGTTTTTCTAGTTCGGGAAAAAACTTTTCAGTGTAAAATTTCTCAAAGAAATTATCGAAAGGTATGGAGTCAGATCTAGCACCAAAGTGCGTGTCGGTAATTAATGCTATTTTCATTTCATATATTCCTTGATTCGCGATCTCAAAATTACCAACCTTTGTTCAGTAAGGTTCCAATCAGAAACACGATAATCAAACTTCTCAGGTTCTTGAAATACTTTATTTGTATCTTCAAATCTACTTTGTTTGATGGTATCCATCCATATCATAAAGTCAGGATGGAAAGTTTTTCTTGCTTCCTCTGTAGGACAAACAAAATCTACGATTGCAACTTTACCTGACCTCACAACACCATCCGCTAAATAACACATTCTTTGCGCTTGCCTCAAACGACCCTCGTCGCTAAAATCCCAATCATCATATTCTTCTCTGACTTGATCAGCGTTTATATGAACACTCTCAAAGATTCCACAAAGAGCTTCGGCAAGAGTTGTCTTACCAGATCCAGGAAGACCCATTATCAGGATCTTCATGCAGCATAATACCAATCTGGAGTGTCACGCTTAGTCCAAACAGCCATCTTGGCTTTAGCGATGCGATAGTATTGACGATATGCTTCTATAGAATCTGATTGCTTGAATTCATCTGGCATAGCTTGAGGCATTTTCGTCATTGGACCAGATTTAATCCCTTCTGGTGGTTTATTTAGGATATGCTGCAACTTTTGTTGCGTTAGGTGCACTTTTCCATATCGGTATGTATACTCTTTACACAACTCTTGCCACAAAGAATGAAGCCACATATAGTTACTGTGAGATTCTCGAGCCCAAATACCAGATGGGTGATTGACGTGTGACGCTTTGTATAAAATTTGATCTTGCTCTGGGTTTGGGTGTTCCCATCTAGCAATTTTACGACCAGAAGAAGTTTTGTCGTACCATTGAGTTCCGTCAATAACACGATGTGCTGTTGACATAAGTTGAGCATATTCGATAATCATCTTGACGACATGCTTGTCAAGGTGCTGTTTAGCAGCAGTTTCATAGTTCTCATGCAAGTAAAATATATTCATCTCATCCTCCCAATAAAGTAATGATTATACAACAATTTTCTTGCTAAGTCAAGGTCTTTTTGATTTTAACTATATGACGTGCGACCTTCAAGGGCATCTGAAATTCTTTTACGAGCATCTCTATCACCCAATTCATACGCTTGCAACACAATAGTATATATTTCTTTTGCTGAAAAGTCAAGCATATTTTTTAGTTGAGTAGTTCCCTCTTTGCTTCTTTCCTCGATCTGTAGCGTATCGGAGTCTAGCAACCTAATGTCCGAAATATCTTGCATTCTATGTCCTTAGAATTGTAACTAGAGTGTTTGTTTGGCTAATAGCGTCATCAAGAGCATTGTGGTGTGTGTCGTCTTCGTTTGCTCTGATTTTTGCGTTACTCACACCAACTAAATTGGTTGCAGTTTTAAAGCAATGAATGTGCCAATATTTCCATGGTGGCTTCTCATATCCAAGAGCATACATAGCAGATTCTAATATCTGAACATCAAACCCAGCACTATTTCCCCAAATGGGGATAGACTTTGAACCATACCACTCTCGAAACTCAGGTATCGCTTTGTCGAATGGAATTGTATCAGTAGTCAATTGCTTCAACGCATGTTTATTCTGTTTGCTCCACCAATTGATAGTTCCCTTATCTACATGGCGATTATATTTCTTACAGGTTGATGCATCTATGTTTTGATAATATGTATCAATTACACCGCTCTCAATATTAAATTTTGTGGCTCCAATAGATAAAATTGCAGCATCACCCCTTGTACTGAGAGTTTCTATATCAACCATAACTTGATACTGTTTCGGATCAGTAAAAAGTTGCGCACCATCTTTCATCAAGATTTATCTCCATCCATATCTTTCATAACTTCAAGTTTTTCTTTAGCGAGTTTTAATGCTTCTTTATCGTCTAAATATTTTGGTCTTCGTTTTTTGAGTTTTGCCTTTTGATCAGCATGCTTTTCTTCAAGTTGTGCTGCATCATCCACTGCTTTACGAATATACTCTAGATACTCACTGCTTCCATCGTTTCCATCAGAATCTGCAGTCATTAGTTCTTGAATATCTAAACTACCGATATATTTTTTCTTTGTATCCATTTGCCGTTTCTCTTTTTGGATACGACGAATAAATGCATAATATGTGATTTGCGTAAAATATGCAAAGGGATTTTTTGATTTTGCTGGATCAAAATTATCAATATATGTAATGCAATTTTCTATACCATCAAGAATCATCTCGTCTCGAAAAGTATAGTTTACAAAGTTTGATTTATATGCGAGATGATTAGCGATTTTAACCATGCATTCACCAAGATATTCTGGCACACGAGGTTTTTCCTCGCCAGATTCTTTTGCAGCAAGGACTTTCTCGCGATACTCAGTAATCGCTTCTAGGAATTCTTTGTTGTCAACGTAATGTCGACTGTTGGGATCTCTTCTTTTAGCCATAATATCACCATTATACATCAATGTTTGAAAATAGTCAAGCAGTTTTTATAAAAAAGTTTTTTTAAAAAAGATCAAAATAATGCTTGACTATTACATTGACCTTGGGTATAATCAGCGTGTCGCTGTTTGAAAGGACAGTTTCAATTTAATTTGTTTTTGTTTCTTGCTTCCATATATTTAAGAAGATCATCTGGACTAAGAGTTTCAGAAAGAAGTTCATCAGTAGCAGCATGCTTACGTTGTAACCTTTCTTCAAAGAAGATCTTTTTAACACACTGTTCATACCCTTCCTTGTGCGATTCAATCAGTTTAGATACAACCATAATAGAAGAAGTCGATACTGTGAACGCAACATCATCAGAAAGACCCATCCAAGATTTCAGCATATAAGACTCACTAAGACTTTCGTCATATTCGTCAATTCCACCAGAATAAACTTCAATAGGATACATTATATTGATAAAGTCTTCAGATAAATCATAATCGTTTTGCACACAGGCGACGATCGTTATCCCGTCATTGAATCGAATAACTCTTATCTTATCGAAAGTCATTTATCAACCTTAACAAGTTTGTATTTAAACCCTTCTTCATTATATAATTTTACTCTCTCAACTAGATGTTCTAGTGTATAATTTTTCTTGGTCTTCCATGATAGATCATCGCCAATATCAAACAGTTTACACGAAACCTTATTTTCTCCTAACCTCAACCCTCTACCGATAGATTGTAAGTTTCTTACTCTGCTCTTTGAAGGTGAAGAAAATATAACATTATGTAAGTTTCTAATATTTATACCTGTAGAGAAAGTGCCATATGAGGCAACAATTATAGCGTTATCAGACTTTTCCGTCAACGATCGTATTTCTTCTCTTTGTTCGGTATCAGTTCCTCCGTATACAAAATAGACTGGTCTAGATTCTTCTACCTTTTTCTTTATCATATCAAACAGAACACTTCCGTGTTTCTCGACGAACTGAAAAAGAACCAAACTGTTACCTTTTTGATCAACGACAAGATTACTTATTAAGTTATTTCTCCAATGATCTCGAACTAACCAATCTACCTCCTCTTGGTATTTCATGGTCTTCATTGCTTTACATTCTTCATCTTTATGTTTTAAAACTAAACAAGTTATGTCTAGGTTTGCAACCTTACCATCTTCCATTAACTCTTTAGTGGTTATCACCTTAGTAACATTTCCAAAACACCCTTCTAAGACAAGGCGGTGAGTTTTTGTCCCATCAAGAGTACCAGTAGTTCCAAACCTCCAGTGTGCGTTTTCGCATTTGTTTAGAATAGAAGTTAAAGACTTTGCCTTAAATAAGTGAGCTTCGTCTCCATATACAACATCAAACTTTTCAAACCATTTCTTTGGAAATTTATAGATAGATTGCCAAGTTGAGATTGTCACAGGAAACTCGTTTGACTTTTCTTTACCGCCATATATTCTATGGCAGTTCTCACTTACTTTCCAATCAACTGCGCTTGCATAGTCTTGAAAATCACCATACATTTGTTCCACAAGAGATGTCGTGGGCACAATTATTAATTGCTTTTTATTTCTTTCTTGATAATAACGCATTAGAGTATAGATTATAAGAGACTTTCCTGATGCAGTAGGAGACAATAATAAAGACCTTGCACCCTGAATACCTTTTCTGACTGCTTGAACCTGATAATCTCGTATTTCAATGGGTTTGTCACCACTGTGAAGGTCTAATCCCTTTGCAAACTTATCAATAAATTCAGTTGATATAATATCGCCCTTTGACACCATTCGGTTGTCTACAGTGTACTCCAGCTGTCTCGCGAAGTCTAAAAGGTACTTTATTAACCCAACAGGCAATTCTTTATTGAACATATTGAACAGCCTTGCCTTGCCATCCCACATACGGGATTTATAAGCAGGCATGAATCTTGCTCCAGGAACATCAAATGTGAAGAAGTCATTTAGTTCTTGGAGGATTCCTGTGTCACACTCAACGTGCATATTCACAGCGTTTTTATATGTGACAATTATGTCAGCCATTACATAAGTCCATTTGTGAATTTAGTCCACTCAATACCATTCTTAATGTCCCACGTTCTACTATGTAAAGATCTCATAACACGATCAAGGAAATCAACAACAGTCCTTATGTACTCAACCTTATTCATTTGTTCTTGAAGGTCGGCATCTGATTCTATCATTTCTGCCATGTCATTTTTCAAAGGTTTGTTTCCAAGCCACTGATCCCACCCAAGTGCATCGAGTTCTTGTTTGGATAACTCTCCACGCCAGTATTGTTGCTTTATTCTTCTGAGTTTAAAGAATGCAGCCTCAGACTTTCTGAGTTGTAGTTTGAAATTTGAGAGGTGATTGAGGTATTTTGAATGGAGTTCGGCAGTCTTTATTGTTGCTTTGCCGAGTTCTAACTCATCGATCTTACAATCGATAGCCCACGATTCTTGAAGTTCTTTTAATGTAATCATAATATAATAATAATTCTATGTCAAATTTTCTATCTTATAAGTCCTATATCTAAAACCTGCGATACCAGTGAAGTAATCACCAGCACCTTGTGTTATGTCAAAATCAAGACCTTCTAGACTAGTCGGGAATGCATCATAGAAAGTAATCTTGATAGTTGGGTTGTTGTTCGAATCAAGAACAAACAATGTAGCATCACTTACTTGAGCGATGGCTTCTTTCTTGCTCTTTTGTGACGTAGCAGTTCTATACTCTTGAGAGTTTATGAAGTCAGTGAATTGACCAGTATTCTCTGGAAACCCTAATCCATACAACCAGTTATAAAGTTCTTGGTAGTTTGCCATATCTTCTTGAACAAGAAACCTTACCATTAGTTCACCGAATTGTATTTTGTCTCCAGGGAATGGTAATGTGGAAAGAGGTGTTTCCATCTGCGGTGCTCCCAAAGATATTTGTGGGATATTTGCAGCTTGACAGAAAAAAGAAACCTGAGGTATATTAGCAATTTGAAATCTAAACCCATTCGGGCGCAAGAAATCTAATTCAGCAGGATTGTTCTGAGTGAATTCTGATTCGGTGATATTTGTTGTCGGGTTATATGCCATACTTTATTTATACGCAAAAAAAAGGGGATCCGAAGACCCCCTTAAAATGGTTGATTGACTCAACTCTTTTTATTTTACATAAGGTTTGTAACCTTAACAGAACGATAGTACTGGTTACGATCAGCAGTGAACGTATCAGCATCAGTTGTGCCGTTAGCCTGTGTAACAAATGGGTTAGCAACCATGCCGTAACGAGTCTTAAAGCCGATTTTTGGCTGGAAGTCTGTTGGGTCAATAGCGCGAACTTGTTGTAAAGGTACATATGGGCAGTAGAAAATACCAGCATCATATGCGCTAGTTCCTTTATAACCAACTGTGTAGAACTGAGAAGAAGCACCAGTGTTAGCTGAGTATGGATCGATGTATACTTTATAACGACCATTCAATACACCAGCAAAAGTGTTACCAGTATCATCAACGTTCAAGTCAGTGTTTAGTGCTGGAGCGTAATCAAGTACACCAGCCATTGCTAGAGCAGAAGCAACATCAGAAGAACAGATGATGAAGTTACCTTTACCGCGACGAGTGTCTTGAGCAATCACGTTAGCATCACGTTCGATGTTGAACAATAAGCCTTTGAAACGCTCAACTGACCAACGACCATTTGAATCAACGTCAAGGTCGAAAGTACCAGCAGTAGCAGTAGAAGCAGAACCAGTCTTAGCAACTTTGTAGATGGTTCGTACAACTTCGCGGTTGATTTCAGCCAAGATTTCTTGTGAAAGAATGTTTGACAATTCGCTCTCAGCATCAAGACCATGGATTGCTTTAAGATCTTGAGCAAGTTCGATTGTGTACTCAGCTTTCAATGCGCGAGTCTTAGCAGTAACAGTAGTTTTCTCGATTGAGAACGCCATTTCTGCAGGGTTCTTACTTTCACCAGTAGCTGTAGACATACCAGCACCAGTTGTGTAAGTACCATCAACAGGGTTAGAACCAGCGTGAGTAGGTGAAGAGTTACCAGAGAAGTCTGTGTCAGCTTCGTTGAATAGAGCCTCATCACCAGTTTGGCTAGTGTAGTGTGACTTCATAGCAAAGATTAGCCCAGTAGGACCAGTCATTGGCTGAACACCACATACATCGTATGCCATTAAGTTAGGAAGCGCACGACGAACAAGGCTGATCAATACTGGATCGTAGTTATCGACTGATGCGCCAGTTGCGTTAGCTGATTCAGACAACTGAGCTTTCTCTTCTTTAAGAGCTTTCTCTTGGTTTTCAAGAACAACAGCAGTCACATTTCTGCGGTGTGCGTCCTTAATTTGAGGAAGTTCTGGGTGATCCAATACGGGACCCCATTTTTCCATTTGTGATTCTGAAAGATACATCTTTCGTCTCCTTGCTTTTTAGTTATTAGTTGTGTTAACTGTTATTATTTATAAAAAATTATCTTTTTACCGATTTAGAAATCGCTTGAGCATAAATGCTGATTGGCGAAGTTGAATCTTCACTGATAACGACTGAATCATCATCAATCAGTTTATCTTCTTCAATTACAGCTTTTTGTGTTGGGAAATAATTTTCCTTAATCACAGCCAGCTTGTCAGAGTAATCGTTATCAAACTCAACGTCTTCAACGAGTTTCGCAAACTTTTCAGCTTCAGTTACAGTCAAGTCAGCAGTCGCTTCTTTGAGTGCAGCATCTTTTGATAGGTCTACATTGGCAGCAGACAAGGCAACTTTTTCGTCAGTTGATTCGTCCAGCTTGGTTTTAAGTGAATTAATTTCACTCTGCATTTCGCCCAGAACATCATACTTTTCTTCAGGAATGTCGATGTAATGCTCGGCAAAAACTTCTTTCAAGGAGCCGATGAAGGATTCAGAGATCTCGTTGCGCAGTCCACGCTCAATAGCGAGTTCGTTTTCTTTCATCCAGTTCTCAGCTACATAGTTCAGATAACCATCAATTTTCTGTACCATACCTTCCACGAATGTTTCTTGTGCAAGTGCAGCTTCTTCGGCTAGTTCAGTTTTAATTTCTTCGATTTCAGAAGCGACGCGAGCCGTAACAACTGCTTCAAATAAACCTGCAGCCTTAACTTTAAACTCTTCGGATAGATGCTCTTCGTCAGCGAATAAATTGGTCATGTCGTCTTGGAATAATGTATCTTCTTCGATAACTTCTTCAACTTCTTCAGCAGACTCTTCTAATTCAGCTTCAACATCTTCGTCTGTGATTTCTTCTTCAAGAACTTCGTCTTCTGATTCAGCGTCTTCAGCTTTAACATCAGCTTTAGTTCCAGGCATATTAACCTGACCTTCAGTCGATGCAGTTTCAGAAGAACCCTGTGTTGGTGAGGTTTGATCTCCAGCTTCGGAAGATGCAGCAGATTTACTGCCGTCTTTCTTTGCTTTTGAAGAGGCAGATTTACCTGCATCAGCTTTTAGACCATCGGATTCAAGCGAGTCACTTGAAGCAGTTTCTGATGAGCCTTGTGCTGGTGCAGAAGCATCGCCTTGTGATTTGTCTGCAGGTCGTGCAGCAGACTCGTCTAGTTCATTAACTTCTTCGGTTACCATTTCTGGCTTACCCTTGAGAAGTTCTCTGATTTTGCTTTCTACAGCCATTTTATTCTCCTTGTAGAGTTCGTTTGCTAGTTTTATTTATAATAAATTAAATCTTTGAAACCTTATTTAGGAATGAGCTAAACACCGCCATCTTGGTGGCTTCTAGTTCATGGGAAGAGGCTTCCTTAATTATTTTCTGAGCCTGTTCCATTTCCCTTGCTTGCCAAATACCATCAACCATAACCCACTCACGGCTTTCCATAATCCCTTGAACAAAGGCATCTGGAGCGGATGGATCTGATACAATATCGGCAGCAGTTGCAAGCATGAAATCATCTTGGACTTCACTTATACCCGACTTCTCTCGGATAGAACCCAAACCACGAGAACTAACACCGAGTTGTGCGCCTGCTTCAATTAAATTTGCAGCAATCTTACCCATTGGAGTATCAAGAACTTTCGCCTTACCGATCCAATTATCTCCATCTTCTTTCAGAGAGACAATCATATGAGAGACACGATCCAGATTTACTGTTGGACCATCTGGGTGACCAAGTTCTCCCAATGCTCTGTTCTTGTCGATTTGTTCTGCTGTATAACGTGCAACTTCTTTTTGCATAACCTCTTTAGGATATACACGACCATTGCGGTTTTTTAAATTGGATTGTAAGAAAACTCCTTCAATGAAGAGTTCTCTTTTTCCATCTTTTTCTTCTGAGATGTATTGAACATTCTCGTTAATTTCTTTTATAAGTCTCATTAGCCTAGATCTCCTTGGTTCTGATGCTGTTGCGAACCATAACCAGAAACCTTAGAAGTTTGCACTATAACTGTCCCTGCACCACCTGTAACCGAGACAACAATATCTGACGCTTGTTCTCTGATGTCGGCAAACCCATAAAATTCTAATTTGCCTGACATGTGCATAGTATGTAACAACACGCTATTTCTTGTTACAGTTGCTGTGGCGCCACTCCCTAGTGTCCAATAAAGTGCACTGATGTTGACCAATGGAGTAGAAACAGTTTCTGATGATTTCTTTAGGTCAGCTGATATATCGATAGTTTGGGCTGCAGGTGTGCTTCCGTTTTCAGAAACAACAGTGACACCTTGAACCTGTGTTAACTTTAAATTTGCTTTGGTGGACGCCATTTTTTATTATTCTCCTACAGGTTCAAGTTCCCAAACAGGAACACGTTTTAAAGATTCTTTAAACATAACCTCAGCAACCGCATCAACCCCTTCCCCATAAGTAGCAAGAACTGTTCCTTCGCCTTCTTTATGGTGCATTATTGTAGCGTTTGGAGCCATATAAAACTTTTCTGTATTTGAGCTTCCTTGAGTTGGAGGAGTTTTATCCCCTTCTTCCCCTTTATCTGCTGCACCATGATTAGCTGTAGGTTCTTCAGCTTCTGGTTTGTTGACACATTCTTCTTCCTCGGTAATCATTTCTTCCGAAACGATTTCTTCCCCTGTGAGGATTTTAAAGACTGTGTCTACTAGGTCTTGTGGTATACTTGGTTTCATTTTCTTATTCCGTTTCTGGTTCTGCCTCGGCAGTAGTTTCTGGAACTGCGACTTCTCCCGCAGTCGGTTCTGGTAAATCTATTTCTTCGACCGATTGATTAAACATACCAGAAGCAACTTCAGCCTTTCTATCAGCTACCATTGAATCGGCACGATCATTCATCATGCTATTAAAAGTATCCTGAGCATCTGTCAGTTTACCATCTTTCCACTGATCCATCATTTTACGGACAGCATCAGCACGTTCATTTTCTACATTGCGTTCTGCAGTTTCTTCACTCATAATTACTCACCTTCTTGGTCTTGATATTGTTGCGGTTCGGCTTGAAGTGCCTCCCCCTCTATTTGTTTATTGATGACATTTATTTCATCATCTCGCATCTTAAGAATTTCTTTTTGCACATATTCTTTAGAGAAGTATTCGCCTACATAATTTGAAAGACCATTTAAAACTTCTACTCGGCTTCGTAGGATTTCTTGTTCTTTTGACTCAGTATAATATGCGTCAGAAGAATAAACATACCTTATGCCGTCTCTTAGTTCTGGCCATTCGGCTTCGGTTATAACACCCTTTAGAATAAGTTGCGTTTTCAGCAAATCGTCAAATAATGCTGAAAAACGTCTACGAAGTTTAGCGATAAACTTGGTAAACTTTAATTCGTCTCGGCTGATTTCGGCACTACGACCAAAATTTAACCCTTGTTGGGCACCTTCTAATCTAGAGATCGGGACATTCAACGCTTGATATAATTTGCGTTGGAAATAGTCTACGTCACCAGTTTCTCCAAGGTTTTGACCTCCAGGAAGTGTTTGAATCTCTGTACCTCGACCGCCTTCGCGTCTTGGCATCCAGAAGTCTTCAAGCATAGACATAAACTTCTTGTCGTCTCTAATCTCTCCCGATTCGCCATCATAAACCAATTTGTTTCGATAGCGGTTCATTATATCTTTTAGATACTGTTCTGCCTTCATTGTTGGGAGATTACCAGTATCAACATAAAACACTCTGCGTTCTGGAGCACGAGTAATACGATATACAACAACAGCATTCTCCATCATTCTCAGCTGATTCGCTGGTCTGATTGCTTTGTGTAAATATGACAAAGGTATATTTTTATCTTGATCTAACAAACCTGAAGGAATATATGTAATTGCATCCTTCGATATTTTTAGGGATTTATCGTTAGCGTTCCCTGCTTTATACATTCCAGGTTTGTTCGCTATTCCCTTGTCATCGTAAATGAAATACTCATTTATCTCTTTGACCATACTTACGCCAGTCTTGGCGTCTTTCTGTTTCTTGACGTCACGAACCTTTTTTATCTTTCGTGGGTCGATATATCTTACGTCATGAAGACCTTTCCTGGGATTAGATTTATCCACAACTTTGTGGAAATAAATTCTTCCGTCGATATACCATCTTCGATAATAGTCTTGCGCCCTATTGTTAAAGTCAAGCATTGACAATAGACTTGCATATTCGTCAGCAATAGCTTTTTTAACAGTGGCTGATGCTTTAACGTCATCAGTGTTAACTGTTACTGGTTTTTCATCGTCAAGGTTAGAGATACTATCGTTGACAACATCTTCAATTGCAGCATCAACATCAGCATACATTGATATGTCTCGGTATCTCTTAATGAGTTGCTCTTCAGTATTTGCAACTCCCTCAACATCAAAATAAGTGCCATAATAACCACCACCACGGATGGCTTCTAATGCACCATCAGAATCAGGAGCAACGAAAGACTCTGCAGTCTTCGGCTCCTTTTTCCGATTAATTTCAAATCCAAACAATTCCATTATTATAAGTCCCCTATACTAGATGTATTACTATTTAGGCTACATCGTAATGTGTATATTGGAAGGTCACAGTAAATTCTTCAAAGATATCGTTTTGAGCATACTGCAAAGTGATTTCCGACATATTAATTGGGAAGGCATTCTTAAGAGTATACTTTCCTCCAGGCAACACTTCATCGTTTCTATCCAAATGCTCAACGACAATGTCTGCTTGATATTCACTTGGAGTAAGAACACCAGTATTACTTTCTCTATCGTTTAAACCATTCATCCATTGCTCGAAAGGTTGGCGCAGTGAGAAACCAGAGTCGTTTACGATTGTTACAGTAAACGGATCAAAGATTCTTTCACCTGCCAATTTAACCTCACGACCTCTATACTGGATGATTGCAGGGTTTACATTAGAGGCAGGAAGTGCTGCCCCTGTTACCAAAAGACTATAGCTTGTGTCAACATTTGGCACATAGCTTGGGAAGGCGAGGCTCACTCTAAACTGGTTAGGGCGAGCACCACCAGCACCTAATCTAGCCTTAAATTCTTCAATATTCATTTTTATCTCCTATAATCCTAGATTAAGCACCCAACTCTTCAAACGAAATACCAGTTCTGGTAGCAACGAATGTAAGAGTGATGAAGTTAATTGATTTCGCTGGCTTGATGAAGATGTCAGCACGGAATTCGTTAGCATCAATAACCTGACCAGTGTTGTTTGTTTCATCACAAACTACACGGAAGTCATATACGCCTCGACGACCTTGTACGTCACGCAAGAATGGTTCTACCAAACTTCTAAACTGGGCTCTTGTAAAGGCATCGTTGAATTCGAATAGCTGGAACTTTGCAGCTGCAGCAACCGCTTTCTCAATAACGATAAACAATCTACGAACATTGATGCGATTAAACGCACTTGTTTTGGCTAGAAGTGTCTTATCACCAAATAAGATAATACCTTGTTGGGCATTTTGAACGATTGGGTTGACACCAGCAGAGTATAGCGCATCACGATCAGCTTTAGTAGGATTGAACGCCAATTTAACAGCATTCTTAATCGAACCTCGATTCACCCCAGCTGGAGAGAACCATGGATCAGCTTCAAGGTCTGCTGTCACACAACAACCTGCTGTATCTCCATTTACTGGAACCCACGCATAAATGTCATTGTAGCGATCGTACATATATTTCCAACCACTATCCATCACAGCATAGGAAGATCTTGTGTAACTTGCCAACTCAGCTTTGATATCAGTTACTTCAGAACCAGAGTTATTAACAACGCTTGCTCTTGCAGGAGATACAAATGTTAAGCAATCTTTTCTGATCTCAGATACATTATCGATGATGTAATCACCGACAGTTGCACTATGACCACCAGCAATGATTAGGCTTACGTCAGTTTCTTCATCGTTAGCAAACTTAGCGTATGAGGTTTGTAAATCACCATCAGTTGGTGCTGCATCTACGCCACCATTAAACGACCAAGCATTTGTATCAGAAGATCCTAAAAGTTTTGGATAAGGTTGTGAGAAACTACCACTTATATCAGTGTTGGCTTGGGTAGTTGCTAGGTCTTGCCCCCAACTTGTACCAATAAACACAGAATTTGTAGGGACTTGATCAGTGAATCTAATCCAATTAGATCTTGCATTTATTGCATCTTTATAGTAATTTGCAGAGTTATCGTCGGATTTTGCGCCTTGTACTTTTGAAAGACCCTCGTATTTCTCGAGAACTGTACCAGCAGTACCAGTAATTTCACCACCTTCGTCGATCACGATAACGTGCAATTCATCAAAGTTAATTCCGTTTGAGTCAGCCCAGTCAGAAGTTCCTGGAACATTATCAAATTGACCAGCATATATCCACTCTGTAGTCAAAGTAGCAGTTGCCTGAGCACCACTCCCACCACCACCACTAAATGTGATTGCAGGGGCAGAAGTATAGCCAAATCCTGGATAGATTAAAACTACAGATTCAACAGCACCAGAGTTTAATGTCGCGTATGCATTAGCAGTACCGCCTGTTCTCGGGGAAGCTGCAAACGATACTGTAGGCGCAGAAGTGTATCCCGACCCACCAGCATCAATAGTGATAGTTTGGCTGACAGCATTAGCAGTGAAGTTACCTAAATCAGCGACTGAGACCTTTAAAGAGTCGCCAAGTTTTCCTGGGAATTTTGCAGCGAATGGTCCGACACCATTAGATTCTCCTGCATAGGTTGCATCATAATCATCGTCGTTTCTGATTAACTTACCCTGATTTGCTGAATCTAAGACAACACTAGCGGAAGCACCAGAACCGCCACCGCCTGTGAAGGTTACATTGGGAGCAACAGTATAGCCGAAACCTTGATTGGTTATAGTAATTCCTGTCACCGCACCACCGACAATTGTTGCAGTAGCGGTAGCAGTAATACCGCCATTTGCTGGGGATACACCAGTTGGGGCTGCAATAGTTACTGTTGGTGCCGAAGTATAACCCGAACCTCCAGCAGTTATAGTTATACCAGCTGTTGAGACCTGTTTGCTCGTTACCGAAACAGCGTTCCTCGCAGTTGAACCAACTTCTCTTGATACTAGTAAGTTTGAACCATATGCTAAGAAAGATGAAGCAGTTAGGAAGTCTACGTTATTTGTTCTTCTTGGTTTACCAAATCGTGCAACAAGATTGTTTTCCCCTGAAACAGAAACCAGTTCACGTGCAGGACCCCAAGCGAAATCGCCTACAAACCCCCCGACTGTGGTTCCAACTGCAGGAACGACAGCTGTCGCGTCTTGTTCTCTTACGAGAACTCCTGGACTTAATTGAAATGCCATTTTTTATCTCCTCGATATTATGGATAATCGTTATTATTAATGCTCAATTGCGTTTACTGAAATTATTTATAATAATGACGTTTTCTCTCTATCTGCAGTATACCAGATATCTCCACCCATAACTTCTACTTCTTCTTCAGAACCATCAACAATTTGACCGAATGGCGTTAAATCGTTCTCAATCATTCTCATTTCAGCGTTAAATAAACCTTCTCTAACATTAACATTTGTTAAATCTGAGAAAAATGTATTGGTTGTTATCCACCCAAACAGAACCAACGTCATTGCAAGGTCGTCATTATACCCCTCGTCAGCTTGGAATGTCTGTCCCTTTTCTGTAAATACAGACAATTCTCCTATGATATCGGCATCGTGGATCAACAATTTTGTATCTTCAACAAGGGATTTTATAGCAAAACACCCTTGCCTTTTGACTGCCTTTGAGGTTGTTACACCCAATTTAGCAGACCTTCCGAATCCAGGAGTCAAATACTGCTTTCCATTCTCGGTTAAAGTCGTGAATATGTTATCATATTCTTCTTCCTGATGTAATATATCTAATACTTGTTGCCCAATGTCATTCGCTTCAACTAAAACATATGCATTATTAAAGTCTTTTCCGACCTTAGATATGACACTCGGGTACAACATTGGAGATATTTTATTATGTCTGTATTTTCCCACCAATCTGTATGGCATTTCAGTGACATCTATTAAGGTAAATGCCGAATAATCTCCACCGATACCTCTTGCAACATCTACTGCCATCATATAATAATGATTTGGGATTGGTTCTTCGTACAGATCTAACCCATCTTTACTGTATTCTGGATTTTTTGCAGACATTACCGAAAGTGTTTTGCCGTTAATTAGTGTATTTGTAGAACCTAAAAACTCACACAACACTTCCTGATTGAATTTTAACTCTCCGAGAAGTTTCAGTTGCTCGTCTGCCCACGACTCATCTCTTCCAGGGATTTCGCTGTATGGGATGAACATACGTTGAAATCCATTTTTACCTTCTTCGGCTTCGTTCCAAAACTTCCAGAAATGGTTATAACCTAGAGGTGTAGAAGTAAGAAGAATCTTTGTAGTTTCACCAGCAGAAATGGTAGGATAAACAGCAGTAAAAAACTCTTCAGCAATATTATTCGGTATGATTGCTGCCTCGTCAATATACAACCAGTTTACAGATTTACCCCGAATACCAGAAGAAGTTGTAGCTGAGGTGAATACAACAGAGCCATTTTCTAAATCTACGTTACCTTTGTTCCAAGTTTTTACACCTTGTTGCATCCAGATAGGAAGACCTTCGTACATAATTTGGTAACGAGATAAAACTTCTCTTGCAGCAGCAGTTTTGTTTGCAAGAATAGCAACAGTTTTATTTTCTTGAAATATTGTATAATGAAGGATACATGCTGCAGCAGTAACAGTCTTTCCTTGCTGACGACCTTCCATCAGGATAGTTTGTCGATTGTTCATAATAAAATCGACTTTTTTCTTTTGGCAGTCGTAAAGTTTGAATGGTTGTAATCCCTTATCAAGAGTTACAATTTGGCAATAATTTTCTATGAAGTAAATAGGATCATCTTTACATTTCAGCAGTTCTTTTATCTGCTCTTTAGTAAAGTCGTGTTGATGACCAATAGATTTTAAATTTGGATTTCCGTGATAGGAAGTTTCTTCAGTCGGTATCGCCATCTTTTATTTCGCCTTCGATGACTTTTTCGTCATCTTGTTTCAACGCTTTCATCAATTCTGATGTGCTTCCATTAAATAAGACATTGGTTTGATGACCAATTTGAGGCTGTTTTTTAACATCTTTTTCGTCGAGTTTCTTTTTCTTTTGTTGCAACTCTAGAATATCTTTAGCCTGATCCCCAAACATTTTGATCAACTGACCAGCAACTTCATATGCTCTAGGGTTATCGCTGTTCTCAGCAACATTTACGATCCCCTGTAAAGTTGACTCGCTATATGCCATGGCTCGTTTTAACGCTCCACGTGCTTCATCGAAATCTTCGTCTACTGTCCCGTCAGTGGTTACGACTGGAACCTTTGGTTCAGATTCTTTTGTTGTGGTTTCAAAAGTTTTATCAAGCGCATCAAAAATTTTATTTTTACTCATAATTTGTGTCAAACTCTTCAAGGAATCGGTATGTGTCGTCTACACTTTGATTACCATCATCTGGTGCCTCAAAGGTAACAGTAGGGACACTCGTATATCCTGAACCGCCATCATTTATTGTGACTGATTTTACTCTATATTTTCCTGTATTTATAGGATCTGGTTCCATCGTAACAGAAGCTCTTGCTCCCGATCCGTCACCAGTAATTGTTATATTTGGTCCATTTTGAGTATAACCACCACCCTTATACGTCAATTCTATTGCACTCACCGCAGTACCTGTTAAAACTGCAGTTCCCGTGGCTGTTGCTGAAGATACAGTATATGATTGTCTGGAAAATTTACCCGAAAGATCTGGGTCTTGGAATATATCAACAACAGCTTTTCTTATCACATCTTGATTTCCGATGTAACCATAGAAATTTAGTTTCATATTAAAAGTCAAAGTCCAAACAATACTCGAACGATCTGAATAAGTTCCTTGAGTTTGATCTTCGTATCCGACAGAATCTAATGTCAATTTTATGTCTCTTTTTATTCCCATTTCAGGAAGGTCGTTGACAGTGATGCTGAAATCTGGATTAAAGAAAGGTAAGATCTGCTCTATAATTTGAAGACCATCTTCTTGGTTTTTTGCAAAAACATATAACTGTAAAGAAAGGTCGTATGGTGTAGAAGTAAAAACTTGCTTCACAGACGTTGCTGAACCTGAACCTTTTTTATGATGATGGATGGGAGAAACACGCCTTGCTGCATCGTATTGAAGAGAAACAATCTCAAACCCCATTCGTGGTAATACTAATGCAACCTCACCACGACTCTCAACGCTAGGAACCTGTTCGATTCTAGAAATGAATTTTTGTTTTGTTGAATACGCTAATGGTACTCTCAACGATTGAACAACATTACCGCTAGAATCTGTTCTTTCTATGTTTATATTATTGAAAATTGTGCCAAAAGCAGCAACTGCTTTTCGGATATGAGAATGATAGAAAGTTTTACCCTTAAACATTAAAAGTCTCCAAACGGATTAGATTCCGTGAAGTCAAGGATATTACTTGCAGTCTCTGCAGCTTGGAAATCGTCACCTTGAACAGATGGTTTTATAGCATAATCTTCTTTAATCAAAGAACCTCCATCTTCAAGGGTAATATTACCTGAAGCATCTTCAAGCACAAGTTGGAACAGGCGTTGGTCAACTGTATTTGAATCTTCAATTGCATCAATATCAGTAATTCCAGTATCGATGGATTCAGAACTGTATTCAAATAATTCACACTTCATCTTGAAAACATAAATTTTTCCAAGTTGGTAAAATGGATCTTGAAACTCTACAAATTTTATTTCGAATAAAGATTTTGTTTTGGGAAAGAACAACAAATCCCCTTCCATTGGTCTTGCCCCACCGCCTACAAACGAAGCACCATCGGTATTTGACACAACATCATCCCACCTTTTTCGAGACATAACAAATGTTGCTTGATCTCTTATTTCAAGACCAAATCTCTGGAATAATTCTCCGTCTCCCTCGAATCCTTCTGCGTTTTCGAGATACATTTCGACTGGATATGCCTGCTCAAACTTTGACAATTCATCTTCATCAAAAATAGTGTCTGTGTTCACAAAGGAACGAGGCATATAATAGATGTCATGTCCATAGATCTTGAGAGACTCTACAACAAGGTCTTCAACTAACCTCTGTTCGGCAGTAGTTCCTGATGTGTCTCCAGATTGAAAATAGAAATTGGTAGCCATATTATCCCGTCATAAATGTTGGGGGAAGTTCGTATCTAACCTGCATTTCTTCTTCTATTGTGGCAATTTCATTTATCGCTTCACCGAATATCTGATCGCCATTAAGAGTTACGCCTCCAGGAAGTTGTATACCACCAAACTTCTTCATATTCTCGCCCCACTGACGTTTGATCAAAGCTGTCGCGTATTTCTTCAACCACATATCATCATAAACTTCTGAATAGTCTGTTCCTGATACTAGTGCATACCCTTCTGCAATGACGTAATCTCCAATATCAAAGGTCTGATCCATATCAGTGTCTATGTAAAGTTTATTTGTTTTACGATTAAATCGTATTTGTCGATCGTTAACAAATAGACTCTCAAGAACATTCATATGTGTTTTGACCATAGAATAATATGTTACATCTGCACTCAGTAGATTATATAAATCGTTTTGAGCAAACTGATAATCTACGTCAAAAAGCCCATCAGAGTTAGAGGTGGAGCCGACTCCACCAAATTTAAATAGTTTAGTTACACCGAGAATATTGTTTCCTATGGAGATATATCCATTCTCTATATCTCCTTTGGTGACTGACAAGACTATACCTTGCCCTGAGTTAGAATTTAAAGTTGTAGAAGTTCCTGTGTCGTATTTTCGTAATTGCTCTGATGGTGAGAACCCACTTCCAGCATCTAGATTTTTATAAGTTATTTTTTTATTGGAAGACCCTTCTACATCATCGATTGCGGTTATCTTTGCTCTCGAATTAGAAGTCACCCCAATAATAGTATCTCCTACAGAAAAATCAACAGTAAACGAGTATTGTAAAGTAGAACCTTCGAGTGCTTTTTTGATGTAAACACGCTCAACACCATCGAAATGATATTCTTGCCATAATTGTATGGCATCATCTATTCGGTCGCTTATCTGGTCGTCGTCTACATTTATTTCGATTACAGGGAATCCTAATCTTCGTAGGCAGTAATCTATTAGTTCTTGTCTGGATGATAAAGCCATTTGAACCCCTGTCGGTTATTGTTAAATCTATGACTATTTATAATTATGAAAAGGCTAGAGATCGTTAGATGATAGCAAATTTTATATATGCAAGGCTCGCACAATCGACACCATAATAAACATCAATCGTATCTCCAGTATTTAGATAATATCCAGGAGATTTAGCGTGGTAATATTGATTTGAAACCCTGAAGGTAGTAGTAGAACTGCTTGTTTCAAAGAACCCATACCCTCTACTTGTATTATTATTATTGGGAAACCCTTGTGCGATGTTGTATAGTCTTCCAGTACCTTGACTGCCCGTGGGTGAATTTATACTTCTAATTACAAACCTTCCGCTGCTTCCATTATTCATTGAAGTAATAACAGATGATTCTGATTCGTTCCATTCATCAGGGTTAGAAGCTGTGGGTGGAACTGCAACCATTGTTTTCCATCCAGGTTGAAAAGATCCATTATCTAATTCAAATGGATACAGCGTGTCATTTACAGCATATGATGCAAATTGAGCATCTCCACGGAAATATTGCGCAGTACCGCCATTACCATCGAGTTGTGCGCTAATATGTAAATATTTTGTTCCAGCAGTTCCTGTATATGTTAATGTGACTCTTCTCCAATATTCAGTCCCTGTTATTTGGGTATTGGAACTTATAGAACCCACAACATTAGGAGCAGGAATATCAGTATCCGTAAATGTGTCATTAGCACTGTTGTATGAACCATGAGGGTATGATGGAGTGTACGTCTTTCCATACATATTAAGAAGTTCAACATCATACCCTGTTGTTGCAGAAGTGCCATTAGCTAATATTCTAGACCCATAATCATTCAACGAAATTTGTTTTCCTGCCACACCACCGATCTCTAATTGAACAGAATTGGGTGGATTATCTCCAGACATGGTCATTTCCTGTGCTGGGTCAGAACTATTTTGAGCAGTGAAATACCCGCTTATCTGAAATAATTTTGATTGAGTGTTCTGATAAATGTATGTAGAAAAGTTTCCCGAAACAGAATTTGCAAAGGATACAACCATAGTGGTTACTGTGGGAGTGCTATTGTTTGCAGTGCTATCATCACCGACAGTATTGATAGTTATTGAGCAATTTTGGGGAGAGATGTATGTCGGAGTGTCATAAGTTTCGACAACTGCCGTGATAGTTTCACCATTATCGACAACCAACCCTGTAGCTGTGGTATAATCATTTGCAGACCTTATACTACCAGTAAGGTTTATTTCATCTATTGCTGTGAGTGTCATCAGACTATATCATCTACGTCAATTTCTGGATCAACCCAATCCCAAGGATTTACCTCGTGCTCAGGTGGGTTCTTAGATAAAGATATATCTTGTGCGATTACCGATTCTATACTAGAGACTTCTTCTTCACCGAGAGCAGTTTTAGCCCATCCAATCGTAATATCTTTAGTTACATCAGCCCATGCAATAAACCCTTCCGCAGAAGGATCTGCTTCAACATCAACGCTCCCATAGCGTCTACCTCTATGAATTACCTGCTTGCTTGCATCTTGTACTGTTTCATAGTCTGTGGCTTCCCAATGTATCCTCCTAATAGAACCATCAGAAATGCTCGAATCGACCTTTGTTATATTCCAAGTAACAGCCATTCTATTTCTCCATTTCCTTCATTTTCGTTTCTAACTCACCAACCTTTTTCGTTAATTCTTTTATTGACTCAATCAATAAAGGTGTCAGCTTGTCGTAATGAACACTTTTATAGTCTTCTCCAAACTCGTCTTGACCTACCGCAGATTTAGTTACAATCTCAGGTAATACTTCCTCAACCTCTTGAGCAGATACACCGACCTCTAGTTCGGTATTATCCACACCCAAAGAATGCGCTAATGCGTTTGGTGTATAGTAATATCCTGTGAGTTTATTAACTTTATCTAGAGCATCTGGAATTGCGCCCTTCAAGTCTTTTAGTCTTTCGTCAGAGTAATACGCAGTCACATTACCTGTAGCAACAATATCACCGACAACATGGAGTGCTTCGGCTGGAACAGAAGTTCCTATCCCAAGCCTACCATTACCCTTAAATCGGAACTTTTCAGAACCTGCACCAAAGTGCATCTTTATATCATGAGCAGCACCATTCAAAGTTGCGTATGAGTCTATTTGAGTTGTCCCATTAGAACAACTCAACCCAGTGGTAGAATCAGTACCACTAGTGTTTACAACCTGCAAACCACCAGAAGATGAGCTTGTTCCTGAGGTATTGATATTCGCTTTAATGGTGGCACCAGAGGTGCCAGTAACTGTTAAATTCGCATTATTGACAGCTGTATTTCCATTAAGGTTAATAAATTTAGTAGTAGTATTTGATGTTGGACCAATATTAATGTTGGTTGTTCCACCATTATGAAAGTTTGTCCCTATATTGACATTTTTTATGACATTAGTGCTACCAGAATTTGCCCCAATGGCAATATTATCATTTGTCGTAGTGTTATTGCCGTGAGATTGCGTCGTGGTAATAGTCTTTGTTGTTAATAGGCTAGGAACTGTCAGAATCGCATTATTTTTAAGTTCGACTGAAGGTATACCTTGATCATTAGCGACCTCAAAAACTTCGGTCATAGTCCCGTTGAGAGCAACATTAAATTTAAGACTTCCGTCTTCAGAAGTATAGGCATGATCTATTATTGAAGAAGATATACTTGCATAATCGGCAGGCGTGCCATTAACCGCTGGTGCGTTAAATTGAATTGATCCAATATTGCTACCCTCAGCGACAGTAGCAGTCCTTACTAATTCAATTATTGGGAAAGTGCTTGTCGTTGTTGATGTAGTCTCTACTGTGACTTTACCAGAGTCAGTAGACCCATGGCTTGTAAACGCAGTATTTCCAGCGATTTCAGATCTGGCAGATGGAGAAGCATTAAGTTGAATTTTTGTAGCACTACCACTAGCTGGAGATCCTAACCTAGATTCAATAAGAATGTAACCATGACTGTCATTTATATCTGAAAGACCACCTGTGTCAATTCTAGACCCAGCTCTTATAACAGAACCATTGCTTGTGGTTCCTGCTACTCCGGAGTAATTATTATTACTTAAAATTCGAAAAGCTGCAACACTTGTTGGGGTGTTATGTTGTGTTCCTTTCAGCGTTAATGGCACAGTCCCTAGCGTAGAAGAAGGAATATATCCAATTGCTACTGGCTTGCTTATGTGACTATCGCCTTCGCTGTCAAACCTTATGGTCTCATCGTGAGTATCAGATGAGGAATTACCTGTCGTTTGATACATAGATAATCTAGAGCTGTCTCCAGAACTCTCTAGAACAAGCGACTCTAGCTTATCGTAATCTGTTATTGTACCACCACCAGTGTAGCTGGCATTATCTGAATTTCTTATAACTGTTTCAAACAAAGTTATCTTACCATCACCCTCGCATCTAATTCCAGGATTAGCATGATCGGGAGTAGTGGTGTACCTAATATCAAAGAATCCACCAGAATTGAGTTGAGTAAATGTGGTATTACCATTAATATCAATTGTATGAGTGCCACCAGTATTTGTTGCACTCGCGCCACCGATTGTCACTGCCGTATTTGCTGATGAAGACCCAGTTGGTGCTGCTATGTCTACGTTTGTGGTGCTAGTGCTTTGACCCGAACTAGCGATATTGATGGTTTGAGTTGTATTACCTTCTGTTGCGGCATCACCGATATTAATGGTGTTAGCTTTGGTGCTGTTACCGACAGTGATTGTACCAGTTTTTGTACTACTACCTAATGTGATTGGTTTATCGTCACGACCGCTCATAACAATCCCATTAGCATAACTCATTTGCAATTCTGTAGCACCAGCTGTATTGAAGGTAATGTTATTGGTCAGTGATGGTGGGTTACCATCATCAACAATTATTATACTAGTATCATTTTTAATAATTCTATCAAAGGTGGTGTTACCTGCCATCGCAGTTGTAGCAGTTGTGCCTATTTGTAGTGTAGTTACAGCACCAGTATTTCCATCAACACTTGTTACTGCATCTGTGGGTGTAGCAAGTAGTGTGAAGTTTGTCATATCATGTGGATCAGTAGTTCCACTATTCCGCATGTATGTTTTGTTTTCGTCAGTACGAACTACAACATCACCTTCTTCTGTTGTCAAGGCAAGTTGTGCAGATTCGCTTGCTGCAGTTTGTACTGTCGTAAGAGCAGTTGCTGCCATGTTACTCACAGGCAATGTTCCAGTTACTTGCGATGATAAATCAAGACTACCACCTATTGCACTTAGAGCAGTATTACCCGCCATCGCAGTTGTGGCAGTTGTACCAATTTGCAATAGTGAAGTATCGCCCGCTAGAGCAGTCGTTGATGTTGTACCTAATGCTAGTAGTGCAGTATCACCTGCGAGTGCAGTTGTTGATGTTGTACCTAGTTCTAATAATGCAGTATCACCTGCGAGTGCAGTTGTTGATGTTGTACCTAGTTCTAATAATGCAGTATCACCCGCAAGAGCAGTCGTTCCTGTTGTGCCTAACTGAAGTAATGAAGTATCACCCGCAAGAGCAGTTGTTGATGTTGTACCAAGTTGTAGTAAGGCTGTATCGCCCGCAAGTGCTGTCGTTGATGATGTACCAAGTTGCAATAGTGCGGTATCGCCTGCCAATGCTGTAGTGGAACTTGTACCTAATTGCAATAATGAAGTGTTACCAGCTAGTGCTGTAGTAGAAGTTGTACCTAACTGAAGTAATGAAGTATCACCTGCCAATGCTGTAGTAGAAGTTGTGCCAAGTTGTAATAATGAAGTGTTACCAGCTAGTGCTGTTGTTGCGGTTGTACCTAATTGTAGTGTTGTGACTGCGCCAGTATTTCCGTCGACGCTTGTTACTGAATCAGTTGGAGTCGCAAGAAGTGTAAAATCTGCCATTGTTCCTGCAGAACCACCATTATGCATATATGTTTTATTTTGGTCAGTCCGAACTACAACATCGCCTTCTTCTGTTGTTAGAGCCAGTTGTGCAGCTTCATCCGCAGCAGTCTGTATTGTTGTAAGTGCTGTTGCTGCCATGTTGCTGACAGGAAGAATTCCAGTCACCTGTGTAGATGCGTCAATAGAAAGTGCAGATTGATGTGCAGTTACGTCAGTTTCGCTAACAGTTTTTTTATACCCTGCATTCCCTACAAGAGTGTCTAGTGACCCAGTAATTGCCTGATTTGATGAATTACCGATAAAAATATCGCCATCGTCGAGATTGGGTGTAGCATTAGTTCTTCCCGCACCCATAATCTTAATAGAACCAGAAGTTGCGTGTACTCTAGTGACCTTTGCGATTTTCTGTATGAGGTTTGCACTTCCTGATGGTGCTGTATTAACTAACACCCCAGCTGTTGAAGCTGATACATATAATTCATCATTGATCGAAAAACTACTTGTGTCTATACCAGACAATGTGCCAAAGGTATAAACATCAACATTTGCATTAGCATTCGCAGCCGTGGAAACAATACCAAATGCTGGCATTTTAGCAGCATCACTTGCATTTGCCTTAGCAACTTGCGTTTGATTGCCTGTTGTATCGTACTGATCAATATAAACAACATCGCCTTTAGCCAGACCTTCACTTGCCTTAGCTTTAAATAATACCGCTCCTCGAACATCACCAATAAATTCATCAGCCTCAACATCACCAGTAACTTCTACACCATCATTTGTTGTCTGTAATCTTGAGGAATTATTATAATATAATCTGATAAATGGAGAAGTTCCAGGCATAGTAAATGCGGCAAGGGCTCTCTGCCTAGAATCGTTTTCTAGAAATATACCATTTCCGTCACTAGAAAGATAAAGTCCATTGGTGCCCACATCTTTGATTACAGACCTTCCATCTCCAACAGCTTCACTAGTTGTGTCGTGGTAAATAAGTAAGTCATTGCTATCACCAAACTTAGCTTTTACGTCATCCCCGAATGATATATCACCAGTAAACGTAGCACCAGATAATTCTGCATATCTACCATCAAAGTCTGTAGTAACTGTACTGTTGTCAGATTTAGTGAGAGTGAGTACTCCATCAGAAGTTTCGAAAGATGCTGATGTTATACCAACAGCACTACCGCCACCATCTGCACCAACCCACTTTGATAAAGACGAGTCATATTTCAGAAATTTACCATCCACGAGGGCAGTTGAACGATCTACATCGTCCATATCTTTTATTTTTACTGCACCACCGCCACCAGAACCTTGCATACCTAATCTAAGGCTTGAAATAGATTTCTTAACATCTTCGATTTGTTTCTCAAGTGATTTCATTTTCACTTGATCTTCAGATAATTCAACACGCTTAGTTTTAAGGTAGTCTAATGCTTGCTCGTGTAATGGTGTTTCAGCTAACTCTTCAAGGTTCTCTGTTTCTTTGATTATTTCTTCTTCAGATTCTTCAACTAATTCTTCAATTTCCACTAAAGGTTCTTCAACGATTTCCTCTACTGGGTCTTGGATCTTATCTTCGGTGAAAGTCTCCTCAATATCTTCTGAGACTATCTGTGGCTGGACTTCTTCTTTCACTGTTGGTGATGTGAGCCATGCTTCCATGGCAGCAATTTCTCGCTTCTGGTTTTCCTCTTGCTCTTTCAACTGCTTGAGTTCAGAAGAAAATGCTTCTAAGAAGTCTTGCTTCAGATCTTCTGATTTCTTCTTAGTTTTATTTTTCTTTTTCTTTTCTTCTGCAGAATTCTTAGCCTTTTCTTCGGCTAACATCTTAAACAGATCATTCATATCCATGATAAATTATGCCTTTGTTACTTGGGGTGTGACTGTGAGTATTCCTTCTACAACTCGTATAGTTTCCGACCCTGATGCACTTTCAACATCGTAAACGTAACGACCTGCCTTCAAATTTCCAGTTTGCGTAGCTGTCAATGAGAGAGTTATCACTCCCGTACCATTTACTTGAGATGTCGTGAAACTGGTTGAGGTAGAACTATAATAACTCTTTCTTATTTGTGCAGTTGTTGTATAACCAGAAAGATTTTTTGCTGAACCAGTGCTATCCTTCGCTGTCACATCAACGGAAAATGTTGTACCTTGATCAATTACAATATTCTTTTGAGTCGCCATATCTTTTGCTCCGAACAATGATACTGGTATTTATACGAATAAAAAAGACTTGACTTTCGGGCGAAAAAAAGTATAATAAATAAGGTTATGAAAAATATTTTTATGCTTTTATATGGAGACAAATACAACCACGAAGATGTTAATCGCATAGTCGAGGCAACTAATTGTCAAACAAAATATAATTACATCTTATACACCGACAATCCTGGGATGGATAATCTGCACCCGCAAATTGAAACTGTGAAGATTGACTCAGACTGGGGAACTTTCAACAAAATTAAAATGTTTGAAAGAGATAATGTCGGAGAATGTGTATATTTAGATTTAGATATTATTATTCAATATCCAAATATCGATATTCTATTTCACAAAGGGGTTCAAAAACCTGCTATTTGTAAAACATACTGGAAACACGAAGGATTTGAAGCTGAACATGATGGTGGAGATTTCAATTCGAGCGTAATGAGTTGGAATTCATCGAATGCGAAACATATTTACGAACATTTTATGAAGAATCCAGATTATTTTATAACAAAATATAAAGGTTGTGATGATAAATATTTGTTCCACGAACATAAAGATAATTTTTCAAATTATGGTCGAGGTAAAATATATTCTTATATGTATGGGATAGATCATAAAACTGATGTGAGCCCACGTGCTAAGAAATATCACGAATTTGCTTCAATCTGTTTGTTGAATGGTCAAGAAAACTATGATTTTGATTTGAGGTCTGATTACTATTTTAACCTTTCTAACAATAAAGTGGGGTAAAAAATACTCACCTGAATATGTGAATAACCTATATGGTATGATTGACGCAAATTATGTTAATCAATTTAAAATGGTATGTTTCACAGACGATCCAGAGGGTATTAGGGAAGAAGTAGATACTCACCCCATCCCAGACATTGAACCACTACACCCGAAATATTGGTTTGAAAAAGAAAACTACTGCTGGGATCGTAGTAAATTTCTTTTATTCAACGCAAAGGAATGGTTAAATGAAGATGGTCCATTTTGCTATTTCGATCTAGATGTAATCATTCAATCTTCTATTGACGAGTTTTACGAACTTGCGTTTGAACCGCATATTTTATATTCTCATTGGCAACCAGAAGGTCAAATAAAAGATAGAAGATTTAGAAACATCAGAGGAACATACTTCAATTCTAGTTGTATGCTTTGGTGGTCTGATCAAACAAAGAAAATTTACGAAGATGTTGTGAGTAATCCAGATATCTTTACAATTTTTTACAAAGGTTCTGACAACTACCATCAATGGAGAAGACCAGCTGGAGCAAATTTCTGGAACTTCTTACCGCATGAATGGTACTATAGCTACAATTATGAAGATACTAATTATGATGCCAAACTTGCGCTGTTCAATCAAAATGTAATCAAAAACGATAATTCCATATCTATTGAAGATCTAGAAGATTCAATTCTTCTGAATCATTGGTACGGAAAATATGATATGTACAAGGATGTCCCTTCTAGGATAGTTTTAGAACTTTCAAACAAATACAATGATACAGAAAATAAATTCAATGACCTGTTTGTAGAAGAAGACGAACTCACTCTTGACGAAATAAAAAGAATATTTGCAGACCCACCAGAATATGTAACTTTACTGACAACACTTTCTAAACCTGAAAGATGTAAAGACTACTCAAAGATAGTTGATTGGTTTAAAAGCGTGGGGACTGAGGTAATTGAACCCCCGATGGATTTTCGAGTAAATGAAACCACACATGGCTCACACCCCAACACAGATATTAATAAAGACCTCATAACAAGGGAAAACATAAAAACATTTAAGCAAAAAGAAGAATATAGAAACATCACAAAAGAAGAAAACTGGGTAATTGATTGTGAAGCCAGAAACGAGAATATGGCTTATATCAATGCAAAGGGGCAAGTTTTCCCTTGTTCGTATATTGCTAGAGATATTTTAGAAAACAGATTATATCCTTTGCACCCAATAGACTACCCATACAATCCTAAATACAACAACGCCAAATCCTTTTTGTTGAAGGATATTGTATATAATGCAGACTTCGAATGTTATAATGATAGTCTGAAAAAAGACCCTTTGAAAATTTGTAAAGAGACTTGTGGAAGATGCGTGTAAATTTTGTATGTGCTAAGTGGGGAGAAAAATATGGTGCGCACTTTGTCAATCGTTTAAAAAACATGGCAAAGAGAAACACCCCCGAACAATTTGATGTGCATTTCTACTGCTACACAGATGACCCGACTGGAATTGACCAAGACGTAAAAATAATAGAATTCCCAGACATTCCAAATATCCACCCAAAATACTGGTTTGGTTTAGAAGATTACAAATACGGCATGGCTCGTTGTTGGGACAGAGCAAAAACCTTTGTTTTCAATACACATAACTTTGCAAAAGATAAACCAACTGGTCGATTTGTGTTTTTTGATTTAGACGTAATCATTCAAAATGATCTAACTCCAATCATAACATACAATATGGAACAACCAACAAAAATGCGCTCTTGGTGGCAAGACCCAAGACCTATGGATACCCGAAGATTTAAATTATCTCATGGAGCGTTTACAAACGGAAGCTGTAAGGTTTGGAGTGACGATCAATGTGAGCCTATATGGAATGATGTACTTAAACATCAGGAAAAGATCTGGTTTACATTTACAGACGGCACTGATAATTACCATAGTTGGCGTTGGAAAGAACTATGGGATTATTTTCCTAGTTGGATGGCATACTCATACAATCGTGGTCGTTCTTGGGATGAAGACGATTTAAACGTAGGAATATACAGAAACAATTGTATCCTTTGCGTATTTAATGTAGACCTTCTACCATTTGAAGATGGATCTAGGGGAAAAACAAAACAAGACGATTTGGTAGACCCCAAGTTATTGGAGCATTGGCAATGAGTTATGAATACAGAAAGTTTAGAGACAAGGAATGGCTTTGGCCAAAGGAAGATTACCATTGTTGGAAACACTTGACAAAACAGCACCCAGATATCCCGATACAAATATTAGTTATGATTGGTGGTGCTGATACAGTCGTTCAGGCTGGAGGAAATTGTGGACTATACACTGCGCAATATGCATCTCATGTAAATGAGGTATTAACATTCGAACCAGATTTGGTCAATTATCACTGTTTGAAAGAAAATTTAAAAGAATATAATAATGTAACAATGCACCCATTTGCACTTGGAAGTAAAGAAGCAGTTGTTGGAATTAAAATAGATAGGGTTAATACTGGTGCTTCTTCAGTTTCAGAACAATTAGATGGAAAAATAAAACAAGTTCCCTTAGATAATTATGATATTGATCCTGATTTGATCCACTTAGATATCGAAGGGATGGAAAAAAACGCATTAGAGGGCATGACGAGGATATTGAAGAAATATCGCCCAGCGGTCGTAGTAGAAAGAAACAATGGCGGTGATTTATTATTAGAACTTGGCTACAAAAAAATCGCTAATATTGGATTAGATTGGTTGTACGTGTGAACATCTATACAGTAAAATGGGGTACAAAATATTCTTCTGAATATGTAAATAAGATAGCAGAAGATCTCCAATCCCTTTCCCCAGAATCGCATAAAAAGGTTTTTTGCATAACCGACGATCCATCTGGACTCAGCGATCTTGTTGAGCCAATACTCATACCAGAGGAAAATGATTTAGAAAAATGGTGGAACAAAATGTATTTGTTTTCTCCACTAGTAAGCCAAGAAGGGGAAAAACTTTTTTTTGACCTCGATATACTAATCCAAAAAGAAATAAAACCCTTCGAGGAATTTGACCCAGAAAACTGCCTCGGGATTGTAAAGACTTGGTGGCATGACCTAGAAAGGATGAAAGAAGAAACAAAACACGTTCCTCACAAATTCAGTGATATAAACTCAAGCATTTTAAGATGGAACGAAAATTTTGATTCAGAAAAACTTTGGGAATACTTTAATAAATATAAGCAACAGATACTTTGGCAATATCGTGGTATTGATAATTTTCTTTGTGATAAGAACATAATCCCCATGAAACTTTTCCCAATAGGATGGGTATATAGTTTCAATCAAGGTTATATCTTTCCGCAAGACACTGAAAAGCACGTGTATCGAGAGATTCCGTATATTTGCTTGTTTGACTCTATGGGTAAAAGTGAAGATGTTAAAATCTAATTTTCTTAATAATTTTAAATTCTATGGTGAAGCACTTCACTTCATAGAACAAAAAGCACCGCACAAACTCACCGACTTACGTCAATGCCACGAGGAAAATCACGTTGAAGCAGTGACGTGGCTAGTGGAACAATTAATAAAGACTGTCGAAAACTGCGCTAGACAAGAGAAAATTAAGGTATTGGTGCTAAACTCTTGGTTAGGCGTGCCTCTCGTCCCTCTCCTTTGCGAAAACCTAGATATAGGGGAGTTACACTTAGTTGATTTAGATAAAGAAGCATTAGATATATCTAAAATAATGCATAAACATTATGCTCAGGAAAAGTTTGTAAAGATTCGACATCACAATCTAGACATTCCCTTTGCGTTTGATGAATTAAATAAAATCGATGCAGATATTGTTGTAGCAATTAATACAGAACAAATGTATCCACTGAAAGAACTTACAACAAAAAATCCAATGGCAGTATTCGCTTGTCAGAATAGCGATGTGATTGAGGAAATGTATGGTATAAATTGCGTTAAAAGTATCGACGAATTAAAAGAACAAATTGACTTAGAAGAAACATATTATGAAGGACAACGAGAACAAACATATTATTCTTGGGATGGAAAAAGAAAATATAATAGATTCATGGTCATAGGGTCTAAATAGTAATATCCTCTACCATCAGTTCCCACATATCTTTATCTGGTACAACAAACCCGACAGTAATTCTTGGACCACCCCCAGCGCAATGCCATACTGGATCAGATTGATCGCCATAATAACCAACTTTGGCAGACCACCCTTTCCAATCTGGTAATGTGTGGATTATTTCTCCATCCCAAAATTGAAAATACCCATCTCCTAGATTATAGTTAAACAAAATATTATATCCAGGAACATCCCAATTATTATGCCACCCCATAAATCCGTCTTCTGGATAGTACACGTGTACAGCACTATATTTGGCACCTAAAAATTTAACCAGAGTGTCATTAAACCTTTGAGACTCTTTTTTAAATTTTTCTGGAGATTGAGCTCCAGGACCAAAGTGTACGTTCCGAACAACCTCTGGTGGACCTGCATGTTGCCCTTCTTCCTTTCCCATTGGCTTTTTGAGCATTTCTTTTAAGTAGTCAAAAGATTGAGAATGTTCAGAGTTTGAGTTGCCGTGATCACTAATGACTAATTCTGATAAATCCTGATCAAAAAACCATTCACTGTGTTCATTTAAAATTTCTATTATTTCTTTATTAAGGTCTATAAATCTCACTGCACATCATCCTAGTTCTTGATATTGTATAATGTTGAACAACTATATTTTGCCCCATCAGTTCTTCATCTTTGTAACCATTTACAAAGTTCCACTTTGCATCTGGGGCAGGGAACTCTCCTATTGTAACATTAAAATCACCATTAGTCAACATATTCCACATAGTAAATGTATCCCACTGCCTTACTTCTTCGGGATACGGAGAAGGATCCCAGCGTGGATCGGTTTGTTCAAGATACCAAGTGTACCAGTTATCCATCAGTTCTTTAGTCGTTTTAGTATTATACAAAAACAAACCGCAATGATAAATCATTTCTTCAGTTTCTGACAACTTAGTTATCTTTGCGTTGTATGGTCTACATCTAGTAAACAGTAAATCTTTGTCTCCAAGTAAATCGAAAACTTCAGATATTTCTTCGCTTTGAATTAGCGTATCGCAATCAATATAAAGGGTTGTATCGTATGGAGATTTAGACAACGCCCAAAGTTTTGCTCTTACGTGGTTGGGGACACCTTGCGTTATAATTTGATCAAAAATTTCACGTGCTTCATCACACACCCAAGATTCATGAGTGAACAGCGTTATTTTTGCTTCTGGGTAAAAATCTAAAAGGGATTGGGCAGAATAAAGTGCAGCATAATAAAATTCTTTTTTTACTGAAGCAACGTAGACATAACCATTACTCTTCATTGGCCAATGCTTCCTGTATCATCAGGGTTGCAAAGGCTTGGACTTCAATTGGCGTCTTTGCCTTTCTCAGACGCTTTTTAAGATCTCGGTTGGTAGAGTTTCGTATTTCTTCGATTTCAAATGCTTCCAACTTCATATTAAAAAGAACTTCTTGCTTGGCACGTGCCATGTCAGCTTCTTTTTGTTCTCTATGATGTTGTTCGCGTTCTTCAGATTCTTTTCTATGCTCTTCTGTATTTTTATCTAATTGCTCTTCACCAAACATTTCTAATATTTCATCGAAATCTTTGTTATAAGCATCATATGCATTAATGTGAACAACATTATATTCGCCATCATAAGATAACCTTCTGGCAACTATTTGGCGGTTTTCTTTATCTTTCCAGATGGGGTCTTTCCAAAGAGGTGGGCGTTCTTTGTCGTTTGAGGATGCGATAACTTCCATAATTTACTCCATAATGTAAAATTGTATTCTATTTAGGCAGTTCTCAACCACAGTTTCTTATTGGACTGACTGGAGGATGTACTTATTATTGTAGCTCCATCATAATACCCAGCATAATCACCAGAATAGCTTCCGCTGTAGTTTCCAGTGTAATTACCAGTATAATAACCTGTGTAATATCCTGTGTATGTCACCCACGTTCTTGTATAACCTGCAAATCGAGGACTGTAACTTCCAGAATAGGTTCCAGAATATGTTCCGCTGTAATAACCAGCATAGTTTCCAGTGTATGTCCCAGTATATGTTCCAGCATAAGCATATGTTGCAATGTTTTTTACTTGGTCCGTGAGAGTCTCTCCCATTTGCTGCCATGTTCCAGTACTCGGAGCATTTTCTGAAAGAGCGTATATTCCTGGACCATCACGCTCAAGGATCCTATTTCCGAGATACACAGCCATCTGACGATACCTTACAACATCTGCTTCTTGTAGACTTTCGTCATCGGTATTTCCACTTTGTTCCCTGATAACAATATTGTTACCCACACCAGTAGGAACTGTGCTGTTGGCTGTTGATTTTTGCCAAAGCGTTTTTGTAAATGAAGTATTATCTACTTGGGTGTCTTCAATATTACCGCGATTAACCCAAGTTCCACCAGTATTTGGTGCATTAGCTGACAAGTAATATTGCCCCGCAGTACTTGCAGATTGTTCACAATAGGCATCGATAACTATATCTAGAAAATCTTTTCGTTCGGTTTCAGTACTATCTTTAAGCCGATTATTGTCATCTAATATTACTGGAAATGGGTCGTCTCCCATGTTAACGACGTTTACGTTATTATTCTGAAGAAAGGTATACGTTTTGACTGTCGTTTGAGCACCAGATGTTGGGTGTGTACCTATTGTATCGTTTCGTTTTTTATCTACGAAAGTTCCAATCTGAGAATCTACTCCAAGAGTATATGGATATTGAGCCGTCCCCTCGTGTAGTATAACTTGTGCAGGCTGTCCCTTACCATCCAGCATGGTTTGGGTATCATTATCAATATTATACACAAATGCTTCAGTGATCCTACCTGCTACCGCACCTTTCATGTCTGCGGTGCTCATCTCCTGAAAACCTAAAACGACATCAGTGTTAGGATCAACTCTTACCTTTACAGGATTACCCATTATATTTCCTTAGTTTACGATATTACCCGACGAATTATAAATCACTAGAGGTCTTTTTACTTCCCAAGTCTCAGAATCTCTACACACTAGGCTCATAGATGTGTTTGGGGGAAGGTCTTTAGCAGCATTAGACGAACCAAAATCAATCTTATCTGAAGTTGCAGGATATACTTTTATTGAAGAGGAAGTAGAATTGTAAATCTCTATATGTCTTCCCGTAGTCGCAGAAGGCAATTTAACACCTTCGTTATTAGAAGCAGTAGTTACAATATTTACTGTTTCTCCTAATTGAGTCGCATCGCTCTGAGCAGATCCTGCTGCAGTTACACCACCTTGCACACCAGTGATCATCGCCCCAGCAGCAATAAAATTACCTGTAACTGTGACACCTGCGGCAGACAACACACCTAAATTATCTACTGTAAAATTGTCATTTACGTTTATACCTCCATCAAGGGAAGCAAGACCATCAACATCTAGTGTGCCTGTGGTATTAATATTACCTGTTGAGTCAGCAACAGTAAATGCCCCATCAACGTCAATACCTCCATCGAGGGAAGCAAGACCTGACGCATCTAATGAAGATGCAACAACTGCGTCACCCTCGTCTGTAGACTGCCATTGAGTTGCAGATACCGCAACAAAATCTCGACCTTTTTCTGGTCCAAGGGATAATGCAGCATTTGCAGAAAGATCATTGATAGATTCACCCGCATATGGGTAAACTTTAATAGTCGTAGAAGTAGAATTAAAAACAGTTACACGTGTACCTGTTGAGGCATCAAGGAGTTTAACACCTTGGTTTGATGTTGCTGTATTAATAATATTGTATGTCTTTGTTAATGCAGTAGCAGTTCCTTGTGTTGTACCAGCTGCAGTTACCGAGGCATCAACACCAACTATAAAGCGACCAGATACTGTAATATCATCAACAATAATATCATCACCGCTTTGATACTTGTCGGTGTTTAGATTTGTAAAGTTTGAGTCAACCTCAGTATTAGTGAGAGGTGAACCTTTACCTGAGCGAGTTGTTAGTGTTGACATTTTTCTTACCTATTTTTTAGAATTATCTGAATGGCATCTTTTATCTGCGCCAAGTCTTCTTTAAGACTATTTATATCATCGCATACTTCATCTAGTTTTTTAGATTGCCTTTTTTTCGCGCGATATTGCTGTAATCCTGCCAAATCTTTGCTTATTAGAGCATTGCTGTTTGGGTCTCTGGAATATTTATCGGTAGTAAAATCAGCCATTTATGAAATCCTATACTTGTAACGCAATTGCTCTCAGATTCTTACACTGAGGAACATTAGACGTATTATCCGTTAACATTACAATTTTTATCGCAAACTCCTTGAATGTTACGAAATTTGTTGTAGAAAGTGTTGCCGTTGCTGTGGCGCCAGAACCGCCACCCCCAGAAATTGTTAATGTTGGTGTAGCAGAATTAGTTGCGTATCTTCCTGGATCTGTTATGACAATAGAGGAAACCGCACCTGCGCTCAACACAGCAATTGCTTTAGCTTGCCTTGTTGACGTACCGCCTGTAATTGTTACAGTTGGTGGGCTAGTATATCCAGAACCCCCAGCACTAACAGTTGTCGATCCAACACGCTTAGTTGCATATGTAAGAACGTCGGATCCATTGAGGTTTGCATTATCGATAGTGTATCTATGCTCAACAAAACCTGTTTGACTCAACCCTCTGTTATCTGGTATTGAATCTTCTTTTAACAAGAACCAATCAAGTTCTTGTCTTAGATCAGCATCGTCTTCTGCTGCCATGAATTTACCATAAACCTTTATTTCAGAACCAAATGGAGTTTTTTGGTCTAGATAAACTTTCAGGTCTTGTGCATCTTGACCATCTGACAATCTAACTGTCTTAGAGATATATTTAGCAAGAGCACTTCCGCTATTATTTGCGTCTTCATTGGTTGAGTTGTTATTAATGATATTTTGAGTCGCGATGAATCCACATCTAGATAAGTCAATAACTGGACTTATGAATTTACTAGAAGTTAACATCTTCGCCTCACTCTTGAAGGACTTAGCACCACTCAAGTTAGCATCTTCGTTTGATTTAGAATATACAGCATATTCTTTGTTTGTTATTTGTTGTTCCTGCTTAACAATTTTCCTAGAAGTTGTTCCAGCTGCAGCAACACCAGTTGAGTCTGTTGGAGTGTAGCTGTGATCAACCCTAGTTTGAGGAAGAACTATTTCACCAAAGTTTAACTGCAGTTTGTTAAAGATTTTATTATCAATGGTTTCAAGTTTTCCTTGAGTAGAACCATTACCAATAATATCGTTAACATCAAAATCAGATTTTGTAAGTTGGATCCTAGCAACATCGTTTAAAGAAGAATACCTTTCGACAGCACCAGTCTTTGTTACAACATCGACTATCATACCAGTACCAGAGCCAGTTGTCCCAGATTGTGCTACATTTGTTCCATCTGCAGTAAACCCAGAACCCAACTCTTCAATACTAAACGCAGTAACAACATTAGATTGGACTTGCGTTACTTTAAGTTTTAAACCAGTACCGCCACCAAACCCCGCAAAGGTTATCACGTCATTAACAGAGTGTCCAGTTCCCCCATTATCTAATGTTACATTAAATGAGTGAAGGTTGTCACCAGCTTCAAACGCTCCATTGGTGTACTCAACCATTGATAGAAAATCTATTGGTCCATTAGTGAATTTTGCTGATCCTTCAGTATCAGTTGTAAAGTTACAACGATAAATTCTATGCATTAGATCTTCGGCTTGGAACGCATTCCAAGATCTGTTGTTTGACGAAACAAACAAAACACCGCCAGTAACATCTTCTGCAACAATTCTTTGAGTGGTTCCTACCTTATTTTCTCCCAACTCTGAAACCCAAACTTCATAATCTGGGCTATTTCCTTGAGGTAGTGTTACAATACAATATTCTCTACCGCCTTCCAAGAAAACTGGGGAATCAAACGTAACGCCAGTTGCAGAAAACGTAACTGTTCCGTCTGATGCTTCTGATGAGATATTAACCTGAGAAGGAGAAAGATATTTGGAACCATATGGTAGAACTCTAGATCCAGGATACCCATTTACAACTTCACGAAGTTGAATAGTTATACCATCAGTAGAAGATTTATTTCTGAAATAAAGGTCTATTTTAGGGCAGAATATCCCTTCTTTATTTGAGACAATAAAGGTCTGCGCAGTTGGATCGTCAGTTGTTAAGTCGACGTCTACTGAAACATTACTTGTTATGTCCTCAGTTCGCACATCAGTTACTACTTCAGCAACTACTTGTGGATCTCCAGCTTGAGTTCCTGTCGTGAAAGATGGAACCTGCGTAGAAACGATAGTTCCTTGCGAAATAACATCAAGACCAAACGAAGAATATGTAGATTCAGTTGACGTAGTTGTAAACCCATCCCTGTTCAGGACATCATCAGTTAAACGAAGGATTTTTTCTCCAATGCGGAAAGTTTCTGCTGGTATTCTAAATTGAGCTGCAAGTCTTCCTTCTGAATCTGTCACCAGAGGAGTTCCAAATGCATTTGTTGTTTCATTGAAATCTGACCAGAAGTTGTTGACCCCTGAAGACAATCTAGAAGTAAATGTTGAATATGTTAATTTACGACAATGATCAGAAACTGGGTCTCCGTCAAAATATGCATAAACGCGAGTATTTGGTTTTAATCTTGTCGCGTGGAATGTGACATTTTGAGATCTCATGAAAGGTGTGAAACCAATATCAGTTACTCGATCGCCAAAATCTTGCGTGACTGTATCGCTTCCAGTAGAATTAATTGTTAAAGTATCAACCGATTGAGATATAGCTGCAGAATCAACGACTTGTGTCATAGAAGCATCAAAACTAACATCTACTGTTGAGTCTACGTTTCCGCGACGCCCACCTCGATCAGTGTCTCCATCGCTACCACCAAACTCAATATCTTGTGTGTCTGATGTTACACCACCCATAGTAGTGTTAACACCATTAACGATACCCGCATTTCCTAGAGAATCAGTAAGATTTTCTAAACCTTGTGCGATTGCACTATTCTCAACAATTTGATCGCCACCATCTTCCATTGCAACAAAGTTATCTGATTGAGGATAAAGTTGCAAATCACCTTTATAATTGAACAACAAAGAACCAATACAATTCCTAAATTTAGAGGCATTAATATTTCGTTGATTATCCACTAATGTGTATGGAAGAGTTACTAAATTTCCTGTTTTGGTTACACCAGAAGAATTAGAATTATCAAATAGAACGTCAACCTGTTCTTCTTCGAAGTTTGCTGTGAGGAATTTGTTTCTTGTGTCAACTGCAGCATTAAAATCAGGGTCTCTGAGATTACTTAATCCATGGTCTGCGAAATTATGAATAAAGATACCATTCTTAAATCTATTGTTTCCTGAGGAATCTGTAATAACAAGGTTCTCGGTATCCTTCTCAAGCATATTCATAGAAGTGTAATACTCAAGGCGATTTATCCGTTTTTCTATGGCACCAATATCTGACATGGTGTAGCGTCTATTTTGTTTAACGGCAATTGTACAAGATAAATCTTTCCTTCCGCTTGTTCTGCCAATATATGGCGATAAAGAAGGATATGGTGGTATTGTTACCTTACCCAATTCCATAGCTGTAATAGGAGCAACAGGTGATTTTGGATTCAGCCTTGCAGCACCCTTAATTACATCGACAGTACCCTTTTCTCCGATAACAATTTTATCAATTCGAGACAAATAATATTCTGCATCTGTAGTATATGATTCTGTTGGAACAGGCATTTCATAACCACCAGAAACAGTTCTGAGGTCGTTTGCTTCTATTGGATTTATGGTCGCTTGCGCTAAAGAAGTCGCGTCTGCCGAAGTATGATTAACAAATGGTCGGAAATCAACACAATCCCTTAGATCATATTTCCCGCTCTTCTTAGAATAAAATACTGGTATTTCGTATGTGTAAATACCAGTCGAACCTGTGTCGTCAACAGGGTAAGAATCAATAGCAAAGTATGATCCAACCGAAGTACTGTAGTTCGGATCAAGATAAGAAAGTTTAACAACAATTGATTTGCCATTTGTATTCAATCTTGACTTCGGCTTCTTAATTAGTTTTGCATGGTCATAAACATTCTCTTTTTGACCATTATCCAATATAAACTGATCTTTGTGGTCAGTTCCAGTTTCAGTATAAGAAGATCCGACATAAACCCCTTCAATCTTGTATACATTACAGAAACCCAAGTTCCAAGGTCCAAATTGACCACCATCATTGGTACTTGTATCAATTTTAACATATCTAGTTTTTTTAGCAACAAATTGTACTGGAACTACGTCAGTTTGTTTGACTTTTATTTGCAGAGTTACATCAGTTGCGGCAGAAAGACTATTTCCAATATCAAAATTAATTGCAGTATTAGAAATAGATGTTATCATAGAAGGTGTTAATCTAAATGGCTCACCTTTTTTGTATAACGTATTATCTAATGTCACATCAGATTGGAATACCAAATAAAACTCATTATCAAGTTGAGTTTGTGTTGGTGTTGAAGAATACGGGAAAGACTCTGTTCCTGTAACTGTTACAGTTGACACACCAGAAACTGAAACCTCAGCGGTAAACTCTTTCTGATATGTATAATTATTATCGTATGTTCCACCTGTATCAACCGCAAAAGTTTTTGCAGCCTTAAATGGAGCTCTGAATACCAGCTGATTAGAATTTGATTCTTTGAGAACTGCTTTACTGCTTTCCAATACTGGGTCAGCAAACCCATTCATTGTAGAGTCTTCGTTGTAGATAGTTCTAATATCATCAAAAGAACCGCCAAACATACGAATATCATAAAGATATAAACGATATTTACATGCTGCAGCATTTACTGTTCCGCTTTCATAACGGATTTGCCTTATACGTGCTTGACCGATAATCGTAGAAGGAGCAGCATGGTTTGAATAGGTATTATCTGATGCTGCATTAGAAGCAGTATTACCGAATTTTAATAATGACCCATCTTTAATGTCCCAGTTACCAGCAACTTCATCAACAATGATATAATTACCATAGTTGGTTGATACTGTAAATCCTTCTTCAACTACACTTTCGTTGCCCTTTTCCACCTTAACATATGTTGGAGAAAGGAACTCTCGCCTATATCCATTAACGTAGGCAAGACCACGACCAACACCAACAGCGATATGATCCGCTGAGCCACCACTGCTTGTATCTAGCAATCCTCTGTTAGAAGATGTTTTTAAATGTTCCCTTACAGTAACCTCAAAATTGCGGATAACATAGTTCCCGCTTTCGTCAAATGTTCTTAATGCAAGTTGTGCGCCAAGTTTGTTGTAATAATCTAAATCACCGATATCGTCACCGCGAGATAATAGACCATCTTCAACTGTATATAAAGAAATGAAATCAGAATCATTGGTTGCGGTCAAAGCCAATTTTGCGATTTCAGTAGAAGTCTTATAACGATCAGCCCCTGGAGCATTAAAATTAAATGTTCCTGATGCTGGGTCGTTCAATGTACTGTCTGCATCAGAAGTTACAATAGAATCTTTGAATTTGACACCAACATAATAATTTGCTGATGTCTTATATTTTTCAAGATTAATTGTTTGTGTATCGTGATATACAAAGTAACCATCGATATACAAAATACCTTCTTCAATTACAAAATCTAACCCTTTACCGAAATAATTTCTAGTTACATCGCTTGAATCTGTTCCGTTATCGACAACAAATGTGTTACCATTTCTGCCGTTATCGGTAGATGTTACTGTAAGAGTTTCCCCTGCTTCAAAGTGAAGATATGACCCAGTAGCGTTACCTTCCGTGTATTCTATATAAAATGTCTTTTTATCTACGGCATCTGTATCTAACCCTGTTGCGGTTTTTGAGATCTTTGCCTTAAGACCGCTAGTTCCACCAGTCACAATATCACCGACATAATTCGCCAAAGTGTCATTAGCAACAGTCGCTGAAGATGCATCAAGATCATTCAACTTAATGAAATCTCTGACTAGAGGTGCACCTGATGCCCCCTTTACTCTTGCCCCATCTTTAAAAAGATGATCAGCAAAATTACCCACAGTATCTTGTAAAATAGTCTGTAGTTGTGTTAGTTCCCTTGCCTGTACAGCAACTCCAGGCTTGAACAGTATGCGAGAAAACTTTTTCGCATCATCGAAATTGTCAAAATATGGGCTTGTATTTAGATTTAGAGCCATTTCTTTACCTTAAAAGTTAAATACCACTTTCAGCGTTTCTACCTGATTTTCATCGCGAGTGATAGGTCTACGATTGTCAATATAGAGAATCTCACCAGAATGATTACTTATTTCTGGTGTTGTCAGGCTATTTATAGTTATTCCTGTATCGCCTGTAGTCACATTTGTGAATGATGACGATGATCCGATTCCAGGATATTTTTGTAATAGATAAACTGTATCTTTAGTTCCGTTACCTGTAGTATCTATTGACTGAATTACACTAAACTCACCGCCATCGTTAGTTTGCAGCACATCATCTAAATTAAATTTTGTTATATTTGAAGAAGATACTGTTACAACGTGACATGGAGTTCCAACTGTTGATGTAAATGTTGCAGTCTCTGCAAAATTATGCATATTTTTGATAATACCAACTTGTCTAAACTCATTACCAATAATTATGTCATTTTCGTCGGAGGTGAAAGAAACAGTTACGCCAATATTTTTGGCGAAAAGTTCTCTAGGAGGATTACCTCCGTGACCAGAGTTTGGGGCTACAACTGGTCTTAATATTGCAGATGTACCAGCACCAATCGATTGCGTTATTTCAATGTCAATAAAAGTGTAATTGGATCCAGGATTAGTCACTATCACATCAGTAATAGTTCCAGCAGTATTAACGATAGCAGAAGCAGTTGCACCAGTCCCGTCACCCTTTACAACTAGTGCTACATCTCCTTCAACGTAATCAACACCACCATTTGTGACAGAAACACGATCCAAAGTACCTTTCACTGCTGCAGCCTCGACCGAGGACTGAAGTGATGGTGTTTCTGAAGAACCGAGTGCAGCTGTAGCAGTAGCACCCGATCCACCGCCACCAGTAAGTTTGATGAACGCAAAGGAATAACCTCTGCCCTCGCTAGTGATGGTTATACCTGTCACCTGACCACCCGAAACAGTAGCAGTTGCAACTGCCCCTGTTCCATCGCCTTCTATGACAACAGTGGGCGCAGAACTATACCCAGAGCCACCAGCAGTTACTGTTATTGAATCCAATTCACCATTTACATCAAATGCTGGATTACCTGCGCCTGAAACTTTGCGGACAGGAATAAAGTTAGTGTTCAAAAATTTAGTTCTGTCTGCAGAACCAATTTGGAACATAAACTTCCACATGTAACCATCATCCAAGGTGAACGTGTCTGTTGCAGTTGATGTTGGTTTAATCGTACTTTGAGCATTGTTGTTATTCTCAAGGCACTTATAAACATTGAATTCATCTGTGACTACATAGAACTTGGCGTCAGACAAATTAGTTGCACCACTGTATGCTGGATGATTGTCTGCGTATTCGTCATCGTACTGGTCGTAAATTGTACCAGAAACCCAGTCATACCTTGGAGCAAGCAATACTGCATCAGATGCATTTATTCGTTTAACGAATAACATATCTTGGCGATATTGTGATTGGTAATACTGAGAGTCACGGGGATTCTCGGGAGTCGTATCGTCATCCCAAGGTCTCGCCCTCGAAGCAAACATATAGAAAAAGTCGTTTTCGTTAAATATATCTCTATAAAACGAACGAGCATTTTCTACCCTTGCAGCTGATCTTAGTAATAATGCCATGTCTAACTCCTATACGTTAGGTTTAGGTGTCAGAAACAGTCAAAGTCCAAGTAATTTTCAGTGTATCTGCCGCACCTTTGTTTACAACCGAAAACGTAGTTCGGCAAAGCATAGTACCAGCAGAAGTAGCATTAAAGATACCAGCTTCTGTTACAGCACCAGTACCAGTATTAGCAGGGAAATCACCAACATATTCAACAGTATTAGTTGATACAGTCTGTGATGTCAGAGTAACACGAGCAGAAGAAATTGGGCTAATCAATGTAGTTTGAGAAGCACTTGGTCCTGTAGTACCTGTTCCCACTTCCATATTAGACATACGAGTTGGTGGTGATGAGTTTCCGAGGCGGTCAGCAATGTGGTTTAGACCAGATGTAACTACCAAGTTGTTTACAGTTTGCTCTTCTTTTAGGTTGCCCTTTGCATCGAAAAGCTGAATTTGAACACGCCCCAACGCATTCATTTTATCTACATCAAGAATCATTTTTTTCTCCTAGTTGATGTGTAGTATATTTGTTTTGTATTTATAACGATTGTTTCCCTTGTTAGGAAATATTTCTTACTTCCCCAACATAATCTTCTGCAAAATAATCACCTGCGTAGTTTTGAGCAATTACCTTTCCAGATTCACCCCAAACTGCGCTTTCAGTTTTACTGGTGGCAAATAGTAAGACATTTGATTCGTCAACAAGTGGGTCTTCGGTGTAAGCATTTTCTGAAGCTCGAGTTACTGAGGTGTCATTTAACTCAACTGGGTCTGCTTTAACTAGACCTGGAGAAAGATTGGCTACATCATTCCAGTCAACAGATTCTTGTTTATTCAAACCGACGACTCTAGTTACAACCTCAGCCCAATCTACTGAATCAATTGGATCTCTGGCAATAAAGAATAATATGTCAACTATTTCAGACCAATCTACAGAATCAGTTATATTTGGTCTGTGGAAATCTAACGCAGGTGCATCTTGTATCACAGGATCTTCAGTTTTCGCAAAAACTATATCAAACTTATTTATTGTGTCGTCAAAAGATGGAGTTTCAACTTTATTCAAGTTGGGAAGTAATAGTATGGTGTCATCAGAAGCACCAGTTCTCTTATCAGACCAATCTATAGAATCAGTGATATTTGGTCTGTGGAAGAATAATTGCGGTGCATCTTGAACAACTACATTTTCAATATCTGCGAATATGCGGAATACAATTATGTCTGGTAATGCATTAAACGAAGATCCCATATCAACCAATTGATTTATTTGGAGGTCAGTCCAAGCAATCATACCAGCAGGATGAGCAATCCGATCTAGAAGTTCTCCCCATTGTGTTTTTGGTCTAGAAGTTCTAACTTGATACGCGAAGTTTTGGTAAACAGAATTATCTTGTATTCTATTGGCATCAGAAAGAAATCCCTGAGAGTTTTTAAAACTTCCAGGATATGTATGTGAGAAACCTGTATTGCAAGTAAGTGTTGTTGTCTCATTTGTTGCTGAACGGAGAATAAAATCAAATGACTCTCTCTGGAAACCTGTACCTGTAGAGATAACTTCTACGAATGCGGGATAATTGTTTGAATCTAATGTCTTAATCCTAACAACAGCATTGTTATCAATACCAGTAATCGTGTAATCCTCACCGAAATAATCGATTGCATATACACCTAGAATATCCCCTGTCTCTGAAACTTTGAATGTTTCACCGATAACAAAACCGCCATTTGATGTACCAGAGTTGGTTTTGAGAGAAACTTTATTTAAAACACGTGTCAAAAATGCTGTTTTATCAGTAATAGTGTCAAGACTTCCCTCAACACCAATCCAAGATCTAACTGCATCAGTATTGAGAACGATTGTAGGAACATTATTATAACCAACACCTGTTGTATTATTGACAAATAAAACATTGGATATAGAACCATTCGTCAATCTAGCTTCTACAACGGCAGTTGTTGTAATCGTGTCATCTGGGTGAGGTAAAACAATAACATCTGGATTAGCAGAATAACCAGCACCTGCATCAGCGATTGTTAACGAAGCAAGTTTACCCTCTGTTATTGTAGCAACATTACACGTGAGGTTTGCCCCACCACCAAAATATGATGCAGGGAAAACTATCTGTTCACCCTTAACATAATTAGTTCCTGGATATCCACTAACCAAGCCAATTGTAGCTGCACCAGAAGAATCTATAGTTACAGTAAATCTTGCTCCAGAACCCGAAATATTTGGATTAGCAACAACCATCGGGGTAGTATTACTAGCAATAATTTGAGTGGAAGCTGTTCTCAATGCATCGGCTGCACTTATCGACCCAACACTAGCGATTTTACCCTTAACAGTTGCAGTAATTTCACCTTCAACGCCTTGCCCTGGAATAATGGTATCTCCAGGAAGATCCAGTGTTAATTCAAATGCTTCTGGTGCAGTGTATGCAATTTTTTTAACACGTGTGACTGAAGTGTTTATAATTTTTCTTTTTGTTATGGATGCTGTAGATTCATAATAATGAACAGAAGCACGCCTTCCCCTCAGATTTAATGGATTTGGAACTGGGGATATTTCTGTATTTGCATATGCTTTGACTGTTAATTCTTTTCTATAAATTCCATCTGATGGTCTTAGTATGAATTCAGAAGGAAGAAATACCTCAACATCTTCATTGTACATAAGTTTAAAGAATTGTTGTATGCCTTGTCGAGAACCTTTTGATTCAAGAAAGGTTTTCATATGCTTTATTAGCATCCTTGAATCTACAGCAGCAGTAGTCGGGAAGTCTAATGCATACTGTTCTAACATAGGCTGCAAGAAATCTGGGTCATTATGATCAATGTTTATTTTATCGATCATCTCCTGGAGAAGGTGAGTCGGGCTGTATTGACTTTCGGATGATCCATTTGATATGTTAAGAGAGGTATATTCCTCTTGCCCAAGATCTTCAAATCTATAATAGTCTTTTATGAATCTAGCAAAGTTTGGATAGTCAGTTTTTATGAATTCTGGAATCTGAGAATCAGATATGTAACTCATATTATCGTGATAATAACCCTGACCCTTTGCAATCTTTTGCAGTACTATGTCAAAGGTTGCGCCCTTACCACCACCCTTCAAACTATCTACAGTGAATGTGATGTCTGGTGCATTGTTTACACCACCAATGTCAATATCTAAAACTGTTACAGTTTCGCCTTCTCTATAAAGAGACCCATCATCAATAATAGAATATGAAAGAATTGAACCGCTGTTATCGATAATGAGACTGATCCTAGCACCTGTCCCTGTTTTTGATGATACTAAAGGAACATTGGTATAGAGACCTGCTGATCTTCTAGAGTCTGCGGAAGTCGTGTTTATAAGACCAGCACCACCGCTTTTCAGGGGAGAAAGTATGGCAATCTCGGGTGCATCCCGATACCCATCACCCTCTGATGTAATTTGAATCGAAGTAACCTGACCATTATTGATTTCAACTTCAGCAGTTGCTTGTATTTGCTCAGACTCAGCTGCACCAGTTGGAGGGCTAATGAGAACAGAAACATCTCCTAATTGAGAAGAATAGTTAGAACCCGCAGATGTTATCGTTATGGATTCAATGTATTCCTTGAAATTTGGTGCTGATCTCGCCATTTTTAGCTATCCGATATTCTAGCAGTCATTGTTATTGTAGTTCCTTGTCTGATATTGTTAGGGATATCAGCTACGCTATTATCTTGCGCTAAAATATAGTTTTTAGATGGTTTAGGGAAAACTGGAGAACCATCTTCATTTAGCTGTGTGGTCGAAGATAAAATATCGGTTTTAATATCCTTAGAACTCTCGTGTGGTTGACAAACTACATTTAGCGTTGTATTAGAACCCTTTATTTCAGTAATATTCAAAGAGTTTAATTCTATTTTACCTGTATCATAATTAATAGTCCCTGCGTTTGAATCGATGACAATATTATTATCTGCAGATTTAAGGATAATAGTTCCACTACCATTATATGCTGGGGCAATAACGTCGGGGTCTGGAATATCTGTTATGTAAACAGTATAAATTGCTTGATCTATCTTAGCATCAAAGAATCCACTAGAAATAGAATATGGTTGGAGCTTATTGTTGAACCTCATCTCATACTTAACATTTGTATTTAATGCTGGAACAACACGTTTCTGTAGTCTTAATTCTAAGTTAACAGCAACAAAGGATTTGGATAATTGCACCAATCTTGAAGAAAGAACTGAATAGTAAAAATTCTTGTTTAATGAATTTAGTTGATTGTCAAAAAAATCTTGCAATTCAGTTTGGATAAGGTTTTGCAATGCACCCTGCGATTCGGAAGTTTTCTTGGAGTCGTAAATGACGCCAATGTTTAGACCAATATATGTGTATTCTGGGTCTACGAACTCTGATGTGATTGCAACTGGTTGTCTTGGACTAATGACTTCCCGTATAAGATTATCCTTATCGTCTTGAGTGATAACCAATCCAGGTTGAGGTTGAAGAGAAACAAAGACCTTACCATAAATTGGTGGATCATTATCTTCTCCACCCCAAACAGCAACTGATTTTACATTAGGATTAGAAGATAATATAAGAGACTTATAATCATTGGTGGTTACTGCTCTATTTTTCGTAGCATTAAACCTTGGAGCATTATAACGAATACTATCAACGCTTTCTTGGGATGCACCGCCTGAAGATTGCGAAACTGTAGTGATTGACACAGTTTCTCCCGATCCTACTAGGACACTTGGAGGAGTAAATGATTTGATGCCATTTGCAGATGGTCCAGAAGAAGCAATATAATTTAATCTAACAATATTTCCAGTCTTTAATTTCTTACCGATCACCCCATCACCAAATCTAACTTCGTAATATCCATTCAATGACTCTTCAATATAGTAAATGTTTGAAGTAGACTTTACTTCAAGGATATTATCAGAAAATTCAAATGTGTTAGTTGTGGTGTCAGAAACACTTTCCTGCACTGTCACAGTAAGCGTGGTTGTGTCAACATCTGGGTTTGCCATTAAGACTGGACCAGATAAGTTTTCTGCGCCTATAATTTCAGAGTTGTCAACACGAACACCTTCTACTAGTCTAATATCTTTGAAGTGAAAACCACTTGAACCACCGCTAGTGGTTGTCTTGTTTACTGTATAATCTTTATCTGGGAAAAATTTAAACGTAGACCCATTAGAGGAAGTGATAAATGCCTTGTCTCTAGAAAGTGTAAATGAACCACTTGTATACGAAGAAGGGATGTTAGTTATATCTAAATCCACAACCGCAGCAGAAGACCTTGCAGATCTTGCAGTGTATCCCATCGTCTTTGCAATAGAGGCGACTGAGTTTCTTTTTACGGCTGAATCAATAAATGCTTCGTTAGCAACCATATGTGCCAAAAATGCGTTGTATTGAGTGTTATATGCCAAAAGATCTATTAAGACAGAAAGACCCGATGCTTCAAAATCATAATCAGAATATTGATCCTGATCAGAAAGAAATGTCTTTAAGTTTGACTTAATAGATTCAAATTCAAGTTCTGTTAATTTTCTTACTGCCATCGTAGACTCTTTGTTTTTATTTTTATGTATTTATAAACAGTTTTATTAGTTTTCTAACTGGGTTATTCGTGCCGATAATGCTTCTATCTGCGCTTGTTGCTCTTGTATCGCTTTAGTCAATACAGGTATTAAATCAGCAGCAATTGTCTTGTACGGATCTTCTCCTTCAGGTGATTCGTCTAACCATTCACCAATCATATCTGGAAAAACTTGTTCGAACTCCTGAGCAACGAACCCACGATCATCCGAAATACCACTTCCCTTACCTTCCTTCCAATCAAACTTTCTGGGTTGTAGCTGCATTATCTTAGATAGTCCGTCATCCAGATCTCTAATATTTTCCTTGAATCTTTCGTCTGAAATACTTGCAATGGTAGTAGAAGTAGAGTTTATCTGGCCAGTTTTGTTTACATAAAATCTCCACGCACCAGTCCATCTCACATGATAGGTGTTTAAATCGGCAGTTCCGAGAGAAGCGACCATTGACCCATTTTTTGACAATTGCATACCTTGCACATCACTGGAATCATTTGCTTTGCCTATCAGTACATCACCATCTTGTCTAATCGTCATTGCTCTAAAGTCGGTGACACCCCCTTCAGCTACAGCATCTTCTATAGAATTAGCAGCAGCAGATTGTGGAGCATTTGTGGTAGTGCTAATATCAAAACAATGATTAGATGCATAATGCCTGATTCTATCTGAACCGCCACCCGCAGTTTCAGTATCATTCAATTTCATCAATAACAATTCTGAAGTTTCGCCCCTTGAATCACTCGAGGATCTAGGTTCGGCACCATAAATTCTTTCGCCGATATATGTGTAGGAAAAATCTCCGATTTGATTATCCCCACTAGTACCTTTAAATGCAATGTAATTCGCATATATTGGATATGTTGTATGACTATCGGATAGAGTGCTAGCAATTTTTAATCCACCGATTTTTGCTTCACGGGTGCTTGTGTCTCCATTACTCAACACTCGGTCAAGAGTAGTGTCCTCGAACAGATCTCGGATATTCTCATCCAATTCCGCATAAGTAAGCGCACTACCTTTTGTTGACCTTTTTGTTATTGTCATTGTATTATCCCGTCGATATTGTAATACACCCCAACATATGATGTTGGGTCAGGTGATTCTATTCTAACTGTATATGTTTGAGTTCGATTGTTAGCAGATTCATTCGACAAACCAGTAAAATAATCCAACCCAGTTGAGTTTGCCTCGTCAAAATCTACATAATGAAGCTGATTCCGTCCAATCTGATAAAAACCAGTAATGGTTCCAACTAATTTACTACTCCCCGAACTAAACGTGATTTTCGCACCAGCAACTGCATTAGTAGTGCCTTCTGTAGACGAAGCAGTGTCTGACCACAACCACCAACTTCCCGATCTATTACCAACCACGCTGTGGGTTTGCGGTACATAATTGGGTTCAATATTACTATTATTAGCAGTAGCACCCACAAAAGACGCAAACGGAGTCAACTCGGGTTTATAAGATTCTAATATACCAAATACCCCGATAGCAGCAACTTCCTTCTCAAAAGGGGTTGTCATCTGTTTCGCAACTGGAATTCCAGGATTACCATCTATATACCCAAATTCCACATATTCAAATAATTCTTGTTCGTCTTCAGTTAATGGTTCTACAAACTGATAACACTGATCTATCAAATTTTGTTTTGTCGTGGGGTCTGTTTCTGCAGCAATTTGAGCCAATAAAGATGCGTAATTCGGATTGGGCACACTTATCCCCCAGCAGTAACATTAGGCGATCCCGTAGATGCAGCATTTGGAACCCAACTACCATGTCCGCTTGTTGAATCTCCTGTCCTATGAACACCTTTATTGTTTACTTTTACAGTTGCACTCCCCCCGACTGCTGTATCACCGCACCCTGTAGAGTCTCCAATAGTTACAATTGGAGAACCATTTGCATATACATTAGCACTAGATTTGTAAGGAGTCTTATGGAAACCATTTGGTGTTGGGCTTGCATGCCCTATATGAGTGTCCCCTGCTCTAATAACTGCTGGCATTATCTTAATCTCTCAAGTGCTGTTGTGTATACTTGTGGTTCTCTGACACCAACCACATAAAATTCTATTCGTATTTCATAAGTATCTAAATCAAAATTTGGAGTACATTCAACATCAATCAATTCAACTCTTGATTCGTAGTTTTCAATTGAAGTCTCAATCTCTTTTTGCATAACACTACTCACAAGATAATCCATTGGCTCAAACAATAGATCATAAACACCAGATCCATAGTCTGGGTTAAATGGCTTCTCACCTTTTTGAGTCAGTAGCAAATTTTTCAAAGACTGCTTGACTGCATTGACATCAAATTTCTTGTAGATGTCCTTTGTTAAATCGTTTAAATTAAACGACATATCAATATCTTTGTATATTCTTTTTGGTTTGTTTGTAATAGCCATGTGTTATTTATAACCTCAACTCTCGTTTCCTAATAAAAAACTACTTGTTGCGTCATAATGAATATCATCCCATGTTTCTGGTTTGTCTTCTTCTGCGGGTGTGTCAAATCCATCTGAAAATTCTTCAAAAACTTCATCAAACCTTTTAATGAATGGGGAAGCTACTTGTTTAACAGGGTTAGTGGGTCGCTCAACAGTTCCTGACAAAGGTTTTCCTAATTCTACCAACTCACCATATCTAGACTGTATATTGGGAACTATTTCGCAGAGTCTGTCAATATCGTCGCCAAGACCATTCAACAACTCTAAAATTTCTTCTGGGTCTCCGAGATCAACGTCAGAATATTTCTCGCCTATGTTAGCTACAAGTTCTGCCTTTTCTAATGTTTCACCGACAAGGTCGTTACCTGCAGCAATAAAGTCTTGAAACTCTTGCGGAAGAGAGGGGACTGCAGCCTCTACTAATGCAACAGGATCATCAAGTAAGTCTTTCATCATTTTCAGGTCTTGGGCGACCTGAGCAGCCATTGTTATTTCTGTATATCCAGGAATACTAGCAATACGTTTCGGGAGAGCTGAAATGCCAGACTCAACAGTGTCAATTACACCATTGATACCATCTACAAGGTCAGTAAGTTGTTTTGGTGCACCACAGCTCATTTATCTCTCCTAGTTTAACGTGATCAATGTAGCATTGACGTCGAACAATGTTCCTGTATTATATGTCGCAGATGCTGCAGAGTTTAACTGCGCCCCGACAGTAGTCATCGTCAAAATTCCACCTGTGTCAATATTAGTATTCAATACAGAAGCAATATTGGTCTGACCAGCCGATGTACTTATCGAAGAAGTTGAACCTGCTGCAAGGTCAATATTACCCAAAGTTGTAACTGCAAACCCTTGTTGATTTGGTATAACACCGACAGTAAATTGAGTTTTACCCTTAGTTGTAACCGCATATTTGTTTCCAATATGTTCTGTCTTGTTACTTGCAACAGTGGTTGCTTGTGTACCCTTAACTAAAAGGATATCGGAACCAGATGGAACTGCCCCTATAAACGGAATTGTTATCGGTGGAGATGAGGTTGCACAATTAACAACTGTATATCTACTACCGCTTATGTTTATTTTCTGGTCAGAAAGAACATCAAGCATATCATTACCAACAACCTTTGAATATCTACCCTTTCTAACAGTAGAATATATGTTGCCTGCATAGTCTTCGATAACATCGCCCTTGTCAACTTTAATGTTAACATCTCCACGTGTAACATTAATGTTTAAATTACCTTCAACGTGCAATGTTTTATTACCATAAACAATCTCAAAATCATCACCAACTATTTTTTGAACACGAGATCCATCTGGCTGAAACTCAACGAATGAACCAGATTTATGGTAAGTGTGTATTCTTTCTGATCCAGGAGTATCGTCAAACTCTTGGACGTGACCAGATTCGTATTCATGAACATTATTATAAGGATATTGAGTTTTTGATTCTTCAGATCCTTGTGCGTGTGGTTCGCTCCAAGTAGCTGGATTTACCTCAGGAAAAGCACCGCTCTCCCCATCTATGTTACTTGGTTGAGCAAAGGGTTGGTCTTTTACACGCATCGCTCTTTTTGCTGCAAGGGAAACGTGTTTCTCCGCAGTTTTACCACCGCGAGCCAGCCTAGATAAAGAAGATTCTCCAACCTGATTTCTGCCCTTATCTTGGGGTCTTAGTGCATTTAATGGGTATGTTGCAGAAGGATCTTGGAATCCAGTTTGACCATTCCCCTTCACACTATCGACTCCACCAATAGACCCCATTATTATAGGGAGTTGAGTCTCATTACTGTCAGTGAAAAATCCAACGACTGTAGAACCATTTAAAAGACCAATATTTGTATTACCAATACCTGACATTGCAGCCGATGAAGTCGGTTGAACAGTCATAGCCCACGGAAGATCTTCTGTCGGAAGTACTGATTTATCATCTGTGTGATAACCAAGAATGCGGACTTTATACCGCCCAATCTTTTCGGGGTCGTTAACATCTTCAACAGTCCCCAACCACCATGTAAAATCACCATAAATCATTAAAAGTCTCCCAAACTATCTTTCATTATACTGAGCGTCATACTATGCTGCCCATTAGAAATGTCATGACGAACACCAGTTATCAGATAGATACCAGAGATATATGGATCCTCTAATTCTTCGCGATCAACCCTTGTATCTCCCTTCTCAACAGTCCTCGGATATACCAATCTAACTAGCATCCCTGTTTCCACGTCTGTTTTCCCTGGAACTGTAATTTCTAATGTTTGGTTTTGCAATTCAGCATCACCATATCTTCTGACAAGGGTGTTTCGTATTTGTTCAACCCCTCTATGAAAACTACTCCCGAATGGAGATGTCGCCATTGGAGAAAATGTTCTATTGGCTAATGGATTACCAAGCATGTTTTGCGGAGTTGGGTTTATTTTTGATATTGTTTCAAAACTGTCAAAGTTTTCCCCCAAATATCTTCTATCATCTTTGGCAATATCTTTAGATTCTGGTCTTGAATCAAATTTCATCATCGCCATACGTTTTGTTGTCAAATCGTATGAAAAAATAGAACTAGCAGTATAGCCATCGTTTTGCGCTTTAATCTGATCTTTAAATGTGGGGAAATATATACTTTCCACTTGATTAAAACGACTAGATATAAACGGAGAGATATAATTGTAAGAAGCAGAACGATTGTCTTGAGTTATTTCTTGTGTCTGATTTTGTTGAACATTATACTCGTCATAAACTATTCTTTTTTCTTTTTGCTGTTTTATTAAAATTTCAGGGGAAGCAAAATAAAACCCAGCTTTCGTTTCATAAAATTTAAAATTGGACTTCGATGTCTCAGAACCAATAGACTTAGATGCTATATGATTAAGACACTTAAATGGAGACCAATAATTAGCTACAAATTCATAATTTTGAGAAAGATGAGGAGTACCTAAAATATTTACCTGAGTCTCACCAATAGGAGAAGAAGATTTAACTTGGTCGAAGATCTTTTCAACTAATTCATCAGTAGAACCTTTATATTTTGAATTTAATCTAACAAATGAATCTGAATATAATTCAGGCGTCACACAATGTAGTGTATAAAATTGTTCTCGGTCGTTATTTAATGTTCTGTGTTTAATAGAATGAACGATGAATGCTATGTTAATCGAGGAATCAAACGTGGGTGTTCTAAATTTAACTACAATCGATTCTTGTCCCAAAAATGGTGCAGCTGTAATCAAACCATTACTATCAATGATGGTTATTTCTGCTGACATACCATTGAGTTCCATATTCTCATATAAAACTGCTTCTGCCATAAAATTTTTGAGACTGAAAGAAGTTCCATCATTTGTGACAATATAGGCATCTTCTATCAGGACAGCTCCAGGCTGTCTTAATGTTTCTTTACTCATTTGCTAACCGATTAAATTCTGTCAAAAAATCTTGAATATATCTTGGGTTTATAACAGAGATATTTTGTCTTGCATCATTTTCTAATTGCTCGTGTTCAAGGTGAGAAATTTCTTTTATTTCTCCCGAAGCAAGTTTCTGTGCATCGTACTGAACACAAACAAGAGGGTTATCTGCTACTATATAATGGTGTGTATTCCCAGAGTTTCCTACGCCATACTTATCTTCTACAAGGCTTCTTATTTGTTCTGGTGTGAAATACCATTCGTTGTATGGATCTATAATATTGTTCACGAGAAGAACAACCCAATATAATTTTGGGTCGTCATATAAAATATCTGCAACATCTTCTGGTTTTTGACCTGCTTCGATAGTATACTTTGTGAGAAGAAGTTCGTTGATCGCTATATCAGAAAGTGCAACCCTTCTAAAGATGTCCGTGGCAACAATTAATCTGCTATCGAGGGCATAACCAAATTGTGGGAAATTCTTAAACATTAAAACCCTTCCTCAACTTTATTTCTGGTAAGGAGCTCAGTTTCTTTGAACGCCATAGCCATTGTTATTTCTGATGGTGCACCACGTGCGTCTTTAAATGTAGTAAATGTACCACCATTACCATAGTCGATTGACAAATCCGTTAGAAAACAAGGTGCTATTTTATTAAGGTATCTATTTTCTCTATTTTTATACACATACTCTATTTGAAATTCTGAGGGGAAAGTAAAAAATAATCCTGTCTCGTCTTTTTCTGGGTGCATATGTGATTTAAATAATTTGATAATATCCATTACATCTCTCAGTTCTTTCTCATTCCTTGGAGCGAACTTATATTCAAAAGCAAAACTTCTGAAACCCATAGTTTGAAAAATCTGTTCTTTATAGGGATTGCGAATTGTTCTTGTAGAAGACCTTATAGCACCGCTCACGTTCAGGTCGCCAAGACCCAACTCTCTTGGTATATTACCAGCACTAGAAATAGTTCTTGCAAGAACACTACCTAATGGAGAACCTGCTGCAGCTTCCAATGCTTTACCAAACTCACCCTTTCCAATTAAATCCTTTACTGCATTAAATGTTTGGGTTAGTTGAGTGTCACCTGCCATACCCCCGCCCATAATCGTTCCAAGATCTTCAATATTGAATTCAGCACCATATTTGGCTTGAGGTGAATTTGGGATGTAAAGAGATATCGAAGAATCTATTTTCTTGGTAATCCTTGACTGCATCGCTCCAGCTTTCTTAATTAATTCGCTTGCTCCTAATGATGCAGCACCCGCGACACCAGCTTTTTTCACAGCACCGCCACTAGTTGCAGCTGAAAGACCTATACCAAAAGTTGCTGCAGCAGTAGTCCTGAGAAATGATTGCCTTCCTTCTTCTATTGATAGTTCCTTTGCAGCAGATCTGTCGCCTGCGTTAGCCAACCCCTTTAAATCGGAAACCCTTTCGTTTTTCTCTGTTAGGCTTTCAGTTTTGAAAATATAAAAATTTATAGCATGGGGTTGCTCATCAGAGCCGATATTTGAAGGATAGCGATATATCTTATTTTTTCGCCTTTTCCTTTTTTTCTCAACAACTGTGTCAGTAGTCAGCGGAGTATTTTTGGTGTCTGCTTCTGTAGCCATTAGACTTCTCTATAAATAGGGTTATTATTCTTCTTATTTATAATGCCATATTCAAAAAATGTTTACAAGGGTCGTTTTAAACCCACTAATCCAAAAAAATATTGTGGAGATGTCTCCAATATTATTTATCGCTCATCATATGAGCTAAAATTTATGAAATGGTGCGACCTCAACGAAAATATAATAGAGTGGGGTTCCGAAGAATTGTCTATACCATACAAATCACCAGTTGATAATAGAATACACAGATATTTCCCAGACTTCTATCTAAAATTAAATAACAAAAAATATCTGATAGAAATAAAACCTTCAAGGTTCACCCAAGAACCGAAAGTACCCAAAAGAAAAACAAAAAGATTTATTGAAGAAGTCAAACAATATGGAAATAACATAGCCAAATGGGAAAGTGCAACTGAGTTCTGTCTAGATAATGGTTGGGAATTTAAAATTATTACTGAAAAAGAATTAGGCATCTCTTATAAATAAGGATATGGCTAATCCTTTAGAAAAAATACGAGCAAACTCTAACGACCAGCAAAAATCTATGGACTGGTATCAGAGACAAGTGCGTCAATTGGCATCAAACGTCAATTCACCGCAAGCATATGTTCGTTCAAAAATGTTTGAAGTGAAATCAGATATAGAGATCGGAAGTATGTACCTCTATAGATATGACCCGAAGCATAAAGAAACACTTCCATATTATGACACCTTCCCATTGGTTCTACCATTTGAACCTGCAAAGGGAGGGTTTTATGGATTAAATCTGCATTACTTACCATATATGATGAGAGCAAAACTTCTTGGTCAATTGCTAGAAACAGCGAACGATAAAACGATTGGTCCAGAAACTAAAATGAGATATAACTGGCAGATTTTAAAAAGCATTGGTAATGAAATAAAACCTTGTGTGAAAAGGTATTTGACAAATCACGTTGTAACATCTTTCTATAAAGTTAATCCAGAAGATTGGAAATCAACTATCTTTCTTCCGATTGACAATTTTGTTGGTGCAACAAAGAATAAAGTATTTACAGATTCAAGGGCAATGCTATAATGGCTAATTTTCAATTAAATGACTTTTTAGCAAAGATACGTTCAGAAGATCTTGCAAGATCTAGTAGATTTGAGATAGTCATAACAACTCCTGGAAAATCCAGCAACGCAAGAAGTGTTTCTCTCCTATGCGAAGAAGCAGCAATTCCTGGATTAATATCAACCTTTGTACCAACAAAGATTGGTAACTGGACTGAATATCGTGTTCATGGCGTTGAATTCTTCGGGGATAATGCAACATTCGGGTTCTATGTTGATACGCAGTGGGGTGTGAGAGAGTTTTTTGAAGATTGGATTGCCACAACTCAAGTTGATACTATATCAAAAGAAGTTGGGTTTTATGAAGACTACACTGCTGACATCGAGATATATACGCTGGATAGAGCTGACAACAGAACAGGGAAATGGTGTCTTCGGGATGCGTTCCCGAGGCTGGTAAACTTAACGCCAGTTTCTCAAGCTGCAGATTCACCAGCAAGAGTAAGTGTCACATTCGCTTACAAATATTGGACGTCAGATACAATTGAAGAAGGATTCCGCGAAGGCGGTGGACCACTCGGAAACATCAAACGATTGGTCAATATGTTTAAAAACGATGGTAAGGGGTTCAAAGACCTTTTTGACTTTTAAGGAGTAAATAATGGCACTACCGCAAATTGATGTGCAAACATTTAATATTAATATATCATCATTGGGAAAGAAATTTAAGTTTAGACCTTTCCTAGTAAAAGAAGAAAAATTGTTGGTTATGGCAGGGGAGTCTGAGGACAAATCTGATATGATAAATGCCGTGCAACAGATAATAACGAACTGTTCCATGGGAAAGGTAAACGGAGAAACCTTACCGATATTTGACCTCCAAAAAGTATTCTTAGAAATACGAGGGATGTCTGTATCAAACATCATAAACTTGGTTGCAAATTGCGGTGAGTGCGGTATAGAAAACGATGTTGTGTTTGACTTAGAAAAAGTCAAGATTACAAAAAACAAAGGACACACTAATAAAATAAAACTCACCGAAACAATGATTCTGGAAATGGATTACCCAGACGTTCACGAAATCAGTAAACTGATGAGTGGTGAGACAGAAGAAATATATGAAGTAACAGCAAATTGTATTAAAACGATCTATAACGACGAAGAAATAATTCAATTCCAAGAAAGTCCATTGGAAGAAAGAATTAATTTTATAGAAGGATTTTCGGTTAAACAATTTGCTCTTATAAGACAATTTTACGAAAGTATGCCACAAATTTTACATGCGATTGATTTCAAATGTAAGGCATGCAAAAAGGACAATACGCTTGTTATTGATGGCTACGAAAATTTTTTCGTCTAAGCCTCTCTCACGAAACCTTGCAGAATTTGTTTAAAACAAATTTTTTATTAATGCAAGAACACCATTACTCTCTCACGGAAATAGAGGCAATGGTTCCTTGGGAGAGGGAAGTCTACGTTGCTATGTTAGTTGAACATCTAAAGAAAAAGGCTGAGGCTGCAAAGAGATAAAGAACTATGGCAGAAGAAATTAGACCAAACCTGAACAAATCCCGTGGGGATGTCGTTATCGGTTTTCCAGACCTTCTGAAAGGTAACGCTGGAAACTCCGCTACATCTGATCCAATCACAATGAAAAGGGCTGAAGAAGGTCAGTCTTTTGGCGGTTCTGGAAGTGGCGGTGGCGGTGGCATGTCTAATAACGTCACACCAATACTTGGTGATCTTCAAGCTGCATCCGAACTCTCTATGGAAGAGTTGGCAAAACAAACAGATATCTTAGAAGGAATAGAAAAAAACACTTCTGAAACAACCACTGCTGGCGGTCAAGAAAAGAAATCTTCCGAAGAAGATATAAGAGCAAAACTAGATGAATCAAAACCCCTTGACCAAGAACAAGGGAACAAGATAATCGATAAGCTGGCTGAGCTCAATAGCAATAGTAAAGCAACAGCATCTCTGTTGTCAGTTGCTGCGGCATTTGCAGGAACTCAAGCCGACGAAATCACAGACGCAATTGACAATATGACCACCACACAGAAGGCTGTTGCTGCAGCATTAACTGTTGGTGTTGCAGGAACTAGTATCGCTGCAAGTAAACTTGTGACCGCTCCATTGAAAAAAATTGTTAGTCCTGACAAAAAGGAAAAACCAAAGCCCAATTCCTCGAAGTCAAAAAAACCAAAAACTGCTAAACCCAAACCCCCACCATCTCCCGCTAAACCCAAATCAGGAGTCGTTAAACAGGCAGCAAAGACAGGCGGTAAATTGATTGCTAAGCAGGGAGCAAAGGTGGCAACAATTGCTGCATCTGGTCCAGCAGCACCTATCGTCGCGAGTGTCATGGCTGCAGCAACAGTTTATGAGCTTGGTACAATGGCTCTGGAAAAGGCAGGTTATGGGGAAGAAGTCGAAGCATTTGAAACAGGTGCAATGAATCTTGCTGGGATTGAAACAGATGAACAAGAAATTGAAAAAGATGCAGCCAAAGTTGCATTGAATGAGAAGAAAATGCAGGCTTTGGTCAAGAAAATTGATTCGTCAGACCTCACCGACCAACAAAAAACATTTCAAAAGGCAGAGTTACAGAAGGCATTGAATAACAGCGGTGACGTAGATACATTCGGAGACAGAAAAGCAAGGATTGCAGATAGAACATTTAAGAGATATGAGAAAATGTATGGTGAAGTAGAGATAGAATCACCAATGACACCTCCTCCTCAAAGCTCAAACTCGATTGAATCAGAAACATCACAAGCTAGAGAAGCAGAGTTGTTGGCGATGATTCCTGATATTCAAATCCCACCGCAAATACCACCAACAGTTAATGTACCAAACCAACCTGCTCCAAATGTTAGTGTGAGCGCAGTTCTTCCAAGAACAAACTTGCCATCCGAATTGTCTTCATTCGGGAACCAAGCTAGGATTCCTAAACTAGTTGTTTCATAAAAAAGGGGAGCATTGCGCTCCCCAGTACCACTAAGAACTAAACTCTACGCCACGATAAGTGTGTAAACTTTCTTTCTTTTCTTGCTTCGGCAATTTTTCGTAAAAGGCTCCTCTATAAGTTTTTCTAGAGTTCTTTTTTACTTTTGCAGATTTTACTAATTGGCTTGCGCCACGATACATAAACGTGTTCATAACACTTCTCCCTATACAAGGATTGAAGTAGTCTTTTAACGCATGAACAAATGCGAGTCGATAAAGATGACTAATCTATTCTATTTAGTAATAAAAAAGGGACTCCGAAGAGTCCCTATAAACTTGCAACGAGTACTCTTGTTAAATTTTGTCGTTGAGTTTTACCAAGTTTCTAGCCAAGAGGAGCTAGATTCCTGTTAATCGTCTTCAGCCAACTTAGCGAAGTATGATAGTGTATCATCTTCATCATCGTCATTAGACGCAACTGATACCTCTGGTTTTGAATCAACAAAAATTTGATCTTCGACATCACCAGTTTGTTCGGCAACTTTCTCAGCTGTGGTTACTTTAGCACCACCAGTAAGAACCATTTCTAGTTTTTGCTTCAACTCATCATAAGACTTGAAGTTCTTTGGATCAACAATTTCAGCTAGAGAAATTTGTTTCGCCCAAATGGCTTCTATTTCTGAATCTTCGGAAGCGATAGGAGTTGGGGTAGTTTCAAACTCAGACTTGTCATAGTTACGATAACCATCAACTTGACGAGCCTTCAGTTTAAAGTTTACACCTTCCCAAAAATCAAAAGGATTAACTGGTGTTTCGTCTTCGAACTGTGGTTGCATAACGTCTTTGATTTTGTCAAAGATTTTCTTACCAAATTTGTAAAGCATAACCTGCCCCTCGTTTTGAGGATTAGCAGGATCCTTCACAACAAGAACATTAGCATAATAAGCAAGTCGACGTTTTTGTTTTCGGGCAAGATCTTTATTCGCCTCAACACCACTATTCCAAAGTTCGCTGTTCAATTCAGAAACAGGGTCTTGTTGGTTTAGAGTAGTGAGGGAGTTTTCAATATACCACTTACCAGTTGGACCTTGGAACCCATGATTAAACATACGAACCCATGGAAGTTCCTCGCCTTGAGGGGAAGGCAAAAAACGAAGAACAGCATAACCATTACCAGCGGAATCTACTGAGAGTTTCCACTCATTGCTGTCATCTTTTTTATAGTTGGTTTGTGGTGCATCAATTTTTTCGACTTCTTTCATTAGATTATCGAAAGAGCCTCTTGCTTTACGCAAGTCAGATAGGGAATTAAACGACATATTTTTTCTCCGTATAAGCGTTGTATTTACGATGTATTTTTTGTCCTTTATCAGCGGACTTAGTATTTATAAAGATTCTCACCTAGATACCTAGTCTTTTCTGTTAATTTGACAAATGGTCGATATTTTTTTATAAGCAAATTAATGCTCTCTAAAAATATATCATCACTATTATCGCTTATTTCAAACAATTTGTCAAGCAAAACTAATGTCTCAATCGTTATTTTTTTACCAAGATAAAGACGATAGACTAATGCGTGATGTCCTTGTTCAGCGATAAATGGGTTAGAAATAGATTCTTTTTCCATTTCTAATTTTATCAGTTCTACGTCTTGCTCAAACTGATAATCTCTTCTCGCCTTGCGTGATTTCCATTCCTTATAGATCTCAGAGGAGCGAGTATCAAACATCCCACCCCACTTGTCTCCAGAAACAAAATTAGCCACTAGCAAGTCGATAATTTCTTTTTTCTTGTAGTCCCTTGCAAGTTTACGCATTGCAATAATATCTTTCCTCTTCAGGAATGCCTTCTCGCTTGCCTTTACTGCACCACGTGTTTTTGTGATGTCATACTTTTCAGTTGTAAAGTGTAGTTTGAGAGCAAGATATAATTTGTAAACCTCAAATGGGTCCATTACAATGGCAACTTCCCTGACTTATCAAACTTCAAAAGATTCAATTCAGATGCCTCTACTTTAATTTTATCTTTCAATGATGCAGTCAATAATTTCTTGACAGATTCAATTTCTAAATTATTCTGTTCACAAAAATAAACAATGGTATCGATATACCCAGACGCAGTTCTAACTGCTTCTTTCTCTATGTGCTGAGAGAAATCAGAGGAACTCTTGAATTGTTTTGTGATCAAATATTGGTCTGTGACTTTCGAAGCATCCGTCGTCATATCGTTATCAACTACCACTTTTGGCATCTTGAAATCTCCCTTTCCAATCTCTAATATATTCAATGACATCATGACTCCGTTTTATATATGGGGTTTCACAAATAGTGTGTTCAGCCTCACCCTTTCGGTCAAACTCGTAGACAGAAGGATGATCAAATGCCTCCGCTATCTGATTAATTGTATATGGGTTGTTTGAACCGAAATGCGCTTCTCTTATTTTCTTTCCAGACACAACAAGGTTCACAACCCCCTTCGCTACATCTTCAATATGGGTGAAATCTCTTGACTTATTCCCAGTACCGAATATCCGTAGACTCTCATTTTTAATAATTTGGTTTTTAAATGCTCTTATAACAGTGCTGTGTTCACCATAGTCCGCTTCTCTCGGACCATATACATTATAAAAGAACATGAGGTGAAAGTCAAGGGAATATTGAAGACTGTAAAAATTCAATGCTTCTTCGCACATAGCCTTCCCAAACGTATATGCATTAGAATATGGATCAGTAAATTCTACGCTAGATGATTGAGCAAAATACAAGGGGCATTTAAACCTTGTAGCCCACTCACAAACAGCAACTGTTGGGTTGATATTGTTTAGTATGGATTCTGCTGGGTGATCAAAGGATGCCCTTACTCTTGGAGTATTCGCAAGATGTATTATCCCGTCACACGGAGGTGGGGTGACATTACAAACATCATCAAAAATATAAGATACATTAGGAGAATCAGAAACATATGTTCCATTTCTTTTGTCGTCTACTACTGTCACTGAGCAATCTTGTTCAGCTAGTAAATCAACGACATGACTTCCTATAAACCCGCAACCGCCAGTTACAACGATATGCATTCTATACTTCTTCTACTGAGAGTTGACCTTCGAAAACAACCATTGATTCGTCACAATAGTATCCATTTTCTTCTAGATAACTTACACCATCTAAATCAACACCTTCCCAGACTTCATCTATAGTTCCATCTAATTCTTCATCTTCAGTCCAGCCGATATAGTCAACATCCTCCACATAACCATCGAAAGATGCTGCAAACTCAGTATCGCTGTAATCATAAGGTCTGAATGAATCATTTTCTCCATTAGCTAATGCAGTTTGCAATAAGTTTACTTCGTCGTCAGTCCTTGGAGTAATGTTAATTGTACCTCTTTTCCAGATGGTTGTTAACACAACTTTTTTGGAGTCACAAACCCAATCTTCAACCTCTTTAAATCCATACTTGGGTGGATTAACTGCATATGTTTTATCTTTTTGAATCTTCATTTGAATCCCACATTTATATCTGCATAGTGAATTTATTTATACATTATACCATAAAGTCTGTGATTAGTCAAGTAAAATTTTACTAGACATTCTCGCTCTCCCAGATATCTCTTGCATTGAGTAACAACTCCACATAGTTATCTCGTTTCTCAACAAATATTTGTGGGTCATCTCCCTCGACAGCAACCATAATAACACTCTGGTCTATGGGAATACCAGTTCTTTCTTCGTACATAATTGCATATGCTGCAGCTTGAGCAAAGTAATTACTAATCCATTCCTTCTTTTTTGGTTTTGCTGAGGTTTTAAAATCAATAATTGACAACTTACCTTCATATTCAGCAATGCAATCAACACGACCTGCTAGTCTTAAATGATCGCTATACAACGCTATCTCTTGTCCATGAATATTGTCTATACGATCTAACAGTGGTCTGAAATTATTAAACATCTCCTTATCAAGCAAGGACATATTTGACATATCAATTTGTTTGTTATTGAGTATATCTTCACACAATAAATGTATTTTTGTCCCACGAGTTGATGCTTGACGGCTCACACGATTAGCTGTTTCCTCACCAACTCTATCTCTCCATTTCTTTATGGAGTCTCTAGATAGGACACTTAAGACAGTTGTAACAGATGGATATGCCGCACCAGAGTCAGTATGATAACGTCTACTTCCATCTGGTGCGGTTTTATCTTTTGCGAAATCAGCGATTTCTTTTAAGTGATTGAACATTTAAGATTTCTTTCTAGGCTTGAAACCTAACATTTTCATCGCTTCAAGTGGAGTAAACTCCTCAGCCAGTTTCAAGTAAATTTCAACATGGGCATTTTTGACGAGATAATTTACCCAAGACTTCCAAGGTTTTGAACCATACTTGAATCGTGCGATAAAAGCAGGTTTCATTTTACCTACCCAAGATGGGTGACAGGTAGGATTAACTTCGTCCATAGTCTGTGAACCCTCATATGGACCATTATACATAAGGAATGACCCATCCCACTGAAACAACTCTTTATCAAATCTAGTCATAATCTCACTCTCTCATCTCAATTTATACAACTATTATACTACAAAGAGTTTTAAAAGTCAACACTTTTTTTTATTTTTTTCAAGTATTTAAACTGAATATTGCTCCTCATATTGCTCTCTGGCAATGATATATTCTTTAACAATGTCGCTTCTCACTATATCCTCAGGTGTAAACTCGAATATATTAAACGATGGCATAAGATCTGCTATAACCATAAATTTCTTTAGACCTGACATATCATTTCTCTTTGAATAAAGATCTGACTGTTTGAAGTCTCCTGCAAAGATTACTTTACTTCTCTGACCAATACGTGTCATTATGGAATTCAGTTCCATATCATTCATATTCTGACACTCATCAACAATAATAATCGCATCGTCTAGTGTAATGCCTCGAACAAATGATGTTATCATCCAGTCTATCTTTTTTGATTCTTGTAGACGCTCAAATACCTGATGTTTGTCTGGAAATAATTCCTCGCACATATCAATATATGGGCGCATATAGACTTCTGTTTTCTCTATTTCGTTTCCAGGAAGGTGACCAATATCTCGAGATGCAACAGCAGAACGACATACAACAACCTTATTAAAAGGATTGCCTTTGTCGAGGACTTCTTCTAATGCTTTGTAAAGTGCGATAAAGGTTTTACCTGTACCAGCGGAGCCGTGGAGGAGCATACAGGTTGAGGATCGGTAAGCCTCATAAAAAGATTTTTGAGTCGGGGTGAGCGGGTCGAATACTTGTAGATCGTCAATTTTTGGTTGGAGCCTATTGTTTCCTTTTTTGAAAGTTGATTTGTCGTCTTGGATGAGTTGCAGGCTTGCTTGTTTTTTCGACATTTATAGACCTTGTGTGTTGGTTGAGTTTTTTACGAAATTGCCCCCTTTCGCGAGGGAGTCACATCGGTCACGTTACTCATTATGCGGGAAATTATTGCCTTTGCGTCGCGAGATAGCAAAAAGCTAGATTGAGCCGATCGCATACAGTCTATTGTGTAATATGGATCAGCACTTCGTATATCGTTTTTTGTGAAAAGATCTGTTCGGGAACCGAATATATTAATGCAGAGGAGAACCATTTCTATTTCCTCTTCAGTGTAAAGTTTAATGGCGACTCCTAGAGGTGTCGTCCTCTGAAACTTCTTTGGGAATTTTACTATTTTTGCTTTCATTATTTTATTTATTATGAAACTACTTTTACGCCATACTTTTTTTCAAATAAATTAGCATCTTCGCGACTATTAACCATCGGTTCGCCTTTAATATTTAATGACGTATTTAACAACATAGGAATTCCAGTTTCCTTCTTCCATTTCTTTAGTAATCTCCAAAGACCTTCGTGTTGTTCTTTGGTCACAGTCTGTACTCTACTCGTTCCATCTTTATGTACAATTGCTGGATACTTTTCGGGATCCCTTGCTTTAACTATATATTGCATATATGGGCTCTCAAACCCCTCGTCAACATAGAAATGTTTGTGGACATCTTCTTGTAATATAACAGGAGCAAATGGTCTAAACTCTTGCCGTTTCTTAATCTTATTCACCAAATCTTTCATTTCTAATCCAGTGGGATTGGCAAACAGACTTCTATTACCCAATGCTCTTGGACCAAACTCAGCACGACCACTAGCAACACCAACAATGTTATTATCTATCAACTCTTTGAAGAGTTTATTTACAGGGTAATCACCTTTTATCTCTTCACCGAGATATGGAGACTTCCAGTGTAACATTTCCATTTCATTACCTGCAACTGCTCCAATAGAACTACCAGCATCTCCTGGATTTGGCATAACCCAAACATTATCAAAGAATTCATGAGCGTGTCTATTTGCTAAACAATTTAACGCACACCCGCCCATCAAAACAAGATTCGCGGATTTAGTTAGATGTTTAGCAAGTTTTAGAAGTTTAATAAATTCTTCTTCGTAAACTTTTTGTGCGGATGCAGCTAAATCAAAATGATCAGCATCGGGTAAAAGGTTTGAGCAACCTCTATGAAAATTAAACTTTGCTTCTAACATTTCTCTCATTTGGTCAGCATATTTTGGATCACCATATGCTGACATTCCCATGAGAATGTATTCGTCTTCGTTTGGTTTTAAATTTACACGACCTGTTATTGCAGAATAAAATAATCCAAGGGATTGAGGGTAAACTTTGGTGAACAGTTTTTTACTGCTGATGTTTCCGCTTTTGTCGCAAGAATATGCTGATATGGAAGTTGTATCAAACTCCCCTATGGCATCAATTACAAGAACAGCAGCATCTTTAAAATTAGAAGTAGCAAACCCAGCAGATGCGTGAGACCTGTGATGATTCCCATATTTAACTTTTGCGTCTATCCCATACCCCTTGAGATATGTACGAGGGTTCATCCATTTATTGGGTTGCCCAGCATATAACTTCCGGAGAGCCTTTTTGTAAGGATCTTCATACCAGTGGATAATATCTGGATTCCCAAACTTCAACGCTTCTTCTATCAATTGTGTGTTTAGGTGTGCATCGTTTTTCTTTCTACTATATCTCTCAGTATGACTCGCAAAAAGAATTTCATTATCTTTAACTACTGCAAGAGACCCATCATGAGTCCCTGCTGCAACACCCCACTTAATCATAGATAAACGGATCCTTGTCCCGAAGTTCCTTCAGGCGTTTTTTAAATGCACGTTTCGCTTTCCACTTATAATATATGTTTTTAACCCATCCAACCATTTTTCTCAAAATCCTCTTTTATTGTGTTCGACCACAGCTTATAAACATCCCCATTGGGGTGCAATCTATCCCTCGCCTTGTCTCCTTCGTTAGGCGACCACGCAAGATTTCTTTCCGTGCCAGCTATTTGTATAGGAGTATAATCAAGGTATCTCGTTATATTTAGCTGGTTCATGGTGTTAATAATCTGGTCATTGTGAAACATAAAATTATCATTTCTGATCCAAAAATTTGTATATGCCTGATTCTGATCCCATGACCCTTCGTGAACAATCCCTGTGTTTCCAGTTTGAGGGTGGCAAAATTTCACATATCTATCTGGAGTGCTCCATTGAACCACGACCGCATATGGGGTTACGTGTTTCAGGAGATTTGCTGCGTTGTATAACATAAACATATTTGATGACCCAGCAACACCAAGATTAATTACTGGTCTTCCGATTGCCTTTTGTAGCTGAGAGGATACTGTACATTCCTTTGGTACTCCTACGCCCATTGTGCAAGAATCCCCAATAATAACAACAGCGTTTTTCCAGTCTATTGTATCCCATTCATCAGTTCTATACCCATCGGAATTAAGGTCATATGTTATATGGACATCACGCCATTTCTCTTTCCATTTTCTACTTGATTTTTCCCAAGTCTCTGGATTATCAGTCGCCATCCATTCAGGGCTATTATTATCATAAGTTAGATTATTTCCCCTGAGTAACATATCCCCTCCGCATAATCTCGTCCTCCAATAAACTAGAAATATGAATATGCCCTTGATTAGAAGGATGACCGCAAGGTGTGATCAATCCCTCTGCAAATCCAGGAATTTTATATCTGTTAAAATATTCATTAGAATAAATTGGTTGTAATTCATCTTCGGATAAAGATGGTTCTTGTTCTCTAACCAGATATTCCATTAGTGTTCTATTTCCCTTTGGTTTAACCATCAAGTCCCAATCAACAATATCCGCAAGATACTTTTTTGACTCTGGGATAATCATAGATCTAAACTCTTCTCTTCCAATCCTCAAGTCGAACGCAGAAACAAGAAGCAGTTTAGCATTATTTACTTTACACCAATTTTGTACCTCGGCAATGTTTAATATGCAATCTACTGCCTCTTGTTGCCAACTATTCCCAAACTCAGCATATCCTTGCCAAAGTTTATTGCCACTAAGATCTGGAAATACTGGTTGGAAATGATGATCGACCAATTCTCCTTTAGGTTGTAAAAAATCAAATCTAGATAAACCAGACAAACAAAAAACAACAATTTTTTCTGACGTTGAATCTAGCTGGTTCATATAAAGTTCTTTCGCAGCAGACCGATTCCCTCTTCCTTTAGAACCAAAATTCAAAGGTATGTAACCAATTCTATCCGCAAGGTTTGTAACCCAACTATGATCGCTTTCTACTCGGTCAATCATCGCTATTGGTGCTCTTTTATATACTCCGTCTCCGTATCTCGCGTGAAACTTTCTGGGCACTGACCCCTGTCCACTAGTGAAACTACAACCAATTCCAATCAAATACTTACTCATAAAAATAATCCTTGCAATATTGTCGAAGTTCTATGTGTGCTACATCAGGTTTTGAAGAATTTTCTGTGAGTTGGTTGTAGTTATGTTCTAAAACAGGTCTCATAGATTCAAACCAAGAAACTTTATCCTCTATAGAATCAATGTACTTCAGAGTTTCTATAATAGCATCCATCCTTTTTGTGTCATCAAGTTTATCATAAGACTCGTCAAAATAATCAGAAAATGTTTTATAACCTCTACTCTTCATTATTTCTAACTCACCCTTTCCACCAAGAACTATAAATGGGTGGTAGCAAGCGATTGGTTTGAATACCTTTTCGCTTGTGAATGTAGTAAGTTCTTTATCGTAATATTGTGGTTCGCTGACCACACTTACAAATGTCTTAAGAGAATAGTCAGTGTGTATTCTATTCATATAGTGCATCCAATCTTGGTCGTGTTTTTCTCCCAAAATATAATGATCTCTAGCAGGGAAGCTACACAATCCCCTTTCTAATACACCAGAAACACTCATCTTATCGAAAAACTCATGTCGGTGATATCTCGCTCTTTTTTGTGGGCAATTAAATGCCCAAACTTGATTATTTTTCTTATACTCTATGTGCTCATCTACTGATTCAATATTGGTTTGCATCATGGAAAGGGTTTTAACATGCTCCTCGAATAAAGCATATGGTAAGCATTTTATTCTGTTAAAAATAGATCTAGAGTTTGCCCATTCTTCATAATGTCTATCAACTAACATATTACCTGTCACATAAACAATTGCTTGTGGTGGAATGAGCAACCTTTCACACTCACTATGAAACCAAGAAAATAACCAAGATTCTTGATAACCTTCTAGAGAAAAATCAATCAACAGAATGGCTGTTCCATCTCTAAGTTTTTCAAGATAAGAATCATTGATAAAATCAAACAAAGAAGTTCCTCCAAACTCCTCACCCTTTGCCCATTGTTCGATTGCCCCATTCACGCCCACTGGAATGATAACATTTTTGCTATCGTGCGTTTGCAACTCAGCTTGACCAACTGTTCTGCAAATAACATTAACCATCGGGCTGACTTGAAACCTTTTTCTAGAATCTTCGAATTTATCTTCGCAACTCAGTAGGTTTTCTCGGGTTAGGAAATTTTCAAAAATAAAATTCATATTACATCAACCTGTCTTTCCATGTACTTGGAGTCTTATCATTTATTATCTCTAATTTATAAGTGTAATCAAAATCTCTTGGTCCAACACTAGAAATGTAATCTACTGTCTTTTTGACTGCTTCTCGTAGAGTAGTAGATGTCTCATAACTCAACATCTTTCTTGCTTTATTGCTACTACAAAGAGCATTCTTAACTTCTTGAGGTCTGTCGTCTTTGTATATCGGATTACCATTAAAATTACATTTTTCTGCAACAAGTTGTGACAATTCATTAATAGTCACTTCACCCTCGTCTGGACCAATATTAATTACCTCGTTAACAATATCTTTATCGAGTACCATTTTTGTTAAACAAGAAACGCAATCAGAAACATAAGAGAAACACCTTTTCTGTTCACCATCTCCGTATATGATCGAAGGTTTATTTTGTAAGTTTCTATTCGCCATAATACTAACGACGTTGCGATACGGATCATCGAATCTTTGCCGTTCACCAATTATATTGTGTGGTACTGCAATATTCCATTGCATCCCATGTACACCAGAAAGGCACTTTAATGTATCCTCTGCAGCAACCTTTGCGATACCATATGGGTCGACTGGCATAGGTTTCATATCTTCAGTAAATTGCCCTGAGTTTCCATTTTGATTACCATATCTTGCCATACTACTACAAAAAACAAACCTCTTTACATTATTTGCGATACTTGCACTTATTACAGAGACACTCGCTTCATAAATGTTACGAGTAATAAATGATGGGCTGAAAACAGAGAACCCTTCGTGAGCGGTCGCTGCACAATGAACAACAACATCTATTTCTTCGCTTTTGATTATGTCATGCATCGCTTTTTGATTGCAACAATCAGCTTCAAAAAACTTTATCTTGTCGTTTAGATTACAACGGAATCCACCAATAAGATTATCAACACCAGCCACAGTATGCCCGAGATCAATAAACTTGTCAGCTAGATGACTCCCCAGAAATCCTGCGACACCTGTTATAAAAATTTTCATACTCAGGGAATGTCTCCAAAAAATTTGTATTTCTTCTGCGGTCGTGTTCGTTGAACCAATTGTAGAAATCTTTACGACCTTCGTTTAGTTTCTCTTCACCATAATCGCTAGTAGCCATGTAATCGTGCACTCTTCTGAACTTCTCAAACTCAATAGTCTGGAACATAGTTGGATCTGAATCGTCTACGTTTTCTTCAATGAAGTCAAGGCATTCTTTCATATAAGGCATAAATTCATCTTTCGGTAAGATATTCATATCGTAATGTAAAGGTTCTTTCAGATATGGTGTATCAAACCTTATTGTTCTTTTTGATACGCTGTCTGGAACAATTACACCCTCATATTGTTTACGCCACTCAAGAATCTTAACCAACAATGTTTTAAATGTAGAAACAGTGAGTGCATTAAATGTGATCATAAGATTAATCGGTGTCTTTGCTTTACTTGCATAAGAATGAAAGTTTCTTTCCCACAAGTCCAACTTCAACCCTGTTCTTATATACTCCGCTCTCTCATTCCAGCAATCAATGCTTGTATATAACGCAAAACTTTTGACACCATTTTCCTTTCTTATTAGATTTACATTCTCAGCAAGGTTGTCAACAAACTTTTCTTTCACACCAAGATTAGTGTTTATATTAAGTTCTAGATGAGGTTGTGGGTTTCTATGGAGTTCCTCAAATAACCTCCAAGTAGACTTATGCATCAACGGCTCTCCACCAGTCAAGCGCAAAATACTAAGAGTCTTTACAACTTCTGGATACCATTTCCACCAAGCATCTACATACGGATTATCGTGTTCCTCATATGCCTTGAACCAATCAATAGAAGCTGTATGGTTCTTCACCATATCGTATGGTCCAAATTTCTTGATCTCTGACATAAATCTAGAAGAAGAATTGGGGTGGCAATACCCGCACTTGAAATTACACTCATTACTAAAAGAAAGTTCTATGTAATCAGGATTAACATTGAAGTCCCAATCAGATGCAATAATATCCCTCAACCTATCTTCTTTGTAAAGAGATCCAGACCTTATAACTCTGTCAGAAATATAGTCCTCACCCATATCCTCAACATTCCAACAGTAAGTGCAACCAACGCATTTCTCACCATCAAGCATTTGTTTTCTTTCAACTTTCTTATGCGGTGTGTTATGAAGCTGACTCGGGTTTTCAGCAAGACCTTCTAACGGAATCTTGTGGGGAGCAGGGTGATAACAAGAATGTGTCATACCAGTTTGCAAGTATATGGTTGTATGATACCACTTAGCAAAACAAAATGTTGGGCTTATAATATCATCCATTGAATCTCGGATGACTAGTGCTTTATCTAAATCACTCACACTAATCTCTCCCATTCAAAATTTATAATATTTTCTCTAACCCAAGTATCTGGGTTTTTATTTCTATTTTCAACAATATCGTATAATCTTGCCTTTCTTTCTTCTGAATATGTTGGGTGGATTAATGTCTCATCATCTGGGTAAGTTGTGATTCCATTATCAGAATATATCACCTTCCTCGCATTTCTAGTTGGCATAACCACGACAGGTATTGTCGTCGGGGATAAGTAAGAATTCAACCTCTCAACAAATATTCTATCGCCAACGTGCCAGTTTACAAATTCCTCGTCATACCCTCCAGACTTCCACCAAGATTCTGTTCTGACGCAGTAATCATTATGTGTTACCTGAGTTCTTCCAAGTAATGTATTGAAATACTCATTTGGTTCTGCCGACCTAACATATCTGTCTATAACAGGAGCAAACTGCCCTATCAAATCTCTGTCAATATCAGTCATATACGCCCACTCAGTCTCAACGTGCTTCATTGCAAGATTTCTCGCTCCGTGAGAGTTGAAGCCAATATCGTCTTTAACCCGAAAAAGTTTTATATTCTTTTCTGGGTAGTTTTTGACAATAGGTTCTGCTGGTTGTCTTGGAGATCCATCGTCAACAATAATGAGTTCTGAAAAATATTCTTCGTTGAATTGTTTCTCGATATAGTCTTTTAGTCTATACGGATCTTCAAAGTATGTTGTGACAAGTGTGATCATTTAAATCCAGTAACCATAAATCTTGTGAATTGTTTACCGCGAAGACCAGTACAATTGAATTCAAACTCATTTGTCGAGTTTTCGCAACGATTCATTTGTTTGAAATCTAGCATATCTTTCGCACATCTTATATGCTCTGGTTCTTCGTAGAAGTCATTTCCTTGAAGTAAGTAGAATGTTCCCTCTGGTATCTTTTCCCACCACTCGTCATATGCTTCCTGAGTAACGTGTTCGGTTATTGTGTTTATAACAGTATTGGGTCTACTTGAAGGGGGATAATTCCAATCAGCCATATCTGCTGTTACTGCTTGAATATCAGAGTTGGGATAAACATCATTTATGACCCAATCACAAACAGGATCTATATCAATTGAAACTATAGATGTAGCATTCAAGTTTGAAGAATCTTCAATCAATTTAGCAAGAAGACCATACCAACCCCCAAAGATATAAACATCATTCAAATAATATCTTTCCTTTTGAAGTAAATCAATGATATGTTGCTTACTTGTTATCTGACTTTCCCAAAAGCAGTCCATAAACCGCTCGGATAAATCGGGGTGGAAGCGGATGAATTTTATCCAGTTGGCGAGTGTTTCTGGTTTAATTTCCATGGCAAAGTTTCATAATCAATTGTAGTGTTCTATTTATCTTGCGAAAATAGTGGTTACTTATAAATAACAAAGATTATTATACTACTTTGAATTTAATTAGTCAAGTATTAATTTATAAACATTGAGATATGAAAATGCAAGAAGTTTTTAATATTATAGGTGAGCTTGGGTTTCCAATCGCTGCAGCACTTATTGGTGGTTTCTTTATGTTCCTCACACTGAAGTATATTATGTCTGGAGTTATCGACCAAGTAAATGGTATGCACGGAATTGTTAAGGCACTTGACAACAGAGTAAAAACGATGAATCACGATTTGATTCGCCTTGACACAACTATGTGTGTTGTATTGGGTATTAGACCAGACTTGAACCGCATTTCAAGGGCAGACGGCAAAACTGACGCAAGGCGAGACTAATGGATATTGTGACCGCAGTAAAAGATTTCGGGTTTCCAATAGTTGCTGCCGTTGGCATGCTTTATATGATCTATTATGTTTGGAAAACGATAACAGAAAAAATAGAAGCAAACTTAGAAGATGCAAGAATAACATTAATAGGGTTGATTGATCGTGTTAGAATGTTAGACAATGACATAATACGTTTGCAACAAAAGCTGGATACAGCAATAGAAGTGAAGGGTTTAGAAGAAGATGAAGATAACAAGAAGTAGTCTATTCGTACTTTTATGTTCTGTTCAAATTGCACATGCAGCACCAATAGAACATAGTTTTAAGTCTCCTTCATTCAGTGGTGTGAATCAGAGTTCCCACTACTTAACAATAGAAAACCAAGAGACTTCTAGAAAAGAAGCGATAAAACAAGAAGTTGAAGACTTACAAAAGCAATTAGAAAGAGATGCTGAGAATACAACTCTCGCAAAGTTTATTCGTAATGTAGAAAGTAGAATATACTCTACATTATCGAGACAGATTGTTGATAGTATGTTTGGAGAGAATCCATCTGATATGGGTTCATTCGACATAGAAGGAACAGGAATAACCTACGTCAAAGATGGCGATAAAGTGGAGCTCACAATAACTGATGAATACGGCAAGGTTACTGTCATCACTATTCCTATTGGGGATTTTGGGATTTAGCACTGGTTGTACCACTGTTGGTGGCAACTTGAAAATTCCATTAGAGGATAAAGCAACTGTTCAATTTTCATTACTTGAACAGGAATTAATTGATGTCCCAGAACCAATAAGAAAACCATCTGTAGCAGTATACAGATTTAATGATCAGACAGGGCAAAAAAGACAAAATGCTAGTGGTGGTACATCATTTAGCACTGCGGTTACTCAGGCTCCAGATGTATATCTGATAAGAGCATTGAAAAGAGCATCACACGGAAACTTTTTTAGAGTTATAGATCGCCAAATACTTGATGACTTAACAAAAGAACGTCAATTAATCAGACAGACTAGGCAAAGTTATGATGGCGAAGGAGCAAAAAAATTACCAGCACTAACATTTGCTGGTATGATAATTACAGGTGGTATTGTCGGATATGACACCGCCATCGATTCTGGTGGTTCTGGTGCGAGATATCTAGGCATTGGAACAAGCAGTCAGTTTAGTCGCGACACAGTAACTATTAATATCCGTTTAGTGAGTGTTGCGACTGGTGAAGTATTACTTGAAGTTATAGCGAGTAAGACGATACTATCCACAGCAAATGGCGGGGATGTATTTAAATTTATCGAGCAAGGAACTGAACTCGTCGAGATCGAGTCTGGTGTTGCTCGTAATGAGAGCGTATCAATTGCCACGCAAAGAGCAATAGAAACTGGCGTATTAGAACTCATAGAGAAAGGAAATACACATGGGTTTTGGACGTATAACCATAACGGGAGCAAGTAAAATTTATGGGGTAAAATCTCATAAGGGAGTAAGTAAAAATGAACACGTTACAAAAAAGGTTTATTGTGATGTTGTTCCTAGTATGTTCAGGGACATCGCCATTGCTGGCAGATAACGCTATCTACATTGATCAAATAGGTTCAGGGGTAGACATTGATATCACGCAAGACGGCAGTGGCAATAAAGTCGGAGGGAGTGCCGACGATGATACAAAAATGATTGTAAATGGTGATAACATTAGCATGAGCATAGATACTGTTGGTTCTACCAACTCTATAATCGGCAATATTGTCGGTGAGGGTAGCACTATCGATATCGATGTTTCTGGTAGCACAAACACTGTTGATTTTAATGTAGACCCAACGAATACGTTTGGGGCAACTGATGGAGATTACACGTTGAATATATCTGGTGGTAACAACGACCTAGACCTAAATGTAGGAACTGCAGATGCAGCAAATAACGGAAGTCTAAATTGGACAGTTGATGGCGACTTTAATAGTGCAACAATAGATGTTGATGTAAGTAACTTCAGCAATACCCTTGATTGGATAGGTGACAGCAATACCATAGCATATGATGCAGATGGTTACGATGGTCACACATTCAATGTTTCAGGCTCGGGAAATTTCTGGGATATGAGCATTAGCCAGCAATCGACACTGCAAGTAGATGAATTGGAGATAGAACTTGATGGCGACGGAACTAGTACCACGCCTGCTACGATTTGCATTAGCCAGTCTGATTCTGGTACTGCCACAGGTTGCCAATAGTAATGATGTCGGGCTAGTCGATAAAGCAGTCGGCTGGCGTCAAATCGTCAGGGAAGAAAAAGAATTAGAACCAGAAAAGGGTTCTAGTGTAATATCTAAAGACGACCTCAGGACAGGGGAAGGACGTATGCAAGTGAAGTTTGTTGATGACAGCAAACTTCGCATGACCGAACACACAAGAATTGTTATTGATAATGTAGTATTCGATAATGACCCAAGTAAGTCTGACTTAGCTATGACTTTCGCTCAGGGAACCGCACGTTTTATAACAGGTTCTCTGGGCACTATCGAAAAAGAAAATATAAGACTAAGAACTCCGACCGCATCAATAGGTATTAGGGGAACTGACTTCACAGTTACAGTAGATGAATTTGGTAGAACATTAGTCATTCTTCTTCCTGACATAAATGGTATATCGTCAGGAGAAATAATAGTTGCAACAATGACAGGTGAGGTGGTTTTAAATAAGCCATTTGAATCCACAACGACTTCTGTCGGTGAATTACCACCATCAAACCCCGCTATCCTTAACCTAACATTGGATATGCTTGATAACATCCTCATAATAACCCCTCCAACGGAAAGACAAACTCTAGAAGAATTTTATTCTTCAACATCTGCAAATAGAAATATAAACCCACTAGACATAGACTTCTTAGACGAGGCACTTCTTGAGAACGAAGAACTAGAAAAAGATTACCTTGAATTCACGGAACTAGATATAAACTTCTTAGATGTTGAACTTCTAGAAAACCTATTAGAATCTTATTCAGACCTTGACTCAGAGTTGCTCAAAGAAGAACAGCAATCAGGAGATGTTGATATAGAAGGAACTGAAGAAGGATTTGACACAGTAACTCAAGTTTCTACTATCGTGGATGGTCAGAGTGTCACGCTGACAAGAAATGTATCTGATATAGTTGTAATCAAAGTAGATCAAAGCGCAGAGACAGAAGTAATCATAGAGCAGGATGGTAAACTTCTAGACCCCATAACAATCAATGGTAGTACGACAACAATAAATATAACACAATGAAGATGTGGCACGTATTATTAACTTTGGCGACACTTGTTTCGCTGAGACTCGTAGATCCTTTTTTGCTTGAAAGCTCTAGGCTGAGCTATTTTGATTTCTTGCAACGAGGGCAGGATGTCGTCACATCAGAACAAATCGTTCTGGTTGATATTGACGAACAAACTCTAGACAAGTTTGGGCAATACCCAATACCAAGAAGCGTAATGGCAAACGAGGTCGACAAACTTGGAAACTCTATAATTGCCTTCAATATATTATTCAGCGAACCAGATAGATCTGGGGGTGACGAGGAGTTCGCAGATGTATTGTTCTATAAAAATTCTCTTGTGGCGATCGCCCCCTCTCAAAAAACAAATATAGATTACAGACCAAGAGGTATCGGTTATGCGACATTTGGTGATCGCTCTGCAGAAGAAATAAGACCAGAACTATCTGGGATGCTATTTGCAAGACCAGAAATTATGCAGTCGACTATAGGATATGGAACCATATCGTCAACCCCAGACACCGACGGAATAACAAGAAGGATACCACTACTCGAAAACTTTGAGGGTAGATTGTATCCTGCACTCGCCCTTGACACTCTAAGAGTTGCAGCAGGGGATATATCATATCAAATAAAGACTGATGATCTCGGGATAAGGTTTGTGCGCATACCAAAATTTGATTCCATTAAAACAGACGAAGTTGGAAACGTGAATGTTGCCTTTTGGAATGAGTTTACTCGGTTTTCGTTTACCCAAATACAGGATATACCTGAAGGGAGTATAGCAATCGTTGGTGCAACCTTCGAGGGATCTAATTTAATCTCTACTCCAGTCGGTTCAATGTATCCTCACGATGTACAAGCCAATCTTTTAAAGACTATGATCAGTGGGGTGACTATATCACGCCTTCCAGAGTTTAAAATTTACGAAATTGCGCTAACAATCATTGGTTCATTGCTTGTTATATTCATGCTCACTAAAATTACAATCTTAATTAGTGGTCTTGGCTTTGGATTATTAGCATTTTTGTCAGTTTTTGGCGCAAATTATGCCTTTGAGAAGTATTTTTTACTGTTTGACCCTATTTTTTGCGTTATAACACTTGTTTTAGTGTTTGCACACGGAAGTTTTATTCAATTTTACACAAATTTCAAGCAAAAACAGATGATAAAGGGGCAATTTGGAACTTATTTGTCTCCAGACATGGTTGATATGCTTGCAAACGACCCATCTTTACTGAAACTTGGTGGTGAACGGAAAGAAATGACATTCCTGTTCATGGATATCTGCGGTTTCACTCCTATATCTGAGTATTATAAGAATAATGACGACCCAGAAGGGTTGGTATTATTGATAAACGAATATTTAAATGAGATGACCAAAATAATTATGAATAATGGGGGAACCATAGATAAATATATGGGCGATTGTATCATGGCATTTTGGAATGCGCCTTTATCTTGCGACAATCACGCAGAAATGGCTGTAAAATCAGCAATAGAAATCGAGGAAAAGACAAATGCACTCAAGAAAATATACTCTGATAGAGGGTTGCCTGATATTAATGTCGGCACTGGTATTAATTCCGGCACTGCTATTGTCGGCAACATGGGTTCTGATGCCAGATTCGATTACTCCGTCATCGGAGATTCCGTCAACCTTGCAGCAAGATTAGAAGCAACTGCTGCTCGAGGTGAGTACAAGGAATACAAAACTATCATCTCGTCTTTCACTAAAGATTTGCTCCCCGAACAATATAACTGCGAGAAGATCGGAGACATAAAGGTAAAGGGAAAGGAAGACCTCATCACCATATACTCACCGAAATATAAATAAGATATGTCTGCACAAAAAGGTTTTGAATACGAAAAGAATCTGTATACCGCACTAAAGAGTTGCGGTATTGCTGGTGGCAACCCACCTGCAGGCGCAGAAAGTGATAGACCAGACCTAGAAATAAAATTAGTTAAAAGCCGAGATACCCAAACAGAAGGTGCTGAGTTGAAACTAGCACCAACCGCTGGCGGTAGTTTAGTGATGAAGTATAATAAGGGCAAATGGATGTTTGACCCAAAGGCTGCAAGGGATAAAGAAAAGGCATTTATGATGCAGGTTGCAACAAAAGCAAACCTCCTCAGAGAAATGAATACAAGCGGAACTTATGGGACAAACTGGAGGGGAAAGACACCATTCCTTCAGAATGACGATCTAGGAAGAAAGGTACTGGCTGAAGGGGTTACAAATAAACGCCAAGCATATGAAAAAGATATAAAACAGTTTGGTGGTCAAAACGAAGTAAAGATACCAGTCCCAGCAAAGGTGATGTGTGACTACTATAATTTAAAAGATACGCACTATCTTAATGTAGCATCACACGGATTCTTTCTGATGAATACCAAAGATCCACTAAAATTAAATCAAGGTATCTCAGGAAGACCAATCCCCGACTTTGCAAACTCAGCAACTCTGAAGATAAGAGTTCGATGTCAATATAAGGGGAGCGGAGATTATCAGTTCGTAATGACTCTGGAGTTTGGCGGTGTTACTGCGTCGCCATATAATATTGGTCCAATCCTCAGCAAAACTAATGTTCAGATTGATAAACGAGCATTATTTAATGACCAAAACAAACCCCTTCTTGATCAATTCGGTTACAATAAGTAGATTATTTTCGAGTAAATTTTTCTTTGTTTCTCTTCATCCGAGAGAGTAACATCTTTCTCTGAAACGTCCACTGATCTTTTGCAGCATACTCACAACGTATCCATAATATCTTTCTATTAACAAAGAACGTGGGCATATGAAAAGCATTCCCGAAATGAAATGCAATATATGGGACTCTGTGTGATCGATAACCACTAATCATCCCAAATGAAATGAACGGCAACTTAATGCCTCTGAATCTTGATACACGATAGAAAGAGTTTATATACCAACCCTGCTCTACCCATTTCTTTCTTACAATATGACACGGATGGAACTCATTATAGTCTCCACTCGGATAATGTGTACTGTGAAAGAAGTAATGTTTTTCCATTAAAAATCGGGGAGACCGAAGTCTCCCCATTCCAAACTACTGAGCTAGAGCAGCATAACCAGCAGCAACAACTGCTCTGGTTGGTTGACCTAGACGATAGAAGTCAGACTTCGCACGACCACGAGAACCTTTGCGACCTTCGTTCAGATGGATTGCATAACCTTTACGACGAAGTGCATAAACCACATTGTGTGGGTTTGCAACACCGAATCGTGAAGAGATTTGTGAAGCGGTAAGTGTATCACCCTTCATGAATGTCGCTAAAGCGCGATCTTGTGCAGTTGCTTTGTTCATAAGTTTCTCCATAATAAAAAGTTAAAACAACATTTTGGTTTTTACGTCTTGCGACGATCAGCCACCACTGGCTAATTCAGTTTACATCTAGAAAGGAATGTGATCTTTGGCTTCTTCGATCTCAACTTCGTTCCAGATGAAAGTTTCAATTTCGTCACTCTCGTATCCAAACTCCTCGAGAATCTCACTGACGAAATCTTCACCTTCTTCATATTTCTCTTGAATCTTTTCTTCGTCTGGATTATCTCCATAGAACTCAAGGTCTTCAGAAACACCATCCCAGCACTCAGCGAACTCGCATTCTTCAAACCCATCAGGTTCAAAGTATTCGCCTTCCTTCTGCTCTAGGATATCTTTCAAATCTTGAACCTCGTCTTCATTCTGAGGTGTAATAATAACAGAACCACTACGCCACAAAACACGGACACCAATAGTCTTTTTATTCTCATCGTTTCGCCAAAACTCACATTGCTCAAAAGACTTTTTGTATTTTGGTCCAACTTCGTAACTTTTACCAATTTCAATTTTCATAAAATCACCATCCAAGTTCTACTGCATTTCTGAGTAAGAATGTCAACCCAATACCATTAACCAGTATCAACGCACGATCTTTCCAAAGACAAGATACCCAAAACCATCCTATGACACCAATAATTGAAAGAAAGAGATCTACATTCTCATAACCATATACACCACGAACGGACATAGCACCGACCATCATTATGGATGCAAACCATTTAACATACCAGTCTAAAGTACCAGTATCTCTCTTAGACATTAGAAAGTGCCTCGTTCATTACTCTTTCTTCTCGAGAATATGCATCAATCTCCCAAGGTTGGTCGGCATATGGCGTATTAACATATCTTTCTTTATCCCAGACAACTACATTTACTAGGCTCTGTGAGTCACCAGACTGTAGAAGTTGAAGACCAACATTCTCTAAGCGACCATCAATAATTTGTTGAGCGTGAATCATTTCGTGGGCAATGTTACGCATAACATCTTCGTCAGGAAGTTCTTCACCTTGAACGTGAGTAGCAATCTCTATCTCTACGTCATCAGTGTCGCCATGGCAAAACCCACCAGCATCATAATCACACTTAGTCTTGAATTCAATTGTGATATCAGTCAACGAATCTTGAATGCCCAAAATCTCACCACAAGCGTGGATATAGTCTAGGTATTTTGTATCATCAACAGTATAAATCATAACAAGTCCTCTCTCAACTTATATAACCATTATACTACACTATTTCCAAAAAGTCAACACTTTTTTTAAAAAAATTAACAAACCCACTCTTATAAATAATGTAAACTGATTGGAGTACATTAATGCCAACATATATAAAACAAACAACAACTGTTCACATACAAACTGTCGGTGGACCCTGTTTCTCTGGTGCTAACTTCACCAATGAAGAAATCTGGGATATGTTCGCCTCTCTATATCCTCTCTATACTGGACACGGACCAAACACTCCTGAACACGAAGAATATTCTCGTTTGATTCTTAATAATCTAGGGAGCGACGAACAACATTGGAATCTCATTGCTACAGGTCAAGCGAGCGAAAGTGATCGCGGAGATTTGGACGAGTTAGATGCATACAATGCTGCAATTAACAGCGGTGCTTATGTGTATGTGGAAAATATGCAACATCATACAACCAATGATTTCATAAGTTTCGATATAGTCGGATACTTCAGAGACGAAGAACACAAAAATGAAGTTGGAAATTCTTTCACCTCTAGATCTCGGGAACAAGCCACAAGACACGGACTCAAAGTATCAGAAACAACTTGCGACTTCCACAAACCTTATCGGGATCCTATTTAGGGTAATACCCATGATCTGCGCAGAAGTAGTCTAGCCACTGGATTGCAGAACTTCTATCAGAAGTCTCCAAAGTTTCGCCAGTCTCCTTTTGCGCAGTATCTAGAATCACAACCAAGTCAACATCTGTTCCCATATCTTCTTGAAGAATCAAATGTTCTGCAAACTCACAAACTCGTTCAAACCGATTGTTCATCAAACTCTCCTTAAATTAGACGCTCACCATGTGAAGTAATCTCAGTCATAGAAAGAGAAGCACCCAAACGAGGGTCTTTATTCTTACTACCATTAGACATACGCTCATAGGCACGCTTCAGTTTTGGCGTAAGAAGTTTAAGAACATCTTCACCTGACAACTTCCATAACTCAACAACTTTACCACCCTCGTAGCGAGCATGATAATGATTCTTATATTTGGCGATCTTTTCTTTACGCAGATAATTTAATTGTTTGCGCCAAGTTGGTTGTACAGAGATCGCATTGTATGTTGCGTTAATACGAGGAGCAATGGTAGACTTATACTCACAACCACCATCTTCATCATAACCATCCGCACCAGACAACGTGTCACTTACTGTGTGACCAAGTAAACCAGCCATATGAATCTCTTTGGATCGAGCATATGAGAAGGGATCGCCCCAACCATTTGTTTCACAAAGATCAAACATCTCTTCATACAGTTTACGAAATTTCATTTCAGCAGTCATAACAAGTCCTCACTCTCATTAATTATACAACCATTGTACTACATTTCAAACCAAAAGTCAACAGTTTTATGCGCCAACAAAATCTCTCCAGAGTTCAACAGCTTCGTCAAGATCCGCCACCTTGAATGAAACCCAAGGATCCGCACCAGTACCCTCACCATACAATTCAAGATCAGAACAGCGTTTCTTGATTTGCTTGATGACGTGAGCACGTTGCCTACCTTTGAATCGAACAGAGATTACATCCTCTGTGTTTGTCGCATCACACTTAATAACGCAACACAACCCATCAATAGATGTTGACTCTACCTCAAAAGTTCTCCCTCGAGAACTCATCAATCCGTTGAATTGAGAAATGACAGGGCGAGTGGAAACAAACACATAAAGTTCCTCCCACATCTTGCGCTGATCATCCTGATGTTTTTCAAATAATCCCTCGAAACGTGACATAATATAAGTATCCTCTTGATATCTTCCCTTCACTGAATTCAGTTCGGGTTTAAAAAAGTGTATTAAAAATGCTTCCATTGAAAACTGAGCAGGATCGTTTTTCTCGTCATAGCGTTCAAGATTCCGAGCAATCACATAGCAATTTGTCCATTCGAGTTGTTTGTCCTCAACGTGGTCATATGCTCGTGCACCTGAACCCTTTCCGATGTAATCCCAACCCTCACCATCTGGGTTTTTATAACCATAGATGTATTTGCCGAGTGTCTTAAAGAACTCGTTAGATGGCTTCATCGTCCAATATCTCTCACACTAGACTTGCCGATTACCTGATACGCACCCTTATTATAAGCGGGAGCAACAGTAAAGTTCTTACTCTCTTTCACTTTCCACGAAGTGTCGGCACTCGCAGAGTCTGCTCGCTGCATCCCAATGTCTGCCGAAGGATACTTTTCTCTGTGAGCATCAGTCGCACGAGATCGAGCGATCTCGGTGGGCGACACCTCCATCGGTTTAAAGTCAGTCTTTTTGGCTCGCACAGCAGAGGGTTTCGTCTTGCTCTTTCGCTTTCTGCCATGCATATCGTAGCGCAAACTACCACTTAGATTGATCATGCCTCCACCTCTTTCACTGCGAAATATTCCTCAGTCAAACGATGAAATGAAAGAAGTGCAGTACCGCTCCGACTCATGGAACTGTGAGAGTGAGCAACGAGTTTCTCGTCAATCTCAAGCAACGCAGCACGTGAACACATATTAGTTACAACACCCAACGATAATATAAGACCCATAACATCCTCACTTAGTGTATTTCAAACAATCTCGTAATTCTTCCAAGACATCCACATTCTCTTTCGTAGCAAGAGTAGCAATCAAAGACTCTAGATAACCAATGTAGTAGTCATTTGTAGGAGACCTATCACGAAGAACACTTAGCATTTCAAGCGCATTTTCTCTCGCTTCCATTATCCATTCTCCTGATAAACCATAAAGTCAAGACGATCTTGAACAAGCTGATCAACCATATCGTCTAGTATTGGACCAAGATCAGAATCTTTTAACTCAACGAGAAAGTCAGAAACTGACATAGAAAGAACATCCTGTACCATCTCATCTTCCTTGCGTTCCATAAATTCATTACTCATTATACTACCTCCAAAAATCTAGAATCACGACTCATATCTCTCGCTTCTAAAGGGCGATGATTTACAAGATCCCAAAAATACTTGTCTATTACAGAGAACGATAACAAAGGAGCAACCCACTCTGTTCCATCTTCAAATGAAACGTAAGTCATCTCACTCTTCAGCGCACTTTCAAGGATATCTAAACTCATAATCAACTCTCTCTTTATCAATTCAATACAAGTATTATACTACAGTAGAGATAAAAAGCAACAATTATTTTAGAATAAAAGCAACTTTCTATAGAACGAAAAGTTATTGAAAAACCTCTCGGGATGTAAAAATGCCTCGGAAAAAAATTTTGAAGAAAACACATATAAGTCCGTGCGTATATACCCTTGTAAGAGACGCCAGACTCTCGAGCTTCCCAAGTTCCAGACGCCCCTTATCCCGAGACGATCCGACCCTTATCGATCCACACGAGTTCCTTAAACTTCTCCTCGAATGTGTAGCCACTTACTGTGAACCCCACATCGTGTAACTCTCTGAGAGCGAACTTAACAGCTTCCTTCGCAGTGTCAAAGGAGTACCATTTAAGACAAGCAGCACCGCTATTGGCGAGTCGTACCTCATACTTCATCGGAAATTCTCCTTTCTTCGAGCACTTCTATTATCTCATCCCACAGAGCATCAGCGTGTTCTCTTGCAGAACGAACAATCTCAACGGAATCTTCTATCGGAGCAGGAACTCGAGTACCATCAGCGAGTACGATATCGTCGTCACTCCCAATCTCGACCACACGTTCGAATGCTTCTCTGTCTTTTAACTGGACGAAATCACCTTCAAATACTATCATGAGCACATCGCCTCAGCAATAGACTCAGGATCAGACTCAGCGTTCTTCCACTCATT